GGACCGTTACCAAACCTACCATTAGGGTTCGGCCCGCTTGGCTGACGGAAATAAACACAATCCCCTTCTTTTAAAACTGGATGGACGTGCCCCGGTGCTGCTACCGTGCCCCACGGCATTTCGATCGTATGGGAGCCGGAATTTCCAGAGGCGGCTTCGTACAAATCATGAGGTGCTGGATCTGCTATAGACGAGTCAGGGTGCCATGCAGCAGGAGTGCAAGAACAAAGAGTCATAGAAGACGTAGGCGTTATACTCGGGGTACTACTTGGAGTATTACTCGGGGTATTGCTTGGAGTATTACTTGGAGTATTACTTGGAGTATTACTTGGAGTATTACTCGGGGTATTACTTGGGGAACTACCCGGGCTACTGCTTAGGCTAACGCTCGGAGTATTACTCGGAGTAACGCTATTCGTAGGGGTATTGGTCGGGGTCACGCTTGGGGTCACGCTCGGGGTTGGACAGATAACTTGCGATACAGAGGTGCCCCAAGAAGGCAGAGGGTATGAATGCCCCCAAGGCGCGCTCCAAGGATGTACAGCTTGCGTATCTTGGGATTGGATCCATTCGTTTCCCAACCCCGGTGTACCCAGAAATCGACCGACAATCCACCGAACGGAATCGTGCCACATTTTAAAGTAACGAGATTCGTGCGCTCCAGCCTTGGAGGGGGTGTTCTCGGGCCAAACTTGGCGATAATAGGTTCTAGTTGACCCCCATACGTTATGTGTACCAGCTGGCTCGTATAGCCCATTAATAATTGAGATAGGAGCACCGCTTACTTCAATTTCGCATCCGAGAACCGGTTCAGATGCTGTAGGAGTTGGTGTTGTAGTTGGGGTTCTACTATTAGTAGGAGTATTGCTTGGAGTCACGCTCGGAGTCGCGCTCGGGGTCGTACTATTTGTAGGGGTTGCACTCGGGGTTACTTTTGAGGGCGTTACAGAAGGCGTGGGAGTAATAGAGCTTGTCGGGGTTGGGGTAAGCCCGTGAACCGAAGAGTCACATCTATAAATTTGAGTTCCGACTACTAATCTCTCTGGAAGTCTTTCATATAAAATTATTTTATAATAAGGATCGTTTCCATGATACACAGGGCCTTCAACTCTTCCAACTTTATTGATCCATGTAGGTGTTTGATGTTCAATTGTTCCAAAAGGACGGGTTTTATACCAAATACAATCCCCTGCTTTAAATATAGTTTTACCTGAGGTTGCATGAGGAGAAATAGTATCATTATAAGGGACTAGGAAAAAATTATTTCCTGTATTCACATGAGCATAATCAGAATATTGATATTGATCATTTGGATTACGATTACAAGGACAAAACTCGCTTATTACTCCAGAGCTAGGGGTCACAGAAGGCGTGGGAGTAGGGCTTTCTATCGGATTATCCCTTTCTTCCTCACCAAACTTATAATAAATAGGAGAAGCTACAACGTTAAGGCCAGAAGAGGAGGCGGCCAAAGTCTCACCCGGGTTTAAATATATTTTGTTTTCTTCAATTCCTCTTTTTTTCATGTAATGAACAACGTTAGAAAGCTTCTTAGAAGATCCTAAAACGAAAGTCTCCCCCGGGGGGATAATTACTTCCTTAAGTATAGTTGTCTCTGAATTAAAAGAGCTTGTCGATCCGTCAGCTAAATGGATCGTAACCGTTTCTTCTTTGGTGTCTGATTTATTGCAAAAATAAACACAGTATATAACATAATGAACACCCAGAGGAGCGCTAAGAATGTCTGTAATCGATTCACTTTGAATGTTTACATTACTAATCATTTATGTTAAAGGCTTCTATATTTAATAGGATATCCAGTAATAGCAGGAGAATTCGTATCCTCAAAATTACCAGAAGTTGGAACCCCTTTATAATATGCGCCTAAAACATAAGGAGCTCCCGTTGTTACATGATAATGGTAACCCCTACCTTCTTGATTATGACCATGGAACATGTCTAAATCGTCTTCATCGATATGTATTCCGCTTTCGTCTCTCGATCCGTAAATAGGATAACCATCAAAAGCATAACCAACTATAGGAGAATGCTCTCCGGAAACATCAACATATGTACATATGGGATCTTGACGATACATATACTTACCGAAACTAACAAAACCATTACAATTATCCTTAAATTCTGAATTAACTAAATCGTTCCCAGAAAGATCGTAAGCGTTATGTAACGGTAAGCCGTTGAGCGCAACTCCTATAGCGCCTAGCGGAACTCTTGAATTTTGACCGCTCGCTGGAAGGACTGGGTTTAAAGGTATTTCCCATTCATAGGATTGTCCTGATATCCCATGAGTAGAATCCATGTTTGGATAACCAGTCCACCCTCTAGAACTATTGTGCGTACAATGATTTGGATTACCGGTTGAAGCTACAGTCCTTTTAGAAGAATCCGTTGAGGGCACCGTCCCGCTATTCCAAATTGCGTAAGGAGTGAAAGAAGGATGAGTAACGCTTCCTGCAACCCCACTACAACCATCTAAGATAGCTATATTTGCTCCCATATCAGGATATAAAGGAGAATGATAACCTAATGAATTTGGAGTATTTTCATCAGTAGTAAGGACCAGCACTTCTGCCCCTGTTAAGGTACCCGCGCCACTAACGTTTACTCCAGAGGTATAAGTACTCCCGCCGTTTAAAACCCCGTCAGAAGACCCCTCTGAGATCCTAAAAGGCAAAACTCCAGTTTGACATGATTCTTGATGAAATAAATTAGTATTAGTAAATGTATATTGTTTATTTCTTCCTAAATTTAAAGAAGTTCTGTGTATTCCGTCTACGACAAAACCATAAAAACTGAAAGGGCTTACCCCTGTCGTAACTACTATATTGGTATTTTCGTCACAAGAATATGTCCCTATTGAAAGGTTAGGATTATAATACGAAGCGTCATCTTCTGATACTGGCGGTGAATAATCAGCATAGGAAGCGGGCTCTTTTACTAAAAATTTACTTTTAATCACTTCGTTTAATTCTACTTCCATATATGGATATTGCTCAGAAGCGTCTGCTGTAACCCTACTTAAATTATCGTTCCAAAAATTATTATAAAATGATTGGTAAGATGAATTAAATTTTACTTCATCATTATAGGCTTGTAAGCTTCCAGATATTCCAGTATTATAACCGTAAGGAGCTTTCGAGTTTAAATCTAATAAAATGTTCTCAACCTGTTTTTGGCTTAAATATTCTTCTTTCTTAGCTCCATAAAAATTCGAAGCGTACCTAACGTATTGATTATTCTCAGATTTTTGAGTGAACCCGATTCTTTCTAAAGATTTTAAAGAGTCTATCTTTACGAAATATCTTGGGGTAGTATCTAAAACTCTATTGTGAGACAATTGATTAAAATAGAGTCTAGCTCTCACTTTTAAATTTCTATTGATTTTATTATAATACTTCATCTAAAGTCCTCTTAATAACCTGAGTTGCCGCCAGAGTTACTACTGGAGCTACCACTAGAGCTACCGCCAGCTGGTCGGTTCGTATTCGTGTGACTGGAGGTTTTTTGATCTTGCGTTACGTAAACAAAGCTCTCTCCTGTCGGGTTTGCTGATTTTTTTAAATCGTAATCTTTTGTCTGTTGATGGTCCTCTTTATCGAAGTAACCTTGAGCGCTTTTGTAAATCATGTATTCGTATTTTTTGTATCTTGACTTTTTGTTTTTTAAACCGTTATCCATAAGTTTTTTATTTAACTTTTTATAGAAAACTTTTTCTGCTTTTTTTTCAGCTGTTGAATAAGCTTCTGCGTAACCTCGAGAATCTTCTGCTTTACCTATCACGGTTTCGTTCATTGTAACCCCTAAGGATTGATCTACGGGTTCTATATCGATTTGACCATCAAACCCTACGTATTTATCGTTATAACACCAAGACTCTATAGAGAACCAAGCTCCGCTTGGAATTACTCCATCCCAATGATCAGAAGAAAATCTTAAATTTCTCTTACTTAGGTTATACTCTTTAAATAAGGTGTTTGATGGAGCGTTTGTTTCTACATGTAGAGAAGGAGCAGAATTTGCATCGCTAGAAATATAATGATTGTAAGCTCCACTACCGCTTAAATAAGAGCCGCTAGGGATTGAAAAATCTTCGGAAGACAAAAGATTAATGCTCACTCCACTAGATATGCCATCATCCAAACCGAGTCCAGTTTGGATGCTATTGTCTCCATTTAAATTGATACCAGTACTGGTATGGAAAACTCCGGAAAAACTTTTTTCTATATGAGGGCTAACGTAAACGACCTCTGTTTGCGTGGAGTCATAGTTGGGAGAAGAGCTATCGGTAAAACCTCCAGTCTTAATTAATATGATGTCTCTTATAAAATCTATATCAGAGCTAGCTTTTAATTTAACTGGATAATTGTAAGGTCCAAAAGTTTTACTTTCTACGTAAGGGATTGCTGTTGGGCCACGCCCCACATCGTTTTTTGTAAAAATATATCTTTTATTGTCTTTAAGAAGTTTTTTAATGCCCCTACGTATTAGACGATGAGCGTGTTTGTATCGCCCCATCCCAGCGAGAGGAATTTCTTTAACCCTGTTAATGAATTTTCCGAAACTATTAATTATAGAAAAAATCTTTTTACATGTAGCCTTATAATAGACGTTAAATGATTTTGGAACAAATTTGATTTTTAAGGAGTCGTTTATATTTTTTTGAAAAAAGGGAGCTTGTTTTTCTTCGTCAAAATTATAGTCTAGATCTTGATGGTCTTTATCTACAAAAGCTTTAGCCTTTATCGTTCCATCAGCAAGAACCTCTACTTTCTCTTGTCCGGGGACACCTATTTGCCTAGATTCTTGCCGTTTTGGATATTCTTCGTCATGACTGGGAACGCTATATTTCATCATTAAAAACCTTATACCTTACTCAATATTTTACACATAATACAGGGCCAAGCCCTAAAATAAAAAAAAACTCGGGGCCGAAGCCCCGAGTGTGTTTGAGAATGTTGTCAACTTACATGACCAAGCCTGCACAAGCTCTCGCATCGATGCAAACACGACCCTCTTCCATAGCGCCATAGAAGCCAACCTTGTCGGCTCTTTGGGCGAATTGGTCGTCGGGAAGTGCGGTAAAGGTTGCACCATTGTCGGCATTCATTGCCACAGGGCGAATGAAGGCTTCCTTAGATGCGTCGATACCGATCAAGATCTCGTCAGCGGCGTCAGCAAAGTTAGTGCTTTGAGCACCAATTGCGGTACCAGACGTGTGGGCGATTCCGTTCTGAGCGAAGGTGCTGAACAAGGTATTATACTTCTTGCTCGAGCCAAGCTCCACTAGATCATGAATAGCCACGCCATAGATCTCGCTCATTCCTGCACCACGCCATACTCCTTCACGTACGCCATCGGGAAGACCCATAACACCAACGGAAGAACCTTCAGTGTTCAGCGGATTGTAAGCGAAGCCACGGATCTGCTCAAGAACCTCAGGACTCACATATAGGTCAGTAAGACCAAAAGAGTCAGAAGGATCAGCAGTACCATTAGCAAAAGAAGCGCTAATTCTCTTCATGTGAGTCATCAGGCGACTGATGTCAGCAACAGAGAACTTGCTTTCTTGATTGGTAGCTAGAATGTGACCATTGTTAGCTGCAACAGAGTTAGTTGAACTAGAGTTGCCTAGAGCTTTCAAAATGACAGCCCAAGCGTTACGCTCTTGCTTCAACAAAACTTCCTGAGACATACGCTCAAGAGCTTTACTAACTACGTCCAAACGAGCTCTGCGAGCATACTTCTTAAGCCAAGAAATAGCTGCGTCAAGTCTGTAAGTAGAGATTTTAAGCTCTTTAACGCCCTCAGTCAGCGAGGTCGGTAAACCTCCAGCCATGCTTTGTGACCATACAGTCACATGACCAGCGGATTGATCATAGTACAAGTCTAACGGGTAGCTTGGACTATCGTCTTCATCATAAGAGACATCTGTGTAGACTAAACCAGCGGTAGCAGACTGCTTGATAACCTTTTGGATAACAGGACCGATAAAGGCAGCGAAAGCTTCTTGAGCTTCCCTTGCCACAGCCGCATCCTTAGAACCAAGAGCCTTAACTAATTCAACCTGTTCAGGTGTGTTTTTTAATTTTAATTTCATTAGATTAATTCCTTTATAATAATGATATTAGAGATCGATATTGACGTCTAAGTGAAGCAGAACCTCACCATTCGCTCCGGTAGTTCCTAAGAACCGACCGATCTTCTTTTTAGTTCCACCAGCGGTGGCAGTGATTCCACCGTCTGCTGAACCGGTTCCGCAGTAGGCTAATCCGCCTTCGGCAACAGTTCCGTCAACTCCATTAACAAGGACGATGCCCTTGGTAAGAATTGGTACTGCTTGACCGCTAACGGTAGTCTGCATCTCGGCAGCTTTACGTGGGTTATAAATAAGCTTTTCGCCATTTTCATCAGTTTCTGCTACATCATAGAGCATCATCCCGAGAGGATTATCGCCTGAACCAGCAAGATCCACTCTAGCTTGCACAGCATAGCGATCGCTCACTACATTGTTTAAGCTAAAGCCAACCATGCTATTAGACTGATCAAGTTCCTGAGCGACATTCCACCCAGCACTAGATTTAATCTTCACAAGAGCGCCCTTAGTGACAGTTGTCCCGGCGTAATCGAACGCAAAAAGGTTGATAACGTCGTGCTCGTCGTAGTCTCTAAATGGTAATAATTGTGCCATAATATTTTTTTTCCTTTAATAATTTTAGTTAAACATAAAATTTTAACGATGTGATTTAAACTCAAAACCGTCCATATCGAACGCGGCCTTATACTTTTCGTATACGGTCGGCTCGTTGGCAGCAGTGCTAACGGGCACCTCAGTTTTAAGCTCAGTTTCTTCTAAAACTTCTTCGACTACCTCTTCGGTAGCGGTTTCAGCCTCAGCTAGATTTTTTTCTTCTGCTTCGGAAGCTTTCGCTTCTTCTTCAGCTTTCTGAGAAGCTTCTTCAGCAATAGCCTTACGATTCTTTGCAGAAAGTAAAACGGCCATCTTGTTAGAATAAGCCTCAAAAGTCTCTTCATTCATGTCCTTAATGTCCGAAGCGATCACTTCACGATCTTCATCGCTAAGTTCGTACTCTTCGTCTAAAGAGGCCATGCGGGTATTGAAAGCTTCCTGACGTTCTTTCTCAAGCTTTTCAGCTTTAAGAACTTCTAGTTCGTCTTGGATAGTTTTCATATTATTTTTTAGTTCTTCGTGATCCTTTGAAAGAGTCTCGTGCTTCTCCTCGGCGTCCTTAAGAGCAGTTTCCACTCCCTGCTTCTCAGCAGAAAATTTCTCGGAGGCGTCCTCGAGCTCTTTTCGGATGAAATCCGATATAGCAGAAGCAGACATTTCTTTCATGGAATCTTCCGTGATGTCATTAATGCTATTAATTTTCATGATTTTATCTCTCGATATGTATTTATTTTTTACATTTTTTTCTTTTTCATGTGAAATACTTTCGGATCCGATCTCCACGGGAGACTTTTCCTCTTCCACAACATTTTTGGCTTCTGCCCTTTTGGTGACAATGCCCTTTACTTCAGCAGCTGGGCTTTCAGTTAGACCAATACCTAGCGGAACAATCTCGCCAATTACATGTCTATATATGAATTTCCCATCTTCGGTCAGACCGTCGCCACCAAAACTCTTTAAATTTTTTTCCAACTCTTCGATAATATTTGGATTCGTTATAAATTCGCCATTCTCTATATTCTTATCTTCGGAGCTCATCATTACTAATTGGTAATCAGAAAAACCTAGCTCCCAACTAGCCGACACCTTAAGATAATTTTCGCTAGTAGGATCACTAGAATCTTCAATCAAAGCCGCAACCTCCTCATTAACAGTTTTCCAAATAACCCCACCCAAGGTTACGTTGAAGGGGCCCTTCATATCTTTGACCTCTTCTTCGGTAAGAGGCTTGTCTGTTCCGAACTCACTATAACCTGCTGTTAGGATAGTACCAATAACCTTCTCTCTACTGTGTTCAATATTAATAGGTTTATTTACGAAATGATGAGCTATGGATAAAGCAGCCTCAGTGTTGATAACGTCATGATTTTTATTAACTCTGTTAGCTACAAAAGCGTTAAATGCTACGGGTAGTAAATCTATATTTTTATTAGTGTCTACGTCTGGGACTAAGTCTCCGATGTTAGACAATGCAGCTAAAGCCAAATAAGCATCTTTCTCCTCAGAGACCAAAGGCTTGACCTCAGAACTAAAAATTGTCTTAAATTTAAAATCTTTCATAACGTAATAATAATTACACCGCTTTTACTCGAGCTCTAGCTCCAAAGGTTTGTATTCTTCGATATACAGATCATCAACACTTGAGAAGGTAAACTTTAAATCATACTTATTTATGAACTGCTCTGCTAAAGAAAAGTCTTCAGGAGAAGGCTCCCATTTTGCTGTGATATCGATAGACTGTAAATCTTCATAAAAAAAAGGAGACTCTAATTGAATCTCGGTAATCTTAGATATAGGTTGCTTCAAAGAAGACTCAGAAGTTTGCTTGATTTCTTTCTGAGATTTCATTCTAATAAACATATTGATTCTAGCTAAAGCCCAAAGGTTAATGTTCGAGCATTTGTCAGTCTCGCAGTTATGAGCAGCTTTGACATAGACCTTTTTTAAATCTTCTATAGAGACCTCTTCGACGTCCTCGCAAACGTCCTCAAAAAGGCCAATCAATAAATTAGAAAAATCAATAGCCTCCTGCTGACGAGCTCGGCCGTCTGCCTCGGGAGACTCATGATTATCATTTAAACCTGAGTTTTCAAATATTAAGCAATCCATAAAGACTAGGGTTTCCCCCACCTATAAATACACGACAATTATACGGTAAGATATTTAAAATTATAAAAAAAATAAAAAAAACCTCACACCATGTCTCAGGTGCGAGGTTATATAATAGAGCTTCTAGTCTTTTGGATTATTTGTCAACAGAAGCAGAAGGGAAAGGGACGTCAACATTAACTAACGGTGCAGTTAAATTTAAGCCCTTTTTTCCCGCAGAAGCGCCAATAAGCGCTTTTTGGTTTGCTGCTCCTCCTAAAGTTACAGAAGGAAGCTTGCAAGTTGTACTACAGCCCGTGCCTAGCGTAAAGATAGACAACACAGCAATTAATATATATATTCTTTTCATATTCAGGAACATTATAGCTCCCAATGAAAAAATGACAAGAAAAATTTTACTTTTTTTCAACCAGCAGAATTATATGGATTTTAGTCTCTTTCCCGAAATAGTCCTCAATAAAATGATCCGTAGGGAAACACACCCAATGCCAATATTTTGAGAGGACAGAACCCCTTACTAGGACTAAGGCTGTATCTGTTTCTGGGTCTAACCCTTTTAAAGACTTAACCCGAGACACTTTAAACCCTTCCTTCTCAAAAAATCTTTCCATCTCGTAAGGAAAGGTTATTTGCATGGTTCTATGGTTGAACAAAGATAAAAAGAGCCTAGAAGCGTTACCTCCATTATTTTGTATTTTTTTGCCTACCTCTAAAACGGTTATATATCTCTCATCCCAAACTCCGTGCTTCTTTAAATTCTGAATAGCTTTTTGAGCAGCCCTAGGGCCACAAGATTGGAGATGTTGAGTGTAGTAGCCATCTTCTCTACTTAAAGAGTCTGGACGAAAAAGAGAACATCCTATATTAAATAAAGATAAATAAGAAATTATTATGAAGTATATTATGTATTTACTCATAATGAAAGGATAATTAAACCTATGACTATACCGATGAAAGTTCCGATAAGCGCCCCTAGAAATATTCTCCAAACAAGAGTCTTTAAATCGAAGGTTGGAGGAAGTCCGCATTTCATTTCTTTTTCTTCTATTTTCTTTTCTGGAAATTCAGAACCACCGACAAGCCACCAATACCCTTCTTTATCTTGTATGGCCCATTTGGTATTTTTCTCATGAGACCACCAATGCCTATTTTGCTTGGTATACAAGCGTACATTTTCTTTCATGGTTATCCTTCCTTAAGCTTCGCTTCTGGTAGGATTACCGGGTTTTGGGGATGGGTCCTCTTTAGGGGGCCATTCTCCTAAACTCTTTAACTTCTCGATTAGAAAATTTACAAACGCTGCAGCTTCATTTAATTGCTGCGTTCTCAGCTCTAGACTCTCTTCTATTTTATTTACATGTCTTCCTTGTTCAGTGATCATGTCAATCGCTTGTCCTAACTCATTGGACAGCATTACGTTTTCCATTTGAAGATTATGTAATTTTTCGTAATGCTTCGTGTCGTTAGATATTTTATAGAAGAAGAAAAAACACAAACAAATTAAAACGGTGACAACTACGTTAGTATGTTTATGTATGAACGTCCAGATGTGGCTTGGCGCTTCTTTTAAATATTTCATAACAAATAATCCTATTTTTTTATTACACCATAAAAAAAAGAGCCGTAAAATAAAACTACGACTCTCGGAAACGATAAGAAATGATTTTTATTCTTTTCGACGTCTTTTGCGACCTTTTGCGCCATAGAGGGGCTTTTTAGCTTCTTCTTTTTTAAAAGGGTTTATTTCTTTATTCCTTTTCTTATTGTACAAAAAGTCTTTTATTAAGTCGTAAACCATCCAACTCATGATCAATATCATAATTGCCATGAAATAAAACATAAATAATCCTGCCCAATCTATTTTCATTTTTTCTTCCTCTATAATAACGGTATCGATTGATTTGTCAACTTTTCCTTTAGGCTCTGTATTTTTAGGCACAATATTCATCCTTATGTCAGTTACGGTTGGCTCAAAAGCAGTCTCGCTTCCGGAGGCTTTGACTTGGTCAGAAGGAAAAGGTTGGGGTTTTACGCTAGAGTTAGCTGGAGCGGTAGGTTTAGATTTCGCGCCCTGAAGCTTAACTTTTTCGCTAACAATTTTATTTTCTGTTTTTTGAGGCTCGTTAATTACCTGAGGCTTGTTGACTTTTTTAGGCGGAGGTATTTCTTTCGAAGTAACTTTTTCTTTTTCGGGAAGGGTATTGCCATCTTTCAAACGGAAAGTTCCGTTCGGGTTCTTTATTAAATCGCTTGGCGAGATAACCTTAATATTTGGAGAGGCGGACTTAACCCAAGATCCTCCTGTTTTACAACCCGACAAACAACCGATGAGCACAAGTAAAGATAGAATAAATAGCTTCATAATAGAAAGCCCGAATAACAGTTTAATTTCACCTCGTTTTAGCTGCTGCGTTCCCAAAATAAAATCCTATGATCGCTGTCAAAGCTTGCCTCACTTCTGGGACCATTAAGTAACCTTTCATCTCTACAAATAAAACTTCCGTGCCTCCCCCAAATAGACCGAAGAACCAAGTTGGAGCTTCTGTCTCTATCTGCACGATTGTAGAATGACCTAATAAAGATAAAATGAATGGAGCTAAAACAACTGCAAATAGTATAGCGCAAACTATAGCTCTTCTAACCCACTTACCAGCATCTATTGGAACCCTCTTAGCCGCTCTATCAGCAGAATCGTCTTGGGCTTTTTTAATGCCTAAGGCCATTTTATAAATCTCTGCTCTCTCTTTTGCTCGTTCAGCTAAGTATCTGAAGATAAAGCCGGTTATTCCTCCAGCAGCCATTGTTATCAATTCGATTGACATATTATAAAAGCCCTCCATGTTTTTTAAGTTCTTCCAGCTTCTCATGAGGTTTACCTAAGCCCCCAATCATGGTATAAGCTGTTAGATTATCTTTGTTACCGCTATAGATACCTCTATGCACCACGCTACCATTTGCTAGTATTCTAGTAAATTGTTCAAATGCTTTATCTAGGTGATCCTGAGGAACGTTATTTAAGACCTCGTTCCCCCCTATCATGATTACTCCTGCGCTAGTGCCAGTAGATAAGTCTACACCTCCCGAAAGGACATTAGTTTTTAAGTTGTCTCTAACTGCTTGAGCTATATCGCTTGGATTTTCCCATTGCATTATTTGGGTAGCTCCGAAAACTATCATGCCTGAATCGAGAACCTGTTTGTAGTCGTTTGTGTCAAAAGTAGAAAAAGAACTGTCTTTAGTAGCAGTATTATTGAACAAATGGAATAGTCCAGCTATACTCATATTAGCTGTTTGCCAAAACGGAGCCACGCCAAGACCGGGGTAAAGTTTATTTATTTTTTCGTTGTCGACAACAACCAAAGGAGAGACTAAGCCGCTTTCTACAGCGCTGTATACTTCTTCTAAAACCTGATAAGCATTAGCATTAACTTTTGTCCCTTCTGAGACTTTTGGTAAAGCTAAAATTACTCCTACTTTATCGGTTGAAGACCCTTGAGATTTTTGCAATTCTGAAGCAGTTTCAATTAAAGGCATCACCGTCCCCGCGCCCGTTCCCCCTCCAGCGCCCGCACAAATAAAATATCTATCAACGCCTTCTCCTAAAGAATCTCTCAGAAAATCAAAAACGTCTTCTTTTCTTTCATCAAACTTTTTTCTTGCTACAGAAGGCTCTTTGCCCGCACCACCGTCACCTATGCATAGTTTATGTTCTACTTTTATTAAATTTAAATCTTGCTGAGCGGTATTCATGACGGCTATTTTTCGATAGCCTAGTTTGTGAAAAATCTCTGCAATCCTAGAGCCGCCTTGTCCCGCTCCGACAAAAGCAAACCGAAAAGCTCCATCGACTTTATCTACGACTTCTTTCTTAGGTTCCGGAGGAGCAGGCATAGGAATATCAGGCACAATTAAGTCCGGGGAGCCGTATTGATATTCGTTTAAAGGTGTTGTTTTATTTTGGCTTTCTTCATTCATGGTGATTACCATTAGTCTTTACACTAATAATAAGCACCACTGAAATTAAGGCTTTTGTTTTCATTGAACGGGTCAATAGGGAAAGAGAGGGCAAGGTTAATCATTTTCTTGTCGCCTATAGAGTGAGAGTAACTTATTTTATCTATTTTTACTTTATTGAGAGTAAAGCTCATTTTATGAGCAGAGTTATGCATTATTTTAGTTATTATCTTATACTCTTCAGAGTTATTAAGAACGTCGGATAAGTCTCCAGATTGAGTTCCGTGATCTATAATTGACATAGAGCTTGTTCCTATAATTGGGGTAGACAACAATCTGTCATAATTAATCTTATGATCAACTAAATTAATTTCATTTCTATTAATGGAAAAACTTAAATCAAAAGATTGGACTTTTTGGTTTGTGATCGGAGTAAATCCAGTGGTCGCTATAGGGCTACCGTCAGAGTTATAGAATTCTACATTAATCTCTCCGGGAATAAAAGTCTCTGAAAAAGAAATCTGGTTCCCTGACATGGGTATGGAAACATCTATAGTATCTGCCGTGTCCGCAGTTTTTCTATCCAAGACTTTTACATCTAAACCTGAGCCCGAACTAAAGTAACTTGCGTTTACCCCTTGCAAAGATATTGAAGCCCTAGGTAAGTCGCCTACTGTAAAACTAGCATTGTAACTATTTATTTGACAATCGTGAAAACATAGCACCCCGCTTATGTTCCCGGTTTGCCCCTCCATCACATCTACGCCCTGTTCGCTTGTAACTAAATATAGATTTCTCCTATCGTTACTTCTATCTGTTTCGTCTGCTAAACCGCTTAATAAAGCAAAACTAGAACTAAAACCTTGAGGCGTAATTTTCATTCCTAAGTGTTTTTCATTATGGAAAGAGCCAATTAAATAATCGATATTTAAATTTGTTATAGGGCTAGAATTAACGGGCCTATCAACGGGGCTAGATTCTCCAACTACAGAAACTTCAGACCTACCATAAGCGAATTCGTAAGAGATAGACTGGACTTTATCTAGATTAGTAACGATAGGGGCAGAATATGTTTGACCGGATTCTAAAGCGTGTCCAACATACAGAAGCTCATTCTGGTGAATGATTCGGTTTCGCAACATAATTACTTTTTACTAACATATAATATACCCGCTAAATATTCATCAACCTGATGGTCAGCAGCAAGCTTTTGAACCTCTTTGACCTTATCTAAATTTTTATCTACGGGCTTATTTAAATAGCTCTTAGCTTTTCTTATCCAAGACTTAGGCTCTTCGTTCACTATGATTATGTCTGCTATTTGAGAAGCTATATTTAATTGCTCTCGAGACAATTCTTTAAGCTCGTGTTTTTTCTTAAGCTCTGTCTCAATTTTATTATTTAATTTTTGGGCTAAAATCATGTTATCTTTAACCTTCTCAAGAGAAAAAATTTCCTTTCCCACTCCTTCACCTATCGGTTTGATAGTTTTTGTGTTTTGAGGGCTGGTCGTCCCGTTGGGTCTACCACTGCCTGTTTGACTAGAGCCTTCTTCAGCGTCTTGATTTGGTGCTATAGGCGCGAACAAGCCTTCCTCTTTGTAGTCTACATATTCTTTTTGAGACTCAAGAGATTCTTCTTTAGTCGGTAATCTACCGCTCTGCAAAGCCTCTAAACCTTCTTCTGGTGTTAAAATACCTAACTCAATTAAACGACTATAGATTCTATTGTTGTTATAAGGGTCTTTCAATTTAATGTCTTCAAAAATTGGAGTAGGATAATTTCTTAAGCCTAATTTTTTAGCTATAGATTTAATTTCAGGCATTAAGAAGTCGTTAATAAAAGTTTCTCTCGCTTGGGTTAGTCTAGCTATAAACACATCGATTCTTGCGCTTTGGTTAGCGAATTTTTCTCCCCCTACTAAAACATTATTTAAACCCATTTGTATATCTCTATCTACCACTTCATATTTTTTAGGGTCTAGTAAGTCTGCAATCTTAGGGATAACGAATTCTGCTTTTGTCGTATAATCTGCAATCAGAACCCGGCCTATTGATTCATTTTCGAAAAGGCTCTGCATGGCCGCTAAATTCTTTTGGTTCACTCCTCCTTTGTCGGGCTCGGTACCCATGGTGACAAGTAAAATCATTTGTTGCATAGTCCGAGTCAGAGCCATGTCCATTTTTTTTAATTCAGCTTTCCAGTTTATGTCTTCTAAAACTGGGTAACCCATCGGAACTCCGAAAGGCTCATAATCTTGCTTCTTATAAAAAACTGCTGAAACTTTATTCGGGTCCAAAGGTAAGGTTAGAATAGAGTTGGATTGCTTGGACTGATTATTTAATTGCTCTTTAGTTTCTTTAGGAAGACTTTCTAAAACCTCGTAGTCTTCTTCTGTCTGAGGGTTCTTTAACCTCATCATTTCATAAGAGTTTAATACTTTATAAAATTTTCCAGTAGCGAAAGAGATATTACCGCTTACTTGTATATCTGCGGGATTCAACAAGGTATACCTAACAGGAATTGAAATTTTGCCTAGAGTGTTAGCGTAAGTCTGAGTCAGTCTTTTCGCATCCGCTTTAGTAATATCTTTTTCGAACTTATATAAAAAAACGTTCCCTGACCTATAATACTCTCTGAAAAATCGATCAAGTAGACTTTTCAAATTAACTTTCTTGAAAAAAGCGTTAAAAAATTCCCTAGACTTCTTACTTCCACCCGTAAGATAAACTTCGCTTACAGAAAGCTCTGTCATAAGATCGATAGTGTTTCTAAATACAGCAAAATTATAATAAGCTTTTTGGCATAAGATGACTGTATCTCTTACGTCTAAATTTGTTGCTGATTTTCCATACGGGCCCAGAGAATAGTTAAAGGGAACCATTCCTTCGTCAATGTTCCTAAACCGGTCCGTTCGGACTATAGAGCCAGATTTGTTTCTTCTTACCCCAGTGTCTTGCCTAGCAGAAGCAGAGGATGTCATCAAGGGGGTACTTTCGTTTGAGGTCTTTTTCCTCCTAGAAGCCTTTTTTTCTATAGAAGGTTTCCCTTGTTTCGCGTTCGTAGTTTGGGTCTTTTTAGCTGGCATAACTTAGATAATATTACACTGACGAATAAAAAAAAACTAAAATTTAAAAAAATGAGCTAAAATAACCTTAAATGAGAATTTATATCATCCTCGGGACGAAAGTAGCGTCTTGGTCTTCTAAATTTATTTCCATCATATCATAATAAGACTTTAAAGCCCAATTTGCAAGCATTAATGTGGTATAATTATCTTTTCTAGCTCTTGAGGCAGAAGTGCTACGCTTCAGATGATGAGGTAAATCGAAAGTTTGCGTACCTCTTGCGGTAGTTTTAACCTCTACGAGAGCACATTGCCTTTTTGTCTGATAGATTAAGTCGTCTTGAGTTTCTATAAATGTGCCCACGTTCTCTTCCGAAACTAGCCTAACGTCCACCTTTTGTTTTGTCGCTCCTGTAAAGACGTCGCCATGAGCAGAGGTTTTGGAAGCGAACCATATTTTTTTATGGTCTATACACGCTTGTAAGTGTTCGTTGGCTTTTCGAATAAACTCAGAAGTGAATACCTGTTTAAAGCATATGGCTCCATTTTGTTTATTGTAAGCCCTTCTAGCTCTTTTTAATTCCATAGCATAATTATCGCCATCTTTTTCACTATTAAAGTCGAAGAATTTAAGGTCTATGTTGTCTTTTAAAAATAACTCAGATTCGTTAGCGGAGTCGATAAATTGATAACCGGCATTATCAATACAAATCATTTCTATATCGAAGTTTTTAATAACATAATAAAGATATCTTATATGATCTTTTAAGTCTCCACCAGCTACGGCATAACTGTGTACCAAGGTTCCGTCTTTTCTTTCATCATCAAGTTCTAGAATAGACATCGCAAAATAATCAGAACTGGGACTATTAGAAAAAGATGGATCAATTCCTAATATATATTTTTTATCTCGTTTACCTTTAAGTAAAGTGGTTGGCTTATCTCCGTCAGGGACCGTGCACTCAAACATTTTTTTAGCACTAAAGTAAGAATCGCTGCCATCTGTGAACTGAGCACAATATTCTCGTTGAAAACTTGAATGACTTTGTCCTCCGTTTTGAGCTTCTTCGATAATGGTTGTGTCTATCATCTCTTCCGGTAAAGCTTCGTATCCCATTTGAGATATAAAATAGCTCGCATCCAACTCTTCTTTAGAGTAAATTTTTTCCACCCACTCTTTGTAGGTTTTATATAAATTTTCGAAGGTGTAACTAGCGGAAGACAGAGCTATCATTTTAGAATCGTTCTCGAACACCATTCGGTCTTCTTCTTTCATCGCTCCTTCTTTAATTAGTCTGTCTTCTATTTCTCTGATTTCAATTCTTTCCTTCATGTTCTGTGGAGCTACCAAGAATGGCATAAGAACAGTTTTGACTATGTCTTCACTAAGAAGTAAGAACTCGTCTAAAAGCAAAACGTTTGCACGAAAACCACGAATTTTTTCTCCGCTTAACGGAATTGCTGTTATCGTTCCTCCATTAATTTGCCATTCATATTGGTCGTTTCTTTTAGAGGGTTGTATATGAAACGCTTGCCGTAACAATTCAGCGCCTTTCGAATCTACCATCTTTTCTAAATTGGTAAATATGTTCCTAGCTGTCCTAAAGGTTGGTCCAGCGATCATTATTTTCGTTCCCGGCTCAAAAATACATTGCAAAAAACAGTAAACAGCAGCTATAAAAGATTTGCCACAACCACGGCCCCAGACACACATGCTAAAGTTCCTATTAAATAATCCTTTAAGAGTAACCTCTTGATAGGGCGCTAATTTAATTCCTGATAAAAGCTCCGTGGTAAAACCTATGTTAGCTTTTAGAAACTTTACAAGAGTAATCTTGGCCTCTTTTTCTCCTAGATCACCTTTCAACTTAAGAAGCTCTTGATTTACATCAAGTATATCTTTTTTGTATTTTTCTGGAGCGTACCACATTATAACTTCTTAGTATCGTATGCTAGTTGGAGATCGATCTTTTCATGAACGCACCCGCTAGTAAATATTTTTTCTATAACCCTCGAGGACTCTACCCGGCCTTTAACAAATAAAAATTGGATATGCGGATAAGTCTGAGTAAGACTTCTGACTCTATTAAAAATAAATTCAGGAGTAGCTTTAATTTTTTTAGATATATGCCTTAAGAATGGGAAGCTTAACGAGTTCGTTAAGGTGTCTTCTACTAGGACAACTAAATAAGCGTCCGCTTCCTTGGCTCTTTCTATTTCATTTATAAAACGTTCGTAGCCGCCACTTATCGTGCCTATGAAATCCGACAAGTTTTTTCTTTCTATATAACAGTTACAGGTCGCCTCCTTGTTACTAAAAGCGTAATCTCCAAACTTTAGAGTTTTGATTTCTATTTGACGATTTTTAAATTTTAAAGGTCTTTGCTCTCTCGTATCTACGTAGATTTTGTATTTAGCGTCTTTCCATTTTGAGCCTTCGACTATTTCTCCCGGAGATACAAATTTAGTCTTTAGGCCTAAACCCTCACAGAACTGGTTGTAAGATCCGAATAGCTTATCATGATACTGAATAGGGGGACTTAAAATAGTTCTTAGCTCTACTTGAGTTGGAGCGTACTCTATGCCCTTTTTTTCTATTCTTTTTTTCATTAGAGAAGCGCAATATTCTTTAGCTTCATTTTCTGGCTTATCTTTCATCCACATGCGTAGATTAGTCCTAGAGTTAAAATCAGTATTTAAGTATTGAGTTTTATTTTTAAATTTTATTATTTTTTTATCGTATAGATCGTAACGGGGGTAGTATTGTTGATAATATTCTATCATCGTCAACTTATGAGCTTTTAAGTGAGCATGAAGTTGGCGTTCTGTTTCGAATTCTTTATTACAGACTTTACAGATCATTATAACTAATTTAAGGCTTCGTCATCTGTTATGCCCATGATTCTAGCCCTTACCTCGTCCATCCCGGAAAGCTTATCTATTTCACTCTTTAAGGTCTTCTTGCGAAGCTCAGTCAGCTCAATAAGTTGCTTCCTGCTCTCTTCCTCTTTCCACATCTCCACTAGATTTAGTATGCTAGCATTTTCATGTAGTTGTTTCTTGAGTTTGTCACTTCTTTTTTCTTTTAGACTCTCTAAAAGTTTATGCTGTCTGTTAACACATTGGTTATACTCTGTTTGAGCCGTACTAATAGCTTCCACTAAAGACATGGAAATTCTTCGGCCTTCTGTGTCGTTTGCCACCCCATCCATTAGCATCTGCAAGTGTTCTACTCGGTGTTGGATGTTTGAAGCTATAACTACCTCTGTAGATAACACTATGTATTGATCTACTTCTTCTTCTGTCAGATCGTTTTTATCAAATGCATATCTGACAAAACTACTTTCAAATAAATCTCTTTCTGTTGTAGTATTATAACTGTTAATTTGATGCGTAAATCTATAAGTATGCAGGAAACCTATTAGGGCTTGGATGTCTTTCTTTTGCTTGATGTTAAGTTTCGTTTTATTAATGCCATTATGCATATATTTATTAATTCTTGCCAAGGACTGATCAAAAGTTTTTGGGGGCTTGTATTGGTCTATAGAGGCTTCATCAGTATTTTCATAAGGCTGCACTTGTTCTTCGTGAGAACGTACGACCTCAAGGACCGCTCGAGTTTCTTGGTTTAGATTGGTCAAAGTCTCATCTTTAAATATCACCCGAGCCATCTCCATCGATTTCATCATCCCCATGTTATTAATAATAAACTCTACGTCTTCATCCGTTAGATTGACCCTTTTTTTAGGTTGATAGTTTTGGGCTCCTTGGGCTTTAATTTGCCTTGAAGCTAAAAATTGTTTTACCGCTCGACCTTCTTTACTTCGGCCATCTTTATCTTCAAACCCCGCTGCCTTGATAAGCTCTAAAAGTGATGGGGGGTCGTTAGGCTTTGAGTTCCATTCGCTCAAAACCTTTTCTTTTTGTTCTTCTGATAAGAAAATTTCTTCCATAATTAAAATATATCTATTTCGTCATTCAATAAGCATTTTTTAACTTTAGCTATTATAGATTTTTTTAAATTTTTTATTTGTTTGTAGCCGGGGCTTCTATTTTTTTCCGTAGTTTTATATCCCATTTTTTTGGCTGCTTGTTCTTCTGACATGTGGTCTATATATAAATATTTATAAACTAACCATTCATTAACTTTCAACATTTTTTGCATTCTGTCATGTAGCTTTTGAGACGCTACGTCCATATCTAAAGAGTCTTGGTTCTGTACAGAAAACACTTCTTGAGAGTGGTTTTCTAAAGCTATGGGTAGTTTAGTATCATATGCGCTTTTTTTGTTTTTATACCAATTTTTAAACAAGGGACAATCAGCGCACTGTTTACCATATATGACGCATAAATCTTCTCCTTCTGCCGCAGCGCATTTGACGCAAGGCCTTACGTAGTTACCATAATGATTTCTTATTAAGTTTTTTATTTGGTTGGATATTATTCTATTAATCCAAGGGACTAGTTTTTTTGTTTGGTCAAACAGGTGCCATTTTTTAAATATATGGATTCTTAAAATTTGGGATACGTCATCAAAATCCATCCAAGCTAAGGCGGTTAAATTCCATTTATTTTTTCTCTTGCAAATCTCTACATCGATTTCTTGGATGCAGTCTTCGAACTTCAACTTCTTTACGCGCTTTTTTGGAGTAGACACGCGTTTTTTTTTCGCTATCTTTTTATTAGCTGCTCTTTTTTTTGGTGGATTTTTTTGAACTTTTGCATTCTTGCGAGGCATATTTATTCGTTCGCTTCTTTATGAGGATTTCCACCTGCTTCCTTTTTGAAGTCTTCCCAGACTTTTTCCTTATTTATTTTTTTAGGCCTGCCTCTTCCCCTTTTCTTTTGCTCGCTATCGTTGGGGGCTCCTCCAGATGTTCCCATTAGATCGGACAGTTTATTAGAGCGTTTTGGTTTTTCGTCTAATTCGAATTCTAGCTCGAAATCGCTATCGACATTTAAACCTAAAGCCTCTTCATCCTCTTCATTTTCTTCATTAATTTGAGCATTTTGTTGAGAGGATGATACCCCAGTAAAAGAGTATCCACACTTTGGGCAAAAGTTGGGTTTTTGTTGAGCTAGGTGCTCTACCTTACAACCACAATTTGTACAATAAGTCTTCATTTATCTTATAATATTAAAAAAAAATTTAAAATCTAATATAAATTAGACGGTATTCTTATAGAGTGTAAATTTAGATATGCGCAGACGGACTAAGGCGAGAAATGGCAATTTCGTGTTTAGGAACTGTAAAGGGGTGGAATACGAGGTTGTTTTTAGAAAACCAGATAAAAGGCTTTATGGGGAAAAATGTGATGGGATTTGCGAAGATCCTACCGAGAAACATCCTAAAATCTGTATAAATCCTTACAATACCAAGCAAACAGAACTTAATACGTGCATCCATGAATTTGCTCATGCTTTCTTTTGGGACAAGCCAGAAAAAGAAATATATAAATTTGCTAATACTATAAGTAGATTTTTATATCATGAATGTGGGTGGAGGAAAACTGAAAGAAGCCGTAAAGCTCAATATAGAGGTAAGTAAGAGGTGTAATCCAGAATATGGATTATTTGTTACCAAAAAGTAAGATTGAGCATATACAAGAAAAGCTTGAAGAAATAGGAGAGCTATCTTTAATCATAATAAAAGACCAAGAGAAGTTCTCGAAGGATGATCTCTGGGAAAGAGCAGTAGCCATTAACAAGCTAGGTCAAGAAATACACAAAGATTTAGCCCACCTACCTAAGCTTTAACCAACGCTTTTTTATCGCTTTTTCTTACAACCGCATTTTGGATTCTTACAGTCGTTAGGTATATCTCTTTCGTGGCAGTCACATTTACATGTGTCGAAGTTACATAAAGCGGCCTTACAGCACCAGTGTCGAACCTTACGGAATTGACCTTGAATTTTTTTCCAAAGCCATCCGTGGTTAGGGTCTTTCTTTTTGAATTTGCCTATGCGTGAACTCCAAGTTCCCATAAACTTTTACTCTTTCTCGCACGCACAATTGCAATCGGCAACTGAGCAACTGTCGGATGAACAACAGCCCGCTTCGCAGGAACAGTCCGGACATCCGGAATTTCCCCAGTTGCAGCCGATTACAAAAAGTGCCGCACAAAATACAATTAATTTTTTCATAGCTATTTTCTCTTTACACTCTATTAAGACCCTTATTTCTTTCTAATGCTCTTTTTCCTAGGCTTCCTCTTCCTTTTAGGAGCATTAAGGTGCTCAGGCATCATTGCTCTAATTTCATCAACTAGCCCTAATTTCTTACATTCGTCTGCGTCAATCCACCAGTCTTTTCTATCCCAATTTTTTCTCAATTGAGCTTGAGATAATTTAGACCTAGAAGTAAATATGTCTAGGATTCTGTCTTCTATCCTTTTTACAAGCATAACTTCGTCTTCGATTTCGTAAGTTTTGCCAATCGCTCCAAAAGCGGCCCTATGAATCATCATCCATGATTGGTGACCAATCCACCTCTTGTCTCCAGCTTGTAAAAGAATGCCAGCCATCGAAGCAGCCATCCCTAATGAGCCTGTCGTAATGTGGTGCCCCTTATTCCTCAAATCTTGCAGGAAATCGAATAATTCGAATCCATCTATGATACTACCCCCCGGAGAAGAGAAAACGACCTCTATGGGGCATTCTGGGGCTTTACGGTGCCACTGTGTAAGCTTCTTCATACACCCAGATACAGAGCTTTCGTTGACATCTCTCGAAAAGCGATAAAGGCAGTTTTCTTCGTCAGACTGTAGTTCTTTTTCGTAAGCGTAAAAAACTTTTTTAGCTTCCACCTCAGCCTTTAAGGCTTCAGCTTCTGACCTTCTCGTCTCTGCTTCAACTTTTTTAACTTCCGCTTGAGACTGGATGATGCTTTGAAGTTTTACTTGCTTGTCTGTTTCGCTCTCTTCTACGAGCTCGACAGGGATTGGTTCTTCTTTGTTAGATACTTCTTCGGCATCGTTTTTTGTTTTTTTCTTAGGCATATGATTTACTCCTATATTATATTACAGTTGATTAAGTTTTGACACAATAAATTTTACTAATTCTGACCTCATTATATCTTCTTCGGTAAATTCAAACGTATAAATTCCCATTTGTAGGCTTTCTTCGTCAGAAAATTTTTCGTTAATTTTCTCTATCCCTCCTTGTTTATTCTCATGAAGGTCCGTTTGGGCTGGATCTGCTAAAATGAAGCATCTACTGTTTTTCCCTAATCGGGTCAAAACCGTAGTTATTTCTTTTATTGTCGAATTCTGTGCTTCATCTAGGATAACGCATTTGTCTGTCCAATTCATTCCTCTAGCAAATGCAACAGGAAACATGGAAACGCGATTCTCGGTTTCCAATTTTTCCGCTTTAATAGAAGCTAAAAGTTCATCTAATTTATCTAAAAAAGGTAAATTAAAAAATCTTAATTTTTCTTCAGCCGTACCCGGCAGAAAACCTAAACTTTTGTCAGACGACTCGACAGCAGACCTTAGGTACATGATATTATCTATTACCTTCATGTTTAATAACTGAAGAGCACAATAAGTAGCTAATAATGTTTTAGAAGTACCTGCCGGTCCTTTAACGATGATTATATTAGTAGAAGGGTGCAGGGCAATTTTAAAAAATTCTTTTTGTTTTTCTGTCCAAGGGAATTGTCTTAACTTGATGTTTGTTTTTATCGGGTTCGCTGCTTGATGTTGTTTCACATGATTTTCATTTGTTTCAGTAAGTTGTTCTGCAAGTTCCGTTGCTCCACGAATTTTAAGTTTGTTCGGCCCTGAAGAAGAAGTTTTCTTTTCTGGCATAATAATAGTTACACTATTTTTGACAATCTATCAGAAAGCCCCATTCATATTGAAATAGAATATCTAATTTTTTTCTTGAGTAGGAGAAACGTTCCTTATCGGGAAAGGCCACGAAGGCTTTTCTTTATTCAAAAAGGGACAAATCTTTTCCCAACCTTCGCCGCCACAAATATTCATAATTAATAGATCATTAGGCCTATCTTTAAAATAGTTTTTTATTCTATTGTATTTTTCTTTTTTCCATTTCAATTTTCTATCAATAGTATTAGATCTGTCATGCACCCATTCATCATGAAGATATTCATCAGGAATTTTATTTATATTATAGATTGGTGAGTTATGTAACTCCATACTGCGAATCCAACTTTCATCATCTCTTTCTAATATAATGAACTTACTATTAGGGTAATGCTCATCTAGTTTTCTAAAATCACAATCATGCCACGGCCCATCTTGAAATGCTTCGTATTGATCAATAATATCAAATAGAGATTTATAATCAGTATGCCGCGATTCAATAAATTTATTATAAGCTACAGGATGCCACTTCATGTCCTTGTAGCCTAACTGTCTAAAAGCTGCCCCAAGGCTTGTCGTGCCCGTTTTCATCACGCCAATCTCAAAGATCTTACTAATATTCATATTCGAAGAATTCTATATCTTTTTTAAATTTTTTATAAATTATATCTTTAGTCTTAGAGGTATAGTGATCTCTATATTTAAAAAAATTACCTTTAGCTTCTATCTTTTTATCTGTGACATTAAGATGTTTCAGCGTTTTTGTCTTCAAATTACCTAAAGAGCACATTTCATCAAAATCATTTTGTAAATTTTCCATTTTGCCAATGAAGTCACAACCTTCAGTGTACTCAAAATAGGTAGTTTTATGTGTTTTGTACCAATTATCGTAATTTTCAACATATTCATTGAAATCACCCTTTATGTGATGAACTAATTCGTGACCATTCGCATCATGCCACGCTTTTTCATAATTATAAGCAGAAAAAACTCTAGCCCACGGGTTACGAACGAATGAAAATTTAAAATAATTTTTTATAATTTGAGGATGGACTATTTTCTTCATGACGCTTAAAGGATAATGGTTTCGATCACCCTCCCAATAGGTTTCGACATTTATTAGCCTTCTTCGGAACTCTTTATTGACGTTAGTGAAGAAATGGGTCGTTTGTTGTTGGAATAACGCTCCGAGAATGCTTGTAGAGGCAGCTTTCGGTGTCCTTACGTATATATATCTGTTTTTATGATCAATCATCTTTTTCCCACCACCATTTTTCTCCATGTTCGGTTTTAATTATTTTATGTTGCTCTTTTAAAGACAGCGTCCACCCTTGTTCGTCTTTTAATGACCAAGGTGCGTAGTCTGTCATGACCTCACTACTCTCCCAAGACCCTCCTACTTCATAATTTAAATTTATACATGGATCATAAATTAATTTTATTATTCTTTTTCTATAATGTGCCCTTCCCATAAATCTATCTACAGGTTCTTCAATTATACCGTTTACTGCCTCCACAAGGCTCTGTGCGCCTTTTTTATCAAGAAGGTATGACTCTGTCCCCACCATGTAATTTCTGAACTGTTTACGCTTATTTAAATTGATTATGCTATTAGAGTGGGCGTAGTATTTTTTTTGAGTTGTAGTTAAAAAGTTTTTTACATCTTCAGCATTAGCATCGTCTTCAAGCACCAAGCATAAATCTATGTCTTCTTTTATTATTTTTTGCCAAATTAAATAATGACTCAAATAACAACCAACCGCGCCCTTGCCTTGGGCGAAATATGTTTCCCAATTCCAAAAAGGCTTTAGTTTTAAATCGTAGTCCTTATATACAAACCAATTTTCCCTAGAGTCTATAGCGGGAAACCTTTCTATGCCTTCTATACCTGAAAATTCTGCATATCTTTTTGTAGAGCTATCTAAATTAACTAATAAAACCTTATCTATATCTTTTTCTCGCACAAGCATCGATAATTATAGTTTCTATATAGAGAAAGACCTAAATTAATATAGCTGTTCGGGATTTTTTGACCTTCCTATATATGCAAAGATTTGAAACGGCCGGAAAGATTGAAATTACCCCCCGCCGACCATATCTCAGGCCGCGAGTGCTATAATTTTTCATTAATTCAATAACAACTTTAACGTCTGTGGTATTCCCACGCGGGTGAACCCGTTTGCTCGTTGTTCCAAGAATAGTCAACCTCACCAATTTGAATGAAGTCATCGATACGCCAACCAGTAGCCATACCCTCGTTTTTAATCTCGCACTCGTCGTTTAACTTCACTCCGTAATGCAAACCCAAACGACTCCACTTGTGTGACTCGATTGCTTCCCCTAGCTTTTCGATGGGGTACTCGTGATAAGAATGGTTCGCGTAAGTGAACCGAACATGAGTTGCTTCACTACTCTTTGCAATCTCTCTTGCTTCTTCTAATTCTATAATTCTCATAATCTTAATTGGCTAGGATGATGTCGAGTGCTTCCACGAGTTGGAACGAATAGTCAAGTAGTATGGTAAACAGGATAAGCGTTCCCGCGAATGTGACCATAGGCATAAACACTTCATCACGGAATGCGTTGTTGAATTCATCGTTGAGGTCTTGGATTTTTCCGATGTAGGGTAGTTTGTTTTTCTTCATAATATAAAAAGGTTTAGTTAATGTAATAAGGTTAGTCTCTGCAACGAATGTCGTTGCCATAGCTATCTTCGTAATAACCTTGCACGTTCCAATACGTGTCATAGTTAACAGGCTTATGAGTAGGAGCTTTCTTGCTCGCGTTGTAAACACGGTGATCTTCAAGATAATCATTCACCTCATCGATGTCAGCATAATGGCAATCCTTAAACTTAACTAGATCACCATAGCCTTGACCATCATAAGTCTCTAGCCAAACACCTTGGCAGGATACGATGTTAACGAGGCGGCAAGGTGCGCCCGTGTTTGCGTTGATGTAAACCGCACCGAGGATGAGGTTGTTTGCTTTGTTTGTTTGTTCTTTCATAATCATTTTCATACGTATAGTATAGCACAGGGGGTGAGACATCCGCTGTCCCACCATTAATTTTTCTCAACTTTTTTTATGGTACGCTCGAATGGCTCATCCTCTGTATTCCTACGCCAAAGGCCGTTGTTCGCTATGATACGGCGGGCGTGAGCCTCGTCCATTGCTTTAATGAATACCTCTCCACCATCGGTGAAGGTTACTGTGAATATACTTTCTGTTTTCATAATCTTTAATCTCTCACTCTCAATACATATAGTATACCACATAAATCGCCCTTTGTCAAGGGTGTTTCTGCATAAAGTTATTCACAATTGCACTTGGCATAGATCGTGCGGCACGATTCGTGCCAAGTGCTCAAGTAAAAAAAATCTAACTTTCTTTTTGGTAGGACTACGGATGTCCCACCTCATGTGCTATACTATACGCATGATGATTGAAACAGACATGATAAAAGACAAACTATTCCAACTAACCCTAGTAACGCAAGTTGACCCTAGCCGTCCCGCTTGCGAGCAAACAGAAACTATTCAAGCATTTGATATGGCACACGCTCACAGAGTAGCCGCAAAGATGTTTCCTGATGTTGCCCGACTCGGCAGCATTCGAGTGAAAGAAATTAACTGGTAGGACTACGGATGTCCCACCCTGTATGGTATACTAGACGCATGAAGAATATGAAAAACATAGAACTAAATAAAGAAGAGCAAGAATTTATTGCTGAGAACATCACGCGCTTTGACGTTGTGACACAAATTGAAGTTAATGACGTTGAAGTCAGAATTCATGGTAAACACTTTGGCGGTGTTGGTAGTGCTGCGATTTACCGCACCAATGATATGAAAGTGATTTGGAATCACACTACTAATAAGATTAACAAGCTCCACAAAGAGCTTGGTGTTGAAAGGTAATTGAATTATGAAAACAAGAAATATCATCAACTCGAACAATGAAGACACGAAAGAGCCTTTCGCTGTGGCTCAACACATCATCCTGCGTAATGGTTGGGAGTATTACCTAGAAGAAGAAGACAGCTACGGCTTGAGCTTCGGCTATGTAATGGGCTTCGCTAAAGAATGGGGTATGGTAGACATGGCAGAGCTTAAGCCATACATAGTGAGCAAGGCAACAGGTACAACCCTTAACGAGATCATGCCACCGGAAGGCTACTACTGGGAAGACGAGAAAGAATAAAAGAAAGTTCTTGACCACTTGGCCCCGATCTGGCTGCACGATTCGTGCCAAGTGCTACCCTACCAGTCAGGGTACTCGTTGGCATCATGCCACGCATCATCAGCATACGTGCCATAGCCATCGTCCATGCTGTCACCACAGCACCCACAGCAAGGGGCATCCTCACACACACCAGCTACCTCCTTGTGGGTGGGCTGCTCAGGTTCATTAGCCCAATGGGCAGGGCCCATGTCCTCAGTGAAGGCCTCCTCGCAGGAGATACGCGCGTCGTGGTTGGTGGTGTTGCTCATGTCATTCATCATGGTAAGAATATAACACACATAGGGGTGCTTGTCAAGGGGTAAGTTATTCACGCTCTTTAAGCCATGCCTGATGGTTTAAGCATAGCCACCCTGCGCTACCTAAGTCACCATCCTCATCTAATGGCCAGCAGAACTTAACCCCACCCTCAGTGGTGCGCTCAATCTCATCTATGGGTAGCCAGCCAAACCAGCTACCAGCACGCACCAATACACAGTCCATACCATCCACCACTCCCCTGCCCAAGTTACGCCCAGTATGTTGACGGGTAACGTCCTCGAACACGGGCCCGTGCTCACGGACACGGTTACGAGTGCGGCGGCTTGCGTTGCGGGCAGCTTTCAGTATCATCTTCATGGTATAAATATAACACGCAAACGCCCATTTGTCAACCCTTTAAATAAAGAAAGTTATTCTCTCCCTGTTAAGAAGTTCTTGACCACTTGGCATAAATCGGGCAGCCGGATTCGTGCCAAGTGCAAGCCTAAAATATCCAACCGATAATTAACCCCAAAGCAAAAGCTATAAGAATACTATAAAATTTCTCTTTTAATTTAGAAGAAATTACGATTGTAGTCGTGCCTGTTTTTTTGTTTGTTGAAATATTCATTTTAATTGTTTATATACCAAACAATGTAAGCGTCATGCGCTACGCCTATAACAAAAACGCCAATAGCGCAAAGCATTAAAAAGAAAACAATAAACATAATGGAATCTAATTCTCTCATAATTTTTTAATCACATTTATCCAATCTTCTACATCACTTTCATTCAACCAACCCTTGACGGTATCACCCCAGTCAGCAGGATCAACCATGTGATTGTTAAAGAAGCAACCAATCTCATACATACCTTTTTCGCCACCGTATGAAAACCGATGCTTCACCACGGAAACATCATAACCATTCGGCAATTCCACATACGCCTGAATTGCATCTTCTCCATGCGTTTCAGATATGTCGCTAAATTTCAAATCGTTAAATGTCATAATCTATTCCATTTCCTCCCAGTTATCGCCTTCGTCGTAAGAAATCAAATCCAATTCGTGAATCACGATCGCCTCTTGTCCTTCGTGGTCAAATCCACGCACTTCATACTCTGTGCCGTCTACCACGGCGTTTCCGTTTTCGTTTAGTTCTATGTCTTTCATAATCATTTTCATACGTATAGTATACCACAGGGGGTAGGACATCCGTAGTCCTACCGATTAACTTTCTTAAATCCGTTTTCGCAGTAGTCCGTAAGCCCTTGCTTGTTGATGAAATGCTCTGCCAATTCGTCAAAGTCATCCTCACCTGTTCCCATGTTGTTGGCGTACTGCAACGCCCGAAACAAGCTGCAAGCCTCATAGTGGTCGTCACAAGCCTTGGCAGCAGCAAGGTTTTGTTTGCGTGTGGTGGGTACTACGTTTTGTTCTTTTCCGTTCTTTATCATAATTAAAATTCCTTTTGATCTTGGCTTACTAATTCTCCTAACTCGCCCAATCCTACCAGATTCCGTTCGTCATTGTCAACTAATTTTCTTTGAACAAATTTGGCGATTCTGATTTTCCTTTCCGCTACTCTTTTGCTGCTGACGTTATCCATGTCTTCTGGAGAGTTAATGTCTACTCCAACGGTGACGATCTTGTTTACATTGAATCCGAGAGCAGTAAGAGCGATGCGAACAAATTCTGCGTTTTTATGGCCTCTCGCTGTAAGGATATCAAATTCTTTTCCAGAGTCTCTAACGAGTACGCCGAGAGGAGTTAAATCATCTTCTGTTAGTGCGAGGATAGCGTGAGGGCGAAAGAAATCAAAAAGGCGATCGCTGTCACGATCCTCACGGATTAGGGTTCCGTCTAAATCAAAAAGTGGTTTTAGTCTTTCTTCGTTCATCTTGTATAAATATAACACACAAACGACCGTTTGTCAAGGGCTGGAAGGCATTTTTTTCAGAAAGTTATTCACAATAGCACTTGGCATGAATCGTGCTGCCGGATTCGTGCCAAGTGCAAGTAAAAAATAAAAAGCGGCTCGCGCCGCTCGTGTTTAGTCCTTCGCTCCGTTTTGAAATCTCTTGTGATACTTTGCCAGCTTCTTGAAATTCAAAAGGTGGCTATATCTTTTCAAGCAATGGTCAATCAATGCTCCAACGTGTCTGTCACTTCTATGGACAGTGTAAGCTTCCACATTCGAATCAGGAGGAATAATCATCACATTGTTTTTCTTCTCTTTAATCGTGCATCCCTGACGACGGAGTTCGTTCAGGATTTTATCAGTTTTCTTTGAATTTTTCATATACAGAATAAGGTTTCGTTGAATTAGTTAAGAAGGGCAAGTTAAATAATTGGAACCATTGCCATGACTTTGCTCTTGTTGTCCTCGCTGTAAATAACAACCTTACGAGCCTCAAAGATGGGTCTGAATTCTGGCTCCTCGGAACCAAATGGCAAATAAACAGGGCTGACAAAGCTCTTGAACTTATAAGGGTTATACTTAACCTCTACCCATTTATACATAGGCTCCCACGCGCGCGGATCATCCAAGTCACTTACATTCGTGTTACGACTCACAGGCACACCACACATTTCTATCTCAGCCAATTGTTGGGCAGCACTCTTGGCCCATTCCATCTCATCCTCATCATACCAAACGGCATTGATAACGTGCCCGCGAATAACAGCGTGAACGTTTTTACGCTCCTCATCACGCACACGCTGGTTGCCTTTAGGCCCAACGTGAAAGGTAACGCCATCCATTACATAACAAAGGGCGTGACCCTCAACCAGACCATCTTTACGCACAGAATAGACAACCTCATCTCTGAAATGAAGATTGCGGTAAACATCACGGCGGAAAGTTTTTCTTACAGCTTTTTTGTCAGTGATGTCTAACATTCTTCACCTCCAAACATTTGGTGAGTGATTCCAAGAACCTCCTCTTTCTCCTCATCGCTGGGGCCAAAGATGTCGTCCTGACAGGACTGGCAGAAACCGGAGATGCCATGCTCCTTGCTGCTGAGTTCGTCACGGAACTCAAGATCGTGTGCGCCACACTTAACGCATTGGTTGCCAGCGATGGCAAGGCGACGACTACGCCCAAACAGGCGCATCGCGGTATCTTCTTTGAATTGGTCTAGTTCGTTCATCATTGTTATAATTATAGGGATAGTTAAATGCCTGTAAAGCCTAAAGAGTGCTTTTCACTACGCTGTTAGCGATTGGGCCAAGAGACTGTTCTTGCTTGGCAAACGCTATGCCTTCCCGCACTTCACCCACAAAGGTGACATCTAGGAAAACGCTCTTGCCATCAGCTAGCTTAATGTCTAACGTACGACCATCTGCCATGACAGCCTCAACGATTCCACGCTTACCCCAAAGCTGCATGATGCGTGAGCTTGTTACCTCAATCTCTTGGTTGAGTAGGAGTTGAGCTTCTTGTTCTACTGTTAGTTCTTTGTTTAACATACCTTAATATACTCCACTTTTACGAATAATGCAAGTGATACGCAAAAAAAAATGGTGCAGAATAACCCTGTTTTTGTGGGCTCAAATAGCGGTCTGAAAAATAATTTAAGTGGGTGGACAGCCAATGTCCCACCTAGCTTTGAGCACTTGGCACGAATCGTGCTGCCCGATTTTTGGCGAGTGGTCAAGCTTTTTTTAAGAAAAATTTTAGGGCGGGCCTTTGTTTGTTATTCGGATTTTCATTTTTGTAGCTGGAAAAGAAATATTAAAAAGGCAATTATAAATATTACTTCTAAGCTCACGCGGCAACCTTTCCCCGTTTAAGAAGTTGCAACGCCTTACTTGCCATACTCCCTGCTGGCTGTGTCCCGTGAATTAACAACGCAAAGTTTTCTTTTCCAAACGCTGCGTGTGTGTCGTCGTGGTCGATTTCTAAACCTTTGTCGATTGCTTCTTGCTCACTGTAAACAACAACAGCTTCTTTCCAACCGGCAACGTCAATCAATTCATCATGCTTGCCACCACGCGAGGCAGTCAAGACAAGGTTAGAAGGCAACGCCCATTCCAAAAAGAAATTAAGACTTTTCGAGTAGGCATAAAAAACCTTGTCAGGGTTTTGCCTTGCAACGTCAACCCACGCTTGCAAGTAACGCTTTGAAAAGAAATCCCCGCCAACGTGGACACGCATGATGTCAAACTTTTTGGGCAAGCTCCGATTGATTAAATCGGTAGTGTGTGGGCAGTTCTCAAATCCTGCCTCTTGGTCTAATTTCAAAGCTTGCTTTAGCAAGTCGAAGTTATGCCAAACCATTTTACGCAATGACGGATACGTTGCCTCTGCACTAGCGGCAAAGCATCGCCACTCCGTATCTGGCCCGTCTTGAATCTTTCCGGTTTCAGGATCTGCTTTTGATAAACAGTCTTTTGCTCCGGGGCAAGTGTGTCCAGCGGGAAGCGTGAAGGTTTTTAGTTTAAGCCCAAGCTTCCGAATCATTTTCTTTAGCTTGGAGTTCGGATCTCCAAATTTTAATAGGTCGTTCATCTTTGTTAATTATACAGATAGTTAAGATTGATTCAAGCACTATAATCGCTGTCAGGCTTTTCGGCCGAGATGGTTCCCATGCCGTAAGTAGTCTCTCGCACATTCTTTTTGATGATGTCCGTGACACGTTCCATCGAGTCAAACCACTCTTGCGCCATTTGTTTAGCATCTGCCAACGCACCGCCTTTTGTGCCTTTGTAACCATCGGCAGACTCGTTTAGAAGTTTGTTCAAAGCTCGCAATTCCATACCAGCAAGCAAACGCTCACGGGTTGTGTAAAATTGCGCGGTGGTAGGTGTTAGCCAATGAATACGCGCCTCGCCAAAATGATGCAATCCCGCATCGGTGGCGTTGGTGTTGAAGAATCCCCAGAAATCAGCTTCCACATCTTCAGGTGCGCCAGTGATGGCAACGATGATTTTAGTGCTGAAGTCTTGATACTCTAGTTTTGTGTTTGTGTGGTTGTTATACATAATTGATTTACTTTCTGGATAGGATTATGACAGGTCGAGCAGGACAATGCAAGCCCTAATCGAATTTTTTTTGATGTTTTTTTCTACGCCTAAAAGAGCCTTTACCCTTCTTCACGCGATGTTCACGGGTTGCGCTATTCATAAAGCCTTCGCGGTTCACTCTCGCTCTTGCTCTGCGTTTTCTTTTCCTTCTCACTTTCATTGAAATAAATATAACACAGAAACGCCCTCCTGTCAAGGCATTGTGAATAACTTTTTTCGAAAACTTTACTTGCACTTGGCACGAATCGTGCGGCCCGATTTACATAAAGTGCAAGTTTTTATATCAGAAATTACTCAATTAGTTTTTGAGTTTCAGTAGGATCTTCCCCGTTCCTTATTAGATTCATATCAAAGGTGAATGCGTTAAGCATATCCGTGGGGTGCGCTCCCTTTGCGGATGCCATTGCCAACAACGCAAGACAGATATCTAATTGCTTTGATTCTTTATCAGTCATTTTCTTTTTTGGTTTATAGTTAACAAGTCCGGTCCAATAGTCGCTCATAATTTTAGTATGGGTCGCTGACGTTTGAGTCTGCCCAGTTTTCATTCCGCATCTCTTGATACTTGTCTGCGGGGTCTACGTTCAGTTGCTGATCAGGTGCTTGATTTTCCAGACCGTACATCTTTGGTGTCCTGCCACCTTCTACGATGTCCATTCTAGCGACCGTGTTACCGTTAGCGTCTTGCGCGGTTGTGAAGTCTCCAACGTCTGCTGCCATAATACGGTCAGCGTTGTCCATTAGTCTTTCAATGACGTTTCGCATCTCAAATAGTCTTTCAGCATCGTTGTTGCCAAATGATGAGTTGCCTAATTCGATTTCTATGATTGCCTTCATTGTTTCTTAATTATAATGATGGTTAAGGTTGAGTCAAGACAGAAGATTTTGTTATTCCAAAAACTCTGGAGTTAATTCTAAAGAATTTATGATTGCCTATGATTCTTACAGGTGTCCTCCCTCTTACCCAGTAAGGACTAACTCTTGTCGCGCAATAGTGGTCTGCGTGGTCAGTATAAGAACGATCTACTTTCATTACATGAATAGCCAAAGCTTTAGCGTAACGCACTGATTCGATATCGTGCTTCATAAGCCGCTCAACCGTTGCTCTATTCCTGTCGTCAAGGGTAGTTTTTTTATCTTTAACCCAAAAAGAAAATTGCGAAGGCTGTTTGCAAACTTCTTTTGGAGTTTTGTTCCGCAGAATTGCTCGTTGCGCTATGACACAAGCAACGGCATACATACCCGCCTTACCTTCTCCACGCGCTTCGCCAAGAATAGTCTTTGCGACAACTGTTTGGTCGGGCGTTAGCTCTTGCGCTGATGCTACTGACACAGCAGCAAACAAAAGCATATGCAAGGCAAGCAAAGTTAAAATAAGGGTTAACAGAATATCCAAAGCGGTATTCCCTAAATCTTTAAGTGTTTCTTTCATAGTTCCAATTATAATGATAGTTATATTCTTAACAAGTAAAAACCCTCTCACCCAAAAGTAAAGAAAGGGCGAGAGGGTTATGTTTATGATTGCAAGTAGCTTGCAATCTGTTCTCCACTAGCCAAATTCAAAGATTTAGCCGGAACCACAGCCAACGCTTTGTTATGGACAGTGGTGAAAACTGATTGACTATTCGCTTTACTACGAACACGTTCTACTCGTTGGGTTCCTTCGTTATAATATAACGAACCGTTTCTGATTCCTTTAATTTTCATCTTCCTTAATTATAGCGAAAGTTAGCCTCGTGTCAACCCCTAAAGTAAGAAGTGACGGGTTAAGATTGGTAATGCTGCCTTGATGTTGAAGATCCGATAGGCTTCAGCCTTAGCTTCCTCGTGAGTTACGCCAATCTTTTTCTGTGCTTTGATATGGTTGGTGACTTGTGCTGCTTTGACAGCGTTTCTTGCTTGATAGGTTCCGTATGTTTTGCTCATGTTCTTAATTATAGGGATGGTTAAGACTCATGCAAGCATTTTTTTTCTTTTTTTTTCGCTTGACCACTAGTTAAAAATCAGGCTGCAAGATCCGTGCCAAGTGCTTATTTGGTGTTATTATTTTTTCGGGTCTATTTAATAATCGTTATTTAATAGTTATTATTTAAACGGGCAAAAAAAATCCCCCCGCCACGATTAACGCAGCGAGGGGATCGGTTGGGTAGCCTACTCAGTAATCACTATTTGATCATTTTTGGCGGGAGTCCAAAGTTTCTCCAAAACTTTTTGGTTCCGAGTCGCCTTGTCGAACCTCTTTAAGACTTGAGAGGTCACACGATTTGCATACTCGAAACGAGTATCCGCAACCTCATAGGTCAAATGCTCCGTGACGGCATTGTTAAGGTTGTAAAGGTTCCGACTCTTATCGGCATCTCCACCTCTGCCAAGTCCCTCTGGTTGGCCGTTCCAAACTTGAGCGATAGACTCACGCACCTTTTCAGAAAACACCTTGGCATTTGCTAGGTTCTGAAGGATAATGATTCCTTGCTCTTGAGAAACTTCCGACTGCGACAACCGACCGTAAACAGTCAGGCTCTGCTTCATCTTGGCAAGAGCAGTATCCAAGGCTTTTGGAGAAAGCACCTCGTTCAAGTTAACATTCAAAGAATGTTTCTTTGTCATTTCCACTTCCGACTCGGTTGTGGTCATGCCATTCAAACAAGCCAGACGCTTTAAGCCTAACGAATAAGCCATCCGAAGACTACGGTCAAGCGAGTTTTGAGCAGTCAAACGATAGCCCATAATGTCACCGACTTGGGGAACTTCCGCTTGATATTCCGAACCGATAAGGTCATAAACCGCACGGCACTTCGCACCGTTTTCGGTCACGTAAACTTTACGATTAACCTCGATACCACGGTCAGCAAACGCATTGTCTGCAAACCCTACTATGTCACGGTGATTAACCAGACCGTAACGGTCAGTAGTCCACCCCATGATGTCGCCCGTGTCTTCACGGATGTTCATGTAATAACCGGATTTTTTTCCGGTGATTGGATGGGGTACTTCAACCTGTTTGGCGGTGAAGTCGTAGCCCTCATCAATCTGTTGTTTTGCTTCTATAGGCATAATATATATAGTTCCTTTTTTCTAGTGTTAATGTCTCAAACTGTTATAACCATTATAAGCATAGTTAAGCCTGTGACAAGCATTAAATGCACATTAGATGCATTTTTTTGTCGATCACAAATGAGCGGCAAAATAGTTTGTCAATCAATTATGGCAATTAATGAGCGACAAAGGGGGTAATTGTTTTGAAAGAAAGCCCTGCTTTTGTGAGGTATCATGCCTGAAAATTTCTTGTTTACCCCCACTTTCTCCGGTGTGAAATTCGTTGATTTTAAGAAATTTTTTGAGGTGTGAATAACTTTACGCTTGACACTTGGTTGAAATCGGGCAGCACGATTCGTGCCAAGTGCTATTAGGGCAAAAAAAATAACAAGGCGATGGTCACGTTCGGTGTGAACTCATCTTTAACGGGCGCATCAACTGCGTTTGTTTTTCCCGACCTTGTTGAAACCGTAGCCCTTTGATTTTGGACTACGGAAATTTTGGGATCTCACGTTGGTTACCCGCTGCTTCTCCCTTTGCAGACGCGAGGAATACTTACGCGCTTCCGGTTGAGGTAACCTGTGTTTCTTCCTGTTACGTGGCCTGTAACCCAGCACCACGCACAAAATTAATGGGAAGATGGATTGCTGCATTACCATCAAGACCAGTGCACAATACAGTTCAAGTTTACCAGTCTACTAGAAACACGTGTCTCATACGATTATACTCTAACACGTATCCCTATGCCTTACCCCTTATGATGGAGGGTTGTTCAGCCATTCCCTTAAGCCAACCGTCGTCAGCTTAAATTGTTGTCGCGTTTCCGCAACTTAAATTGTCAATCTCTCAAAGAACTATACCCATTATACGGGTAGTTAATCTAAACGCAAGTTTTTTATTTGAAATTCCAACTCCAATAAACATCGTCTCTGTATGAGTGTTTCCACGGATTTGGCCTAGCATAAGATCCCTTCCAAGGCCTTCCGTTCGGGAATCTACCCCACATCTGTCTGATATACTGTTTATTCAAGTCACCCCAAGGCGACTTATCTTCAACCTTTTTAGCTGGTGGGCCGAAAGCTCCTCTCATAGACGGAGAAAGATACTCCACTGTATTAGGAGAAGAACATCCACATAAAAAATAAATACTAAATACAATAATAAATAATATAGTTGGTGTGTTGAATTGTTTCATATGTCCTCCTATTATAGAGATAGTTGAATGGAAAGCAAGCTATAATATGACCTAATTAATAATAATAAGATTCTTTATCCAGCCTAAAATATAATTTCGGAACAAGCGTCCTAGCCTTGCCGCAAATTATCTTACTGTCTTTATTTACACTCCTTTATTTGACTATTTAACAAAAAACCGCCCACCCCCAGATGAACGACAGAAAGGGTAGGCGGCCTGTTCTACTTTATTTCGCTACTTGGTAACGAATGTAGAAGCCTTATTTAGCACTTGTCGAGTAACCTGACGTTTGTCAGTCGGAACGTATCCGTTACTTGTCACCTCCATTGCTTGAGTGACTTCAGCTTTATTTCCTTTGGTAGTTACTTGAATCAAGTATGTTTTATTCTTATTTTTCATCGTGTTAAATATCCCATATTTTGTCAGAAGCGCAAGTCCAATTCATAAATTCTTTTATTTGTTCAAATGATGTTTCCTTTTTATTATTTAGAACCCATTCCTTTAAAGTTTTATTATCATATTTAATTAATGGCATTGCATTATATCCTAACTCATTTTCTGTTTCAGCTAAATCAGCATATAGTGTGCCGCCTTTAATTTTTATATTTAAATAGAATCCATTTGTAGTTATACATTTCCAATTATTTTCACTCCAACGGGTTACAGTATCTAACTCCATATCTTTATAAATACTATATGAGGTTTGATCTATCACTTTAAACATCCTCCCGCTCCAAGTATTCATGCCCTGTTTTGGTAAGCGCACGACCACTGGTTGTAATCTCCATCAGATTCATCTTCTGAAGGTACATCTCAAAATCTTGACGCAGACATTGAGGAGTCAACCCCGTCTTGGCAGCAAGGTGAGTCAGTGAACATTCTTTTTTCTCCTTCAGTGCCTTCAACACGATAAGCTCAATACGATTCACGCCTAAAGGTAGGATGCCCAATTCGTCACGCATGATCTCCCAATCTTTGTTCATAAACTTATCAGAACCCTTAACCTTTAAGTAGGATTTCATGTTGTTTGCCATCTTTTGAGCAGCACGGGCGTTGCCTCGCAGGATAGTGGCGACATCCTCAAGAACGCCCTTCTCAAACTTAATACCTTTCATCTGACGAGAGATGATCGTGCCTAACTGATTATAGGAGTATTCCTCCAGATCAATACGCTCGCAACGATCCATCAACGCATGGAAAATCTTATGAGCTTCGGTAGTGGCGAACAGAAACGAGTGGATACGAAAATCGAAATCAACAACATAATCTTCATACGCAAACTCGTTACGATTGTTCTCGTTCGGGTTCAGACAGGTCAGTAACATCATTGTCACATCCTTGGGAAGCTCGCTGGCTTCGTCAAAAAGAACGGTACATTCTTTATTCGCAACGTGAGGTACGATTACTTGATTGAAGAACTGCTTCACGTTCTTGATAGTAGAACAGTTGATCTCAAGGAAACGCTTTGGCTTGCCCTTCTCACCCTCAAGGTTCTTACCAATAGCTTTGGCAAGAGTGGTCTTACCGCATCCCTTGGGTGCGATAAACATAAGGTGTGGAATGATCCCAGAGGCTTTATAGCCTCGATGGAAGAACATAAGTTTCTTCTTTGCTTTGTCCTGACCAACAATGTCAGGAAATAGTTTAGTGGTTTTGTCGCTCATCTTTATCAATTATGCACATAGTTAAAACAGACACAAGAATAAAATAAAATTATTTAAAATTCTACTTCATCTATCCCTACTTCATCATCACTATCAAAGTCCTCTACCTTCATGTCTACTGAAGTAGTTGCTGCTTCGATGTTGCCTTTACTGGTAGCTTGGCAAGAGTCTAACTTCTTTGCAGATAAACGTATGCCCACCATTTCAAGACCTTCCACCCACTTACGTCCTACAAGGATAGTGGCGTTGTCTCCCAAAGGCTCAAGAGATTGTTTTAAGTCTCCTAGACTAACCTCTACAAAACTAACCGAACCTTTTGTACGACCCGAACCTTTCTTTCGTATGGAGCCGTCTTTGTTTTTCGTTTTCTTCTTAACTGGCATACATCCATTTTAATTAAAGTTAAAAATAAAACAAGATAATTTTTTAAAAAAAATACCCGCCAGAGCGGCGGGTTTAATTGTAACAATCATTCGGGCTTTGACCAGTTCTCTTTAGGCGGTGGAATCTTCCTATTTGACTCAGCTAACTTCCTCACTTCTTTAGCCATCTCATCAAATATCTGACTCGCACGTTCATGCACTTCTTTTTCTTTAGCTTCTTCTGGAGTCATGTTTATTACAATGTCCTGCTTCCATAAAGGCATATGGCTAACGATATAATTCCAAGCATCTTCATATCTTAATACAAGATTATTGTCATTAGGTCGTTTATTTATTTTCTTTTTTGATCTTTGAGATTTTGAAGTAGTCATATTGTCCTTTTATAGTATATATAGTTAGATTTGAAACAAGCCTAAAATTATTTAAAATTATTTAAAATTTTGCCTATAACAATCTAATTGTAAATAATCACCTAAAATCACCTAGAATCTACCCCCTGTATTTATTTAGTCAAAAATCCTACAACCTACGGTTATTTCGAGCGAATCCTACAACCTACCATTTGGAGCGATTCCATATTTTCCAAAATAAATAAGGAGCTACTATCAATGTAATAATTATTATTATATTATCCATCTTTTATTTTTCTTTTTTGCTCTTTTAAAAATTCTTCTGACTCAACCCAAACCTCTTTACATTTTCTGCATTTCCAAACCTCTTTACATTTATATTTTTGTTTCTTACATTCTTTATCTTTGTTGAAGAACCCCTGCTTACAACCACACTGTACCGCTTTCTCTTTCGACAGAAAGAGATGAGCTTGGGCGCACGGAGCGCAGTATGGACAAGCGTAGAAATACATAGTGTTGTTTCATCACCTATATTTACACGAAAATCCTCCATCCTACACTCGCAGGACAGAGGACTTCGCTTATGAACAACACACACTATGCTATGAGACCTACCCCATCAACATATATATTATAACATATAGTTATAGGAGGGTCAAGTGCTTTATTTCGAGAAAATCAGACAACCTACAAAAATTAAATATAATTAAATTAAATTATAATATATTATTTATAATTGGGGGCCGCTGTTATAGTCAGATTCTTCATGCTCATTAGCATATCTATAAATTTTTAATAATTTATCTGAATAACTATCTTTTTTATTGATAGCATATTTTGTTCCCTTTACTTTCTTATTCCATGCCCGTACATTGCTTAAAGCAGCATTGACATAAATTTTAAATAAATCTTTTTTCTTGTTAGCTTCTATCTTCATAATTAAAAATAAATAAATAAGTTTTAAATAATTATATTAAATTAAATATAAATTTTACACATACCCATGTTTATACACACAATAATAATAATAAGTGATTACTCCTATTATTCTACTCTATATTTCCTCCTATATCAGACAACCTAGAAGAACCAACTAAATAGGCTATTATCATCACCTTTTGAGTCGTTTATGGACACATTAGTCCCTCCCTCTCCGCTTTCTCTCTTTGGGGTAGACATATACATTAACAGTAACGCTCCCCCAATAACAATAATTACATCCATTTTTTATACCTATTAATTCATATATTAAAAAGAGTCTCTTGTATATGTAATAAGACACTCAAACTACCTTTCAACATAGTTTAAGCATGGGTATAAGCAAGGAATAAATGAAAAAAATAACGGAGCAAATGCCCCGTTCAAATTAATTAAAATTTTAAATAATTCTATTGTTCTAATAGTTGCTCTATGCCTTCGACCTCTCTACCGTTCCATTTCCAACTTTCTTTATACTCCTCATGCACCTTACGCCTGTTGTCCATACGGATATAGTGAAAGCTCCCAGATACCCCTTTAAAGCACCCAAAATCCTGTATGGGGAGAGTTGCCGTCTTGGGCTTACCATTCTCCTTCAAATCGTTGTGCATCGTTAGAACGGCGTGTGTGGCATATTTTGGAGGACGGGGGATAATTGCAATCCACTCCCCTGTTCCTACTTTAACGTATGGTTTTGCTTTAAACATCTTTCTCGAATTATATTAAATTTAAAATAATTTTAAAATAAAACGAGGCCATCAAGCTGAAGGCAAGCTCAACGACCTCGTTTTTGTTCCCCCCGTGTATAGCAACACGCAGATTACTTTCTCCTAATCGTCAAGCCCAAAGTCCTTCTTGGCCTGTTCGTAACCCTCATTCCAATCACTACTATAATCTTCATCCCAATCACCAAAATCGGTATTCAGACCTTCATTTAAGGGCGGGGCATCAACTGTTTCGTAATGACCCACAACCTTATACTTGGATGTACGCAACTTCTGACAACTGCAATCATAAGGGACGCTTACAACGTCTGCTGGATTAATTTCAACAATCATAAGATTGCCTCCGTTACTCGCATACCCTTTAGCGTAGTCATAGCTACCAGCATGGAATCCTGACGAACAACCAAGGTTAGCATCGTCACACACACCATTCCTACGCATTTCAAGCACATCTCCAACCTTATTGGAGAAGGTACGAGTATGGAAGTCCTTGAAATCATCGGTTACACCCTTGTAGGCAAGGAAATTGCCGTCAGGAGTAATAGGCATCGCCTTATGCTCCAAGAAAGAGTATAGCTCATCAATAGCACGATGAGATGGGTTATCCATCATATTCCCAAGGAATTTAATCAAGGGTTGATATGGCTCATTGTTACGCATGAAGTTCAAAATCTTATCCACGACCAAGTTGTGAACTGATTCACCTTGGTAGAATACTGCTCCATCCTTTACCTCGATTTCTGCATCTGAATCAAGATAGTCTTCGACTGCCTTCGATACATCAAATAGGTTTTCTAAACGCTCCCACTCCTCGTCCTTTAACGCTTCTTTAGCACGTTCAAACGATGGGTGATCGTTGTTCATAGTATGAGCCTTGCCTTCGATTACAACCGTTAGACTCTTTTCGGTTAAGATATATGGTATCATATAATTTTTTCCTTCTTTAACTGCTTACTCTCTCTATTATACAGATGGTTAAAGCGGGGTCAACCCTTTTTCTTTCTTTTTTTAGAATTATATTCTTGGCCTTGTGAGATATTAACCCTTGAACAAGACTCTTTACTTTTCTCTACTCTCTCCTGCTCTTTCTTGTTTTCTTCTACGCACTCCATAATTAAATCTACCACATACTTTTGAATATCTTCTTGTTCTGGTTCTCTATTGTGTTCTTGAATATAATAATCTTTAAATTTATCATCAGCTTCAAATTCTGGCAGACCTTGATAGTAATAAGCATCATGTTTATTCAGATGCTCTACTGCCGCTTCGATTGCTGCTTGATTAAATAGTAATGGCTTTTCTTCCAGCCTTGAGTAAGATAATTTTGGTTTTTCCATAATTTTTTCAAATCCTAATAATTATTAATTTAATAGTTTTCTTCTCGCAAGAGAAGGAATAATAAATTTTCTAAATTGTCCACCACATTTTTTTATGCAAATCTTCTATGACTACTCTCAAGGCTTCTTTTCGGCCTCCATCATAATCATCCATCACTATAATACTCTCGTACTCTTTTTCGTACTTTGCAAGAAGTTTCTCAAGCTGTACCCCGTCTATGTTTTCTTGTTTACTCATAATAATCTTCTCTAATTTTTAAAAAATTTTAAATTAATTTACAGTAGAGAGGCGACTCCTCCCGAAAGAAAAGCCGCCTCTAAATGATTCAGTAGTCGAAACCACTCAAATACCTACCGAATCTAACTCTTGTTGCAAAGGTCAATGACGTTAATGTAATTAATGACATCGCTTTGAATTTCCTTGGTATTATTCCATCTCCAACCATGAGAATCAAGGTGCTTCAGCATCGAATACTTTTCAATCACGGTCTTAAACTCTTGTTTTAGATCGTAAGTAGGTTTAATCTTTAACTTTTTAATGTCAGTATATTCGTTCGCTACCTCCACCAATTTCTGCAACTGTTTGGCTTTACCATTGGCCGATTTCATCAACTGGTAATTAGTTAAGAAAGTGGCTATCGTTCCTTCTTTGTCTGCTAGTTGAGGCAATCCTTTCAGTAACATTTCCAACGCTTCAGATTTATATGAACCCCAAGCATCTTCACGATTTCCAGTAAAGTCCGTAGCAGACTTGTAATCGACGTAAGATTGAGTTAAAGAACCTTCGTTTAACTTCTCTAGGGTTTTTTCCTTGGCAAAATCATAAAAATTCTGCCAACCTTTTTTACCCTCTAACTGACTACGTTGTTTAATCTTAACTGCGTAGACTTTAGGAACCTTAACTCCAATAGCTTTTAAGTCTTTAACTTTATTGATAAGTTGACTAGCACACTCATCGGACAACCCTCTCAAAGCATTGAATTTGTCAATAATTACAAATACTCCACCGTTATCCATGTCTACTTCCGCAATGTTCCAAAAGTCAGATTTTGGACTATGCCAACCCCTTCTTTCGGTAACTATATCAAGCTCAAATAACTTTGCAGAATGTTTACCATTCTTAACCCCTCCAGAGGTAGTGGAAGCACTCCGTTGATAACCAACGAACTCACTCATCTTATGCTTTGGCAACTCCGACAACTTCACAAGAGTGCCATCGAATTTTTCCTTTTTAATCCAATTAGCACGAACCTTATCAGCTTTGATGATTTTATCACCGTCAGAAAAAGATTGGAACTCAAGCATGACAGGAGTTTTCTTCTGATTGTGGATGATAGGTAAAATCCTACCCATCATTCCACGACGATGCCCTATATCATTTTCGATAAGAACCAAATTCTTATCGCAAGAGAACGAGCCACATTCGTCACTTTTGTAACGCTCACCACGATAACTTTTCTTAAACCTTACCGTAGTTGCTCCACCTGTACCGTAAGTGTTGTAGGAGTCTCCATCTACCGTTTTACCATTCCATACAAGATGATCTTTAATAACATCCCTTAAAGCATACAAAGGCGAATCTGTACGGAACGTACTGCCATATAAACATTTCGCTTCAAACAAGGTGTTACACACTTTGAACTGCTTGCTAATCGTACTAGAAAGTTCTTCACGAACCGTTTGAAGGTGCATCTTCAACTTTTTACGAGTATAATCAGTAAACTGTAACTTTTCCCGTGAAGCAGAAATCTCTACATCTCCAATAGGCACACGCAAAACCAAATTCTCCGACACAAGATGAGAAATTTTATCATCATAAGATAAATTCAAGTCGGAGGAATCAACAGGGTATCCAATGTTGCCCATAACAACAGTCAACTCGCCATGACGACTACGATAACTGTGATACCTGTCACTCACTACATCTCTCCACTCCCAATTATCACCAGAAAATAAAACTTTTGAGTCCTTATACTCGAAAGGATTACAACCTTTCACATTAGGACGGACGGAGAACCACTCAAACAGAGTCTTGCCTTTGTCTAGGAACTCCTGACAATCATCCTCACGAACAGGTACAGAAATTTCAATACCATCTTCTTCATCAGTATCTTCTTCAGACAGCTTGGAAATCTGGCCGACTTGAGACGGATCAATAAAGGCGTTGTAAGTAATCTTCTTACCTTTTACGAAAGAATTAATAACGAAATTGTCTCCGTATGAGAAAGCAGACTTTGAGCCGATACCTAGCATACCCGTACAGTCGTTACTATTACGTTTGGTGGATTCACCGTAAAAAGCGTAAACGTCTTGAATCTCTTGCTCTGTAAGACCATCACCAAAGTCACGAACCTTGAATACTGGCTTTAATTTAGTTGGGAAAGTTACTTCGATAGGACGATCCGCATTTCCCGCTTCAATATGAGCGTCAACCGCATTGGTAGAATACTCACGAATAATTGCAAGAACCTTGTCTGAATAAAGTTGGTCACGCAAGATGCCTAGAACGTGGTGGATGCCAGACTGCTTGATTCCAAAGCTAACAGACTTTTGGATGCCGCTGGTTTTAAGGGTTTGTCTTTTCTCTAATGGTTTCATTGATGCTAATTATAGCGATGGTTAGAGTTGAGTCAAATCTTTTTTGAAAAAAATAAATCAAGCTACCGTTTCGGTACTTTTTTTAAAATTTTAAAATAATTCAAATCTTAATAGCTTGAAATATCTCCTTAATTTCCCTATTATTGAAATCATTTTTAGCATAATTAACAAACGTGCATAACCACTGGACGTTACCTTTAACGTAGCCTTTACTGGAATCTACTCTATCTGGTGAACCATTTAAAGGTGATCTAGGCTGATCCGGTTTAATCATTTTTAATCCAGTGATAGCACACAAACCCTTTTGTTGTTCCCAAAGTTCAGCTAGGTATTCAAGGGTTAAATCAAATTCCACCTCCGCTTCAAGACTTTTAATCTGATTTTTACGTCTTTTATTAGCTTTAGTTCTATCGGTTCGATCAATAAACATAACTCTAATAGCTTGCTCTGTCCAAGGATTACCCTGACGATTCTTACGTCCTTGTTTGTTCATCTCGTCAGCAATCTGACGGAAATTTTTACGTCTACCGTACAGTCGCGGTTTACGTCTTAACTTTCGTACCTCTTTTAAGTTCTGAACTTCTTCATCATTTATCCCATATTCTTTAGCTCCACCAGTTCCGACCTTATTAAATTTAATCTTATCAAGTTTCTTTCTCTTTTCATTAACTCTACCTTTGAGTTTGGAAAAAATTGTTTTAAATTCATCAAACATTTTTATATTAAAAAAAGATTGGTAGGGAAGGCGGGACTTGAACCCGCACGAACTCAATGTTCGACAGATTTTAAGTCTGTTGTGTCTGCCAATTCCACCACTTCCCCAAGAAGGAATTAGTCCTTATACGCTTTCTGTATTGCAAAACGTAACTTCTTCATGGCCTCAAACTCAACCTGTCTGATCCTCTCCCTAGTGACATTAAATTCTTCACCTATTTTTTCTAAAGTTTTTATATCTTTATTATTAAGACCGAACCTATGCTCAATGATATACTTTTCTCTGTCTTTAAGTTTATTCAAGAATTTATTTATTACTTCTTTGTCATTATTCTTAACAAGAGAGTCTAATGGAGAATCAGTTTTCTCATCAGCAAATACGCTACCAAAACTTGAGGCAGCATCGTCAGCGCACATTAAAGAATCGACGCTTGTAAAAGTGTATTTTGAATTTAATACTTTCTCAACTAAATGGACAGGCTCCTCCAACGCTTCAGCAATTTGTTTGGGGGTAGCCTCGTTATTGTTCTCTTGAGAATAAGAGTCTACATACTTGATAACCTTTAGTTGTAACTGAACCAACTGGACAGGCAATCTAATTAAACGTCCATGATTACATAATGCTCTGGTTATTTTTTGACGAATCCAATAAGCGGCATAAGTGCTGAACTTCGTCCCTACTAATGGGTCATACCTTTTAGCCGCTTCCATTAATCCCATATTTCCCTCGCAAACCATGTCGTCTAACTCAAGACCACACCTTGAGTATCCAGAAGCAATTTTTATTACCAGCCTTAAATTTCTGTTAACAAATTCTTCTTGAGCTTTTCTCCTCTCTCTTTCGTTTTTACTAGATAGTTTTGCACCCACCTCAAGCTCCTCCTCTCGACTCATAACAGGAAGAAAATTGTAACTTGCATAGTGGGGGTTTAACGCTTGGTGATTCTTTGACATAACCATTAGACTCTGACCCTTTCTTGATTGAGGTTATTTAATTTACTTCTGCTGGCGGGAAATAATCTTTGATTGTAATGCTCTTATAGGCGTAAGTATCCCCTATATGAAGAAGGTCATGGATACCTTCTGGCAACTCTATATTTGGCTCCTGTCTCGTCGAGCTACACCCGATAAGTGGAAGCACTAGAATAAGGATTAAGTTCTTCATAGACTCATCACCTCCTTCACTTCTTCTACTACGTTGTGAACGTCTTGCCAGCTATATGCTTCTGAAAGGTCGCCGTTTGAACACATACTCTTTGTGTACGGGCCTCCAAGGTTAATACGACACACGCTCGCATATTTATATGTACCCCAAGGTTTTTTCTGATGCCTTAACGGGCCTCTAATATGGATTGTCAAGAAAGGGTCTTTCTCTCTTACGCTGCTCATCCTCACGGTAGCAACTTCATCAAGAAATTCATCCGTCCTTGAACGAGGTACAATATCTTCTTGGTTAATCTTGCCTTGAGATGCTAAACCCAGCACCCTGCTATTTTTTTCCCATTTTATTTTCATGTTATTTTAAATCTGTAACTGTTCCATCTTCTCCAATTTCTAATCCACGATGCCGCTCCATTTCACGAACGTCAACGATCCAATCTTTTGGACTTCTGTTTCTATTGTATTGGCTAACCATTTCTTCTTCGTCTCGCTTCTGCCATTCTTGTTCGATTACAGACACAAGCTCCGTGACTAATTCGTTTTGCATCTTTCCTTCACCACAATTTTTTGCTACTTGAAGGGTACGGTACGCTTCATCTAGTATTTGTTTATCAGTCATATTTAAAGACTTCCTACCATTTCTCGTACTTGTTTTTTGAAGGCACGAACCTTCTTGGCTTGAACCTCCATCCCATACTTCTTATAGTATTGGGCTTTACGCTCAAGAGTCTCTTGGAGACTGTTACTCAACATCCTATCTAGGCGTTGCTTTTGCTCTTGCTTTTCTTTTCCGCTCATTTCTTTTTCACAGCTTTCTTCTTTGTTACTTTCTTCTTCTCCTCTACTTTCTTCTCCTCTACTGGTTTAGCGTCACGAACTTTCTCACGCCATTCAGACTTGGGACAGTATTTCCAGCCCGATTTCACCTGTTGTTCTGCGTCCTCGTCTGACGCACGTTTAATGATCTTTCCTTTTTTAATTGTTTTCATGTCCGTCTCTATATTATACAAATAGTTAGGTTAAGGTCAATCATCTAAATCCCAATCGTCCAGTGCAACTTGAACTGCCATATCCATAGGGTCTGAAGGGTAAGTTTTAAAATGGGTCGCCAAACTCCACATAAACTCCGCTTCTAACCCCCAAGGCTTCGCCTTCTCAAGTGCTTGGGCGATAAGTTGAATATCTGATGGCCTTGCGCTATTTCTGTTTACTTCAAACTTCATAATAATTTAAAATTTTAAATAATTTATTCTTCTTCTTTGAAGCAGTCCTCACACTTTAATACTCTTTGCTCATCTTCTTCTACTTCTTGTAGGTAATTCGTAGGTAGTCCACATTCGGGACAGTCTATGGCTTCTCTATAATATGCTAATTTATTCATTTTCTAATTCGTGTTCTAGTATGCTTATACAATCGTACTTCTCGTCAAATGGAAATATAAAAGCGGGAGTAAATTCTCCAGCGTATGCTCCCGTCACATTGAAATGAAAATACTCAATGGCCTCGTCACAATCCATTTCGTCTCTTTCCATTAGTATGTCAATACATTTTGAACTATCGTAACAAGCTACTGGTTTTTGCCCATAGACTTCAGATACTCCCATAAACGCTTTTTCAAAACCATCAGCTAAAAGAATATCATCAACGAAATCTGGATAATTATCCTCTAGGTAATTTTGTATTCCTTCTTTAATTGTTACCTTCATTCGTTTATTCCTCCTCTATCCCATTGAGTGTTTAACCTACGTTTCTCTATGTCTCGTTGATTGTATTTAGTCTGAATCTCTGAAGGCATACTATCCTTAATCGCTTCAATAGACTGTTCTCCAATTTGCCTACGTTCCTGTTCATATTTAATGATATTATGACATTCTTCTACTGGTTTAATTCTCATTTTCTTTTTCCCCCTCCTTTTCTGCCTCGTCAAGCATTTGCTGTTGCATCATCTTCATCATGGCTCGACGCATTTCAGATTTCCTGTCCAACATTTCTTGAGACTTCCTCTTGTTACGCCTCTTTCTCCATTGTCGAGGCGTTAGTCCTTTTTTTCTATGTTTTGATATTGGCATAATTTATCTTTCTATCTTTTTAAAATGTTCGTCTACAATGTCAAGAACATCTCCTTCTAGTTGATTCTTCCAACCGAACTCTCGCAGTTGGGGCCATTTTTCCTCAAAGTATTTTTCAATATCTTCGTGGATGTCTGCTTTAACGTCTAGTATTTTGTATCCCATAATTTTATTCGTAGTCTCTAATTGCAATCACATACGGAAACCTTGGCACTCCATCGGGAGTAAGGTTGAAGTATTTGATTGTTGCTTCTTTACCTATTAAACTGTCTGCTTTTTCTAGCAGCCCTGTTAGGTATTCAAATGTACCTTTGACGTTTGAGTTAAAATCTCTACCGTCCTTATTCTTAAATTTAAAATGCTTAATCGTTCCCTCACGATTACCCTCGCCTTCTTCGTACCCAAGAATAGTATATTCTTCATCAATAAACTCTTTACGTTTCAGCAGTTTTGATGAACGCTTGTTTTCGTAAGGCCCGTCAAGCCTAATCATCTGTCCTTCGTACCCCGCTTCTACATAATCTTCATAGCAACGGTCTAGTTGCTCTCTGCCGTGGATTTCGGTAGTCTCTACTATAACAAGAGGGTTATCTTCAAGCGTCAAACCTTGATGACTCCTTCCATTTTTGAACTTCCTACGAAAAATACGACAAGACTTATCAAGTCCTAGATTAGCGAACTGTGCGTCTAGTACGGAAGTTCTGTCCGAAAACGAATCCTTCTCTGTGTAGGCTCCACCTTTACGGAATGGGTTGTCCTTACCTATTACTGGAGCATCATAAATATGATATTGAATCATCCTCTTGCTCTCTGCCAAATGTTCTTCAGTAAGATTCTGCTTACGCACAAGATGAATGATTTTGTTGAAATCATCTTTATACTTATGATTATACAACTCGCCATCAAGAACAGCATTAGGATACTTCTCAAAGAAATCTTCCAGTGCAACGCTAATGTGAGGACAAGCAGTAATCTTCTTGCCACTCCTAGTGAACAATCCCTCACGCATAGCAATACAACGTATGCCATCCAGCTTGGGTTGGGAGAATACGGGCGCACCCACTCCCGATTCATCAATCTCACCCATCACTTCTTTCTGTCGGTTCTTGTCTTTAAAATCTTTCGCCAACATAGGCACATAAAATTTCTTCTTGTCGATGTTGCTTATGGAGTGGCGATAACCTGACTCAACCTTTTTCTGGTGCTTCGCAGAGGCTTCATTTTGTGCCTGTAATTCACCAGTAGTAGCGTTAGCCTTACCTACGTTCTTTGGGTAACAAGTAGTCCAGTTGTTTGTAATCTTCTTACCGTCTTGCTGTCCCGAAATGGTACGGTACTTATCACCGACCACTTCAATAGTCCACTCTTGGATTTTCCCAACGGTAGTTCGTTTGTATAAAGTCTTAAATTTCATTTTTTTATCTCTTGTTTTTTACTTCTTCTAATACGCTGGTGTAATACGCTACACACGCGCCAATTTCTTTTATGTGATGTTCCTCTGCAAAAAGAATATGCTGTTCAAGCAGTTCAATTTTTCTGTCTTTAATCAATACTTTATCGTACCAACTTTTTGTGGTTAATTGAGCCTGTCTACTGCTAACCCTATGCGTTCGATGAAGCGTCTCCTCTAAATCTACATATTGGGTGTATAACATTCCAAACATTGCAAGCACAATACCTATGACTGTCCAATAAAATACTCTTTGATTTTTCTCTGTTAATCTCATTTTAATAATCAATTCCTGCTTCTTGTTGTGGGTAATGATTCTTACTTTTAAGCTCTGGTCTTTCTCTCTCAATCATGTCTATAATGTCTTGGCAACGGTCAAAGTATTGGTCTATGGTATAAGGATGGTCGGTTGCATCGGGACATCTATCGTAGATTGCTTTAATTAGTTCGTAGTTTCTCATTTTAATCCTCCAATACATAACTCCAGTAACGGCTATCAGTTTGGTTTTGCTTTCTGTCCCACAAGATTGCTCTTGCGATAGTCGAGGGTACATTCCACATACGACACATATCTAGCCAATAATTCTCAATTTCGGTATATCGTCTAGCGTCCTTTGTTTGGTCAAGGCCATACGCTTGGAATAAGTGAGTATCCATACAGGTCACTTCAGCTTCGTTAGGGTAAACCATTTCCAAAGCAAACGACACTTTTGCGATGCCCAATCCAAGAATCTTTTTGACAAGTCTATCACGAAACGTCTGCCAGTTTCCTTCTTGGTGCTTGTACCATTCTGGATCACTCCAAAAATTTTGGGCAAATTGCGAGATAAATCTTGTACGATTTTTATGCAGACCGACTCGGCTTTCGACAAGTCTACGTTCAAGTTCATCATCACGATTTACCCAAGAAATCCAATCTTTCACCGCTTCATATCCACGCACGTTAGATTCCCAACTGGTATGTACGGACATGAAGGCGAAAAGCCAACGCTGAAAAAGTTCTGTATCATTTTGGGGCTTGATACTTTCCCAGTAAGATTTATACCGTTCTACTTCTTCTCTGTCGAAAGAGTTGAATAATTTGTCAATCTTCGCAAAGTCAACGTCATTACGGATTTTGTTGGGCTTTCCTTTTTCGTCCCATAAGTTGAATTGCTCCTCCTGTCTTTCAATCTTTGGAGAACCGATGAAATCTAACTGTTTGATCTGCATGGAGTCTCATTATAGAGACGGTTAGGATGCAGTCAAGACTTTTTTTTACTTAAATGGAAAATCGTCACTATCGTCATCCCATTCGGGGTCTACATCTTCTGGATAAAACTTACAATTATACTCTCTTTCTTCGTCTAGTATGAGTAAGTCTACGACTTCTCCCGCTGCATATTTTTTTAAATTTTTAAAAAGACAATCGTGACAAAGTAAATCTATCGCGGGGGCATCTTCTGGGTGAGGGTAAAGGAAGTATCCAAGTTTCTTACTTTTAAAAAGAATTTGATAGTGGTCTTTAGAGTATCCTAATTTGCACTTATCACAAGCTATCTCATCTGCTGAAGCAATATAGCCTCTTTCTTGCCAAGAAGAAAGGCTTTGGGGCATGATGACTTCTACTACAAACACACATTTATTTACACATCTTCTCTAGGCACGTTTTGTTTTAATTGTCTTTCCCAAGAGGTCATTTCCATACTTTCTTGTTGATGCGCTGCGTATAGAGGGCGATGATGCTTTATTTCATTTATAGTTTTTTCGGATATTTGAACCCTTACTTCAACATTAGGTAAAAAAATAATTTTTTCTTTAGTGTATTTTAAAATTCTAGCACATAAACCCCAATGCTCTAACTTTCCATCGGAATGCCATTCAACTTTTTTATTATTTAATAAATCAGTCTTAATAAGAACGCAACCCCCAAAAGCCGCCGTTACCTCGATAGGTAATCCCTGTTCATATTTGGCTCTATCTTCCTCATCATAGAAGGGGTTACTTGCCCAAGTCATACAACCAACGCCCCACTTGTCAATCAAAGACAAACTATCATAATAAGTAGTATCGTCGCCACTACCCATAACGCAAGGCACGTTTTGTCTTATGTTGGGACACAACATCCCCCCTTCATCTTTATATTTTAAAAATTTATTTAAAATATCTGACTCAAATTCTACATCACTGTCCCAGAGTAGACAATAATCAGAATCCATAGGCTTCGCAGCATAAAGAATGTTATTTCTATATTTCGCCATAGCTCTCATTCTTTCTCCTTCGATTGTAGAGCCGAATTTGGTGGCGTTTAAATTTTCAGAGACGAGCTTGCCCTCTCTATTCTCAAGAAAGTTTTCTAAAATACATTTGGTATCATCTTGTGAGTCATTTTCATAAAAATAATACTCGAACTTAACGTCTTTATTATTTATTTCAAGAGCTTCAAGCTGTGATAAAGCTCTATCAATATAGGGTTGAGAGTCCCTCCAAAGACTGAAGATTGTCACTTTCATTTAACTAGCTCGCCACTAATTATTTGTTTTATTTCTGGGTATTTATTTGCGACCATGTGGAAATTATTCATTATTCTCTTATTTAATTCCACTTCGGATTTAAGCTCTGCAACCTCATGCTTAAAAAATCTAGCCAAATCAATAGCTAAAATTTCCCTAGCCGCTTCAGAACCCATATTCATTTGAAGGTCTGCATACTTTTCTAAAATTTTTTTTATTTTGTCTTCCATAAGCCCTTTTACACTCCCGTTATTTAAGCTCTTTTTTTAATTTAATTATTTCTCGTCTCAATTCTTTTTCGACATGGAGCGCACGGTAAGTTATCTTTGATATACGATTCATTTCGGGAAGATAATCATCTTTGAAACTTATCATACCGTCATTTTCTAAAGATTTAACATACATCATACCGTCAGCATAATTACCACGAAACGCCTCCTCCCCGTCAATCACAATTACATAAGTAGAGGGTTTAGTGCTATGATCCCAATACTTTTTCATATATGATAATTTGGTGGAGTTTGGGAGTCCTCTTGCTGCTTTTTAAGAATCTTCCTCCTTTTGTTATTTTCACTAGAGCTAACCCACTCTAAATTCTCTAACCTCCAATCTCTCTTATTTCCATTTAAATGGTCAACCTCCATAAGTTTACTAGGGTCAGGGTTCTCTATAAAACACATAGCAAGTAATCTATGAACTGGGGTTGTCGTCAGAGTGTCACGATGCCCTAAAGTAATACAGGGGTATTTATCCCTAGTATAAGCAATCTTTAGAACTTTCCCCGTTTTGATATTTTTAATATACGGCATTGGATTTTCTTCATCTCCTTTAAAAGCATAAAACCTTTTTTCCTCCAATGATTGAAGCTGTTTCACTTTTCTATTAGATTTGATGTGCATTTCTGATTCTCCATCAAAATGAATATTAATTTTAGAAATGTCCATAGCCTGTTCTTTCAGGATCGTTTGAAGCATCTTTGCCCTACGAGCAAACTCTGGGAACAAATAAGGTTGGTCTTCCATGATGTTAATTATTTTTTATTTTATTTAAATTAAATTTTTTCATTAACCTCGATACTCCGACTATCTCTATCCCTACTTGGGTATTTACTTCATCGGTATCTATTGACACCATATTATGCTGCTTGTCTGCGTAAACCATCACCGCGCCAACCTGACCTTGAGGTGGAGCTACATAGATATACATAGAGTCTGAGTCTTCATCATAACTGATTCTGTTATCAAAATCATATTCTAAATATTTACCGTAATCGTTTAAGTCTTCTTCAATTTTCATACTGGTATCTTTTATAGCCCCACCAAACATTTCTTAGAACCCATTGAAGGTGACTCGCCTTCTTCCAAGCCCCTTCATCTTTACATCGCTGTATTTGCTTCTCTGTCTCTCTGACTTTCCTACAAAAATCTTTACGTCTTGAAAAAGGAGGAGTATAACAAGGTCTTTGTCCGTTTCTCGATGCTTTCATTCCCACTTCTTCCTCACTTCTTCTAGGGCAGTCTCGCCTAAATACCATATTTGGCAACTATATTTTCCTAATTGCGGCCAATCCATCACGTTCTGTATCATAAACAACTCATTCCTGACGTACTCGTTATCATTAAGGACTGTAAATATACACTCCAGTCTAGGTTTCTTGTCTTCGGTTAGCTTTACTATTATTTGGGGTTTTACGTTTACCAGCCCACCTACTACTCTTTTGCAATACTTTTCGCTTACGTCAGGATTCTTTGTCATTTTTATAGACTCTAAATCTAATCCTTTTTCTGCTAGACCGCTTAATAATAAATGGTATACATATTCATCATGTAGATCATCTAGTCTTTTGTAAAAGTCTTGTCCAGCTTGCGTATCGAATATGTACGTTTGCAACACCTTCTCACCCCAAACCCTTTTTTTAATTTTTTATTCTCTGATTCTAAATCTCTTATTATAGAATTGAGTCTGGTAATTTTCCATTTTAATCTATCTGCCTCGTTCATATTACTCCGATAATTTGTAGATTAATGCTGCGATAGCTACATCTTCAATAGCTACTCCCGTGGAATCAAACACTGATACTCCTTTATTTGGGATTTTTTTGTTCTTAATTAGAGAATTAATAGACTGCGGTTGTAAGTTCGGCCATGTGTTATATTGTAGCTCTCCAGAATGCAAAGCTTGTTCTTCATCGTCACAGACAATAAACGATGACCCATCAATGATGTTAGTCATCAATTCTCTTTTCCCGACTGCATCCGCACCGACAGCGTTGATATGACAATCACTTTTAACATCATGGATGTCCAAATAAGGTGATGTAGATGGTGTAAGAGTAGTAATAACGTCTGCATATTTAACCGCTTCCTTTACTGATTTATTTCTGCCCCAAGCCCTACAAAGATTTTCGCTACCTAACCAATTAAATACATCCTTTTGTATTTTTTCATTTTTATCGTAAAGCTCAACATCCATCTTCATGTGACTAAAGATAGTTTCATAAGCCTCAATATGATATTTGGCTTGTAACCCACAACCTATGATCGCAAAGTTCTCAGCTTCAGGAGAGCAATACTTGGCGGCTATCGCTGAAGTAGCCGCAGTTCTATATGCTGTAAGAGTGGTACAGTCCATACCCATTAGAGGCACTCCTGTTTCCCTGTCACTCAAAATAAGCGAACCATTCGTTGTGGGTATTGGAATCTGATAGTTGTCTGGGAACACTCCAATCCACTTGATAGCCGCATATTTGCCAAGTGCCGCTGGCATAGCTCTAAAATCTCCACCTTCACCCTTAAGGTAAATTTTAGGAACCATGTCTACAGATGGGTCAAGAAAAGCAGATTCGATAGAGTTTATTATTTGACTCCATTTATTTTCCAATAAGCCGGAAACTTCTTCATCGCTTAAATATCTCATACAGTATATTTTTTATTACAAACTTTAAGTTCTTCCACTCTTTAAGTCTCCTCAACGTATAAGGTAGCCAATTCTTTCCAAATGGTATATATACTCTAACCGTATACCCTTTATCTTTCAAGCTTTTTTGTAAATCTCTACGAACTCCATAAAGAAACTCATATTCAAAATAATCAGGATGGGGTATAAGTTCCTCTACATCCCCTAACAACTCTTCATCATGGGTGGCGAGTGCTGGTTTATTTGCCTTTCTTGAATACAACCTAGCAGCATAATCAAAAAAAGAGCCAGTTATATCAAAATAATTTTGATAAGCTACTTTCTCATTTTCTTTATATGCCCCCTTAACTAAACGAACAGAAACCCCTTCCTTTATTAGATTATCAATGTCTTTATTACTTCTATGTAAATTAGCTTGTATCGCTACTCCCACATTTCCAAACCTCCTATTTAAACAAACAGCAAGATTCCTCGTAAGCTCTGTAACTTTTGAATCTTCCATATCTAAACGGATTGTATGGTTATGTTTTTTAGCTAGTTCAGCTAATTTGGAAATGTGAGAATAAGAAAGTATTGGGTGGATGTTTATTCCTAATTGAGAAGGCTTAATGGAGATGTTTATTTTTTTATTTTTATAAAATTTTATAATTTTGACATACTGCTTAAAAGCTTTCAAACAGTCCTCCTGACTTTTACTATTCTCACCGACGTAATCTATTGAAACCTCGTAGCCTTCATCCATTAGGCGTTGAATATTATCTCTGGCAGATTCCAAATCATAGCCAGCAATAAACCTTTTCGCTAATGGATATAAAAAATTCATTCTTCATATTCCAATTAACGCTCTATTACATGATGAAAAGACCAGTCCGTACCCTCACCAAATTGGGAGATGACCCAACGCCTCGCTTCTGGTCGGGTTTGTGACTCCTCGCCCTCAAAGATTCGAGAACCTACTTTGTCTCCTCCATTATAAACAATTGCCACCCATTTTTCTTCCATAAAACATCACCTTTCTCTTATGTCTTTTATTACATTATTAATTACATCCCCATTAACTTGAGGCATACAAATAATATGAGCAATATCGTCTTGTACCGCTAATTTCCACTTTTTTACCACATTTTCAGCGGGTCTAGGGAAAACTACCGTTATAGCATAGTCGTTTTTCCAAGCCTTTATATTGCTGTCGTTCATCTTTCTAACGGCTAATTCTGCTGTTCTGACGCAACCTCTAACCATTTTCTTGAAGCCATTAAATCCAAATTTCTTTATCGCGTACCATAAAAGTATGGGAGTAAAGCCATTTCTAGAGCCACTAACCGTGCTATCCAAAGACCCTACATACTCTACCGCCCTCGCTACTCTACCTACATTACTTTTTAAAGCTAAAACAACTCCGCACGGCAAAGGAGAGCCTATAAATTTATGACCACTAATAGACATACTTTGTACGCCTGTCGTAAAATCAAAAGCAGGGGAATTTTCTATAAATGGTAATGTCATTCCTCCTAATGCCGCATCCGCATGAATATAATACTCTGGGATGGCTAAAGCTCTTAAAACTTTTTTTATTTCATTTATATCATCGAAACCCTCTCTCATTGTTGTCCCCACGTTAGCGAAAATAACAGGAGGAGCCGAACGCCAAGTTGAAATCATTTCATGTAAATCTTGGTAATCCATTTCTCCGCTACGACGAGACTTTATCATAACGTGTTCCATGTTTAACATACGAATATTTTTACTCACGCTATAATGCGTGTCTTGCGAATAATAAACAACCCCTTTGGGATACAGTTCCCTAGCGAGATAAAGACCATACATATTACCTTCCGTACCTCCATTTGTAACGTAACCCCAATAATTATCTAATGGAGCGTTGTGGAGTTTGGCAAACCAATCCAACACCTCTCTTTCCATCAGTCTTGAATCGAGGCCATAATAACTAGAACAAAAGGGGTCGCCTACGTTGTTCAGGGGTATAGATAAAAATTTAAATAATTCAGAATAATCGAAAAGGGTATTAACGGGATAACCTATAAAAGTCTCCTTTCCTACTACCAAGGACTCAAAAAAGTCATTAAGTATTTTTTTATCTTCATCGATCACTGTAATATTCTATATTTAAAAATTTTCCCATCGGTTTTATCTTTATAAAGGAACAATATTTGATCCCTGCCTTCGGATTCATTATAATATTTAATCATTTCTATGTCAAATGGGCTTTTTGTCTCTCCACTATATGTGTAGGTATGCCAAGTCGGGTCTGACGTTCGGTGCATTCTCTTTTTTGTGTTTTTCATAAAGCCTCCTTCCATTCTATGTATCCATATATATTCATTATAGCGATAATTAAAGACATTAACGCCGTTGGGTATGCTTTTTTGTGGATCGAATACCCCGCAATAAACGCATTACCCACCGTCCATACAAGCCAACAACATAGATAATGTTGAGCATTAAGGTAATAGCCCAATACCACAAGAAACGCCCCAACCCATCCAAGCCTTTCGATAATCTTTTCATGATACTTTTCCCAAATTTCTTTGTAATCTTCCATTATGTTAGTCTTTGACTCTCCTCGCTATTTAAGAAACATTTTTTTTCAATTTCATAATAACTTTTTAATAATTCTTTATCTATACCGAGTAATCTCCTAACTTTCTCTATTCTATATTTTCCTAAAGCCTTAAAATCGACTTCGGAAAGATCCGTGTCACAACTCTCCCCTAACATCACTCCTACGTTAAATACAAACCTTTCTTCCTCTCCGAATCTATAACCTTTCGGAAATAAGTATTTGGCACAGAACATATATAAATTTCTTCTCCATCTCCACATCTTCTTTGTGCTTCCCATCGTATAACCTATTACGAAAGCCTCATCTTTCACTCTAAGACCTCTACCAAGAAGTAAATGAATACAGTCATGATTATGAAGAGAAACATTACCTGCGAATAAACCGATGTCGTACTTGGGGTTTTCTACCAATTTGATAATCAAAGGGACATCTTCCGCCTCTAATTTAAAACCCTCCATAGATTTCAGAGCTTCCGTCAAAGTTGTTTTATTTTCATGTAAGGGAACGTGCCACTCATTTATAAGTCGCTCAACTTCTTCTATGTATTGTCTAGGAGTGCTCATTCTACTGTAACAGATTTCGCTAAATGCCTCGGCTTGTCTACATTTAAATTTCTGACTTTGGCCATCTCTAAAGCAAACAACTGGATGGGGATAGTCGCCAACACGGGTAAAAGAAACTCTGGAGCTTTAGGTATATTTATAAAATTATCATGACAATCTTTTGGGAAATCTTGCCCCTCCTGCTTTACCACGGTTATATGGTTTACCCCTCTAGAGCTAAGTTCTTTAATCGTCGTTATATTTTTTTCTTTCAATCCTTCTTGGGGAGCTAAAACCCAAACAAAAGAATGGCTACTTATAGAGGCTAACGGCCCGTGTTTCATTTCTCCAGACGTATAACCGATAGTATTTACATAGGCAAGCTCTCTCGTTTTTAACGCCGCTTCTAAAGCTATTGGGTACATATACTGCCTACCCAAAAAGGTCATCTCTTTTAATAAAGAATGTCCAACCGCAAGCTTACGCGCCTTTTCTTTGGTCATACTTAAAGTTTGATCTATCAAGCTCGGTAACCTCCTTAAATACCCAATCATCCTTTTTGACTCCAATAAACTCATCCCATTCTTACGCCCAATTAAAATAGCCAGCATCAAAGCTAGAGTTATTTGAGACGTAAAAGCCTTAGTTGAAGCCACTGAAACCTCAGGGCCGACACGTTGGTAGATTCCCTCCTCAACCTGACGAGCTATACTGCTCATGACGGTATTTGTTATAGCTATTGTATCAAGCCCCCTATCTTGAGCCTCCTTCAGTGCCGCTAGAGTATCTATGGTTTCACCAGACTGGCTTATCACAACCACAAGAGTCCCGTCTTCCGTGGGGTTATTCTTATATTTATACTCTGAAGCGATCTCTACACTAGCGGGAACCTTAGCTATGTTTTCTATAAAGTATTTACCCAAAAGGCCAGCGTGGTAAGCGGTGCCGCAACCTATAAACAGAACCCTCTTAATGTCCCTTTCGGTATCTATGCCCCCTAAAATCACAGAATCAAAATCCTTATTGAACCGACCTCTCGTTGTCTCCCTTATCGAGTCTGGTTGCTCATAAATCTCTTTTTCTAAAAATGTTTCGTAACTCCCAAGCTGATGGTGTCTTTTTGGTATTTTTATTTTTATAGCGGTGCGCCTACTATCGTATTGTTTGCTATTTCTATCATAAATCTTAAAGCTGTCTTTTTTAACCTCCGCTACGTCTCCATCTTCCAAATATACAACCTTCTCCGTATCAGAAGGCAAAGCGTTCGTATCGCTAGAGATATAAGTTTCTTCCTCTTTGAGTCCCAACACTAAAGGAGAGCTTCTTCTAACCGCAAAGATGACGCTAGGGTGATCTTTAAACATAATAGCAAGACCGTAAGTCCCTTCGACCTCTTTCAAAGCTTGGTTAATTGCTAAAACGGGCTCTTTATCGCTAGAGTCGTTATAACAAAATGCAATTAAATTAACGAGAGCTTCTGTGTCTGTCTCGCTATAAAATTCACACTCCTCGTTTTCTAGCCCCTTCTTTATTTGATCAGCATTTTCTATAACCCCATTATGGACAAGGTATACGGTGTCGTCACAGCTTTTATGAGGATGAGTATTAGTTAAGGTGACCGCGCCGTGTGTCGCCCATCTTGTATGACCTATGCCGCAAAAAGATTCAGGTAAAGCGTTATAAGATTCGATTTCACTAGGCGCAGAGAGGTGGTAGGAACAAGCTAATTCATTAGTATTTTTATTAAATACCGCAACGCCGCAAGAATCGTAACCTCTATATTCTAATTTTTCTAATCCCGAATATATCTTATCTGAGGCTTTCTCCTCTCCAATGTATCCAATTATTCCACACATTTTTAATCCTCTGGAAACGTCTTTTCATATTCGTCTAAAATTATCTGGGCGTCTTCCCTACTTATACCGTATTCTTCCCAATGTTCAGGACACCAATCTCCCGTCTCCTCACCAATCACTTTCATAAAGATAAGCATATTTTTTTTCCAATCCACGCTCACCTCTTTCCACCCTTTTATCATGACAGCCCTCCAAAACTGATAAGCCTCCTATCATGAATCATCTTAGGCTCGTCTATAAAACTTGAAATATGACCTCTAACGTTCCATTTTTGAGGTAAAATTCTAATATTAATATCGTGAATAAAGTCTAGAGCTAAATTGAAAAGAGGCTGATCACGATTATCATGGTTTTCACTCGTATACCTACTTTCTTTAGAAAACTCTTCTTTCCCAACTAGGTCTAAGGCCATGTCTATGAGCTTCTTAAAAGGCTCTCCTCTTCGAGCTATAAAAAATCCGGTATTAAAGTGTTTGGTTAATTGACCGGCCTTCCTTCGCTTCTTGTAATACACATCTCGGCATATAGCTAAATCATAATCTTCGGAAATTAATCCAGACGGATCATCAAAAAATACCGTATCTGTATCAACAAAGATAGTCATGTCGTAAGGTAGATTTTTAAAACAATGTAATTTAGGAAAAGTCCACCCCCTTCGTTGTGGGTCTAATCTGGGCTCAGAAGGAAGACTAGATTTGATTTCGTTCCTTATCAAGACGTTAACATCCTCAAGCCCTTGGTTAAAATCCTCGTTTTTTACGTTACCGTTTGTATAAATAGTAATAGGCAATTTACAATACTTCCTCAAGCTAGAGATACTTCTTTTGACCTCTTTAAAATAAGGTACTTTTACCTCAACTCCTCCATCATAACAAATATATAAAATACCTTTAGTCATTTTTAATTAAGAGCTTTCTACTTTACTCCAATCTGTATAAGGCTTCTCTGCGACCCAGTGTATTTGTCTACCCGTCTCTCCGTTAAACCAATAATGAGCTACTTTTATTTCTGTTTCCCTCCAAACCTCTTCGATTGTATCTGCCCCATCAACGACATCTAGATTCCTCTTGATATAATAAATATCATAAATAGAATCTATAAGATTGGTATCATCTTTAGCTCTAACATGACAATCAACAAAGTCTTGAGCTTCTTCGAGTGTCACAAAATGTAACTTACCTCCGTCCATCCAACCAGCGTAAGGACTAGGGTTATCTTCCTCAAGCATATATTCTCTCTGATAAGAAAAACTACCTCTGGTGTTTTGACTGAATATCCATTCACCCTGCTGACGCTCATAACAATAAACTCTATAATCCCAGTTATAACCAGTCTCTCCAACTTCGCCCTCTTCCCCCTTTGGGTGGTGCTCTTCTTCCTCGTATTTACAAGTCACTGTCCAAGTAGTTAGCGCACCCATAACGGACGCCTTTTTTATGAAATCTCTCCTATTCATTTTTAATATTTACACTCCTTAGTCTGTTGGTTTTCCCTGTATATCGGAAGGTCTCAACTCGTGAAATTGCCAATCTTGCTCCTGAGACTCACTTCCATCTCCTTCTTCATTTTCTTGTTTATTTTCTCCGTTTTTTCCCACCCCTCCTTCTTTTCGCTCAGCTTTAGACAATCTTCCTAAAACAGGCTGACCTTTTTTTAATTTAGGTATTATGCCTTTCTCTAAACGTTCATGCAGTTGTCTGTTATATTTCACCCCGTATAAACGAGGCTCTACATCCTCTTTCTTGTAGCCAAAAAATTTAGCAAGCGGGTCTGGCGCAGAATATTTACCAGACTCTACTAGAAAATAAATCCTGCCTTTAAACTCTGTAATTTTATTCGGCTCTTTGATTATCACCCAATGCAGAAGAACCTTATCGGGAACGTCTTTCTCTAAAGCTGGCCAACCTAAGAAAGTGTGAATAGAAGACCAAAACACGATGGTAAAAACGCAGAAAGTACTTATGCAAATAGTTTTAAAATACCACTTGAGCTTCGACTCATTCAGTACCCAAAAGCTTAATCCACCAAATACTAATAATAAAACTGGTAATGCTATATTCATTTTATATTTATCCGTCTATTTGTAAAGTTCACTTGCCTTTTTTAAATCGTACCCATCTTCTTTAGCTATGCCCTTTTCGAGTAGCTCTATAAAAAACTCCCGTATTCCTTTATTGCTAACTCGCTTACGATTTTTTTCTTTCTTAAAGAGTTCGTCAAAAGCTTTATTGGTAGAAATTTCCATAGAGCAGGTGTCGTCTGGGTTATCTTTCACGTCATGTATATAAACTCTCGGAAAATCACTAGTCATGACTTCTTCAAGGGTGTCGTCGTTAAGGGGTATTCCTTTGTATTTTTTATCTGTTTTCATAAATCAATCCCACAAATTCAAATAATACTTACCGTACAAATCTAATCCCTCTTGTACTTTTTTAGCGTGTTCTTCCGCTTCTGACCAATCCCATTTTCTGCCATCGAAAGGTTCATAGGCTACAGAGCCATCATCATACTCAATTCTAGTGTGTCGAGGGTCATAATCGTCTGGCTTCTTGGGGGATGGCTCGTTATCTAAATTTTCAAAAGACCAAATTATTTTATTTAATATTTTTTTCCACTCTTTGGCACCCTCTTCTACATCCTTACCTTCTGGCGCAAATTCTGATGGACAGCCATTTAAGTTATCTCTCAACATTTTTAGCCTCGGAACAGCCATTTTTGCATTCCAGTGAAAATAGTCATAAGATTCACGATGCTCGAATCCCGTAGTCAACCTTTGCCATTTACGCCTAACCCAATAGGAAAAATCCATCCACCACCAACTCGGCTTATAGTAAAACCATTTCTTGAAAAATGGTATCTTACCCGTAATGTCGCCAAGCATTCTAGGTACGACTTTTTTTGATACTATTTTTCTTTCAGTCTTCATTTTCTCTCGTCACTCTTTGCGCTTCGTACTTTTGCCCCGCTTCAAAGGCTCGTTGACAGAGTTTTTTTGTTAAATCTAATACCGCTAAAGTCTTTAACGAAAAATCTGCTGCACACTGGCGACCATCGCTTTCTTCCCACCATTTTTCAAAGTTTTTCATTTCTAATTAATCCCCTTTGTTTGGCAAATTCTTCGTCTAAGTATTCTGCAATATTTGTATTATCAAAACCCCACGCTTGGACAGCCTTAACTACTTCGCCCATCATGGTTTTAATATCAACATCATCGTGTGGGTACTCTACTGAAACTTTAGAGTACGGATACGTTTCACCTCTTTGGTCTTTTGATGGTTCAATTGTTATTCTCATCTTTTTTGTCTAATACTCCAGATTCTAAAATTAACCAACACGCAAGTTCCACAGATTTTTGTCTATTTAGAATAACCTGATCATCGTAATAGCTGCCTTTTGTTAGTGCCATCCAACATAACTTTAACCTCATCCACCAACTTAGCTTAACAGGATTTATGCCCTCTCGCCAAAAACTAACGTAGATTTCTTCTTCGTCGTCAAACTTGGTAAGTAGCATACCCTCGCCGTGACAACTGCATTTTATGAATTTTTCTTGGTCTGGCATTTTATCATCTTTCTATTCCATCAATAAACTCTTGTATCTTCCTCCATTCACCCTTCTTTAGCCTCCTGTAGCTTTGTATCGTATATTTCATTTGGTACTTCATGCTTTCCATCTCATGCTCAAACTGCTGCTCCTTCGTCCATGTCTTACCGCCAAAAATGTCACTTTCATTAATCATTTTTTATTCTTCATTATTATTAAAAAATACTACTCCTGTGCCTGTAGAATGGCCAATATGTGTAATATCTATTTTGGGTAATTGAATACCAGCCCAAAAATTTTCCATAGCAGGATTGAGATATATATCATCAAGTATTAGTTCGCCTCTAAAACCGATATCTAGTAAATGCTGTAAAAATTGAACTTCAAATGAACCGTCATGCATTGTATCTAGCATTATTATTTTGGATTCTTGTATTAAAGGCACATATTGTGGATGTGTGACATCATCAATAATAAATTTTATATTCGATGGAGGGTCTTTTAGTTGTAATTGGTGAGCTATATTAAATGAAAATACTTTATTTGTGGAATTGCTAGCAAATGCCAGCGCGCTGCATCCTTTGAGCGTACCTATGTCCAATATTTGTGCGTCTGAAATTTGTTCGGATAAATATGACAACAATCTATAATGCTCCCTTCCTGATAAATCTAGATAATATTGCTTATACTCTTCGTTTAAGATCTTATCTACAAAGGCCATGTCCTTGTTATCAAGAACGTCATTTTTTATTGTGTTAATTTTCATTTTAGCTCTATGAACTTAGTTAACCAGATACATATTAATATCGTTATTCCTATCGCTACTCCTACTGCTATGAGTGGTATCATTCAATAACTCCTCCCATGTTCATTCATTTCATTAAGGGCCTTTTGTACTTGGACTTTCTGTTTATTTAGCTTTATCCAACTTTTTAGCGTGCTGCTCCCGTGTCCGTACCCATCTGGAAGAGGAACATAATCTTTTGTCTGTATTTGTGGAGGTTGACCCCAACCCCAAGGAAAAGCTTTACCGCTCGGAGCGTAATAGGTCTTGCAGCCTATAGACAAGACTAATAATAGTAATAATAGTAATCTCATAAATCTAATAAAGTCTTCAAGTAATCCCAACTCTCTCCTACTTCTTGATCTGTGTTTATAATATAATTTGGATTACCCTCTTCAAAATCTTCTACATGGTACTCTTTCCTTAAGTCTCTGCCTGACCGCAATAATATCTCCACCACCTCATTCCGAACCCAACCATCCTCTTGAGGGGGGAACTCCCGCATATTATTTTGAGTCAATTCATCTCTCAAGTGTTTGTAGGGGTTTACTAAAGACATAACCACGTGAGTTTCTTTATTGATAGGATGGCTTTCCCAGCTATTTTCTCCATTGTTCGTATAAACAGCCTTCCAATTCCCATTTTTGCCCTTTTTGTTCAAATAGGTTGCTACGGCGTTTGCGTTTCTAATGTTCTCCTCACGCCCTTCACGCCCATAATTTTTATTAGTAAACATTTCCCTAAACTCATCTCCATCTATGATGAATGGCGTGTCTAATTGTTTAGCAAGTAGACCTCCTAGGGTCGTCTTGCCTGACGCTGGTTGACCATATAATAAATAAATCATTTTTTATCAAATAACGATTTGATCCACAAGTAAGGAATCTCAACTATAGCTTTTAAGAGATAAGCGGTGCCCCAAAAAGCTAATAAAAACAAATCCTTGGTTTTTTCTAGTTTTTTCATTGTCCTAAAGACCTAACCAATTTAGCAGGTAACTCGTTAATGTCTATGACCTCTGCGGTCTTACTTGTCTTAAATCTAAAGGCGGTTTTTTCTTGCCCTACGGATTCAAATACTATTTCTTTCGTAACGACTTCTTTAAAAGGCTTAACCCTAATTAATTTAATAGTAGCTTTTATTGGTTCGTCGTCCCTTTTTGCGTAGACATGAATAGTCACTACGTTCTCTCCCTCAAGAACTCCCCTGAAAGATACCACTTCTTCATGAAAGGGCGTAATCTGCCCCTCTTGTCCTTCTCCGAGACTATTGTTCCTTAAGCCAAGAGCATCATGATCTAAGCTAATTAAACTGCCGCTACCCCCTTCTCTATTATTGAAGCTTACGACGTGTCCTGAAGCCGCCTGAACGTATAGGTCTAAATCGTCACCGCTTTTACCATCCCAAGTTAAAACAACTTCATAGATGACATTTGGTGGGCGCATTTTAGTTTTCTCCTCTTCGGTTTTCAATAAGAAAAGTATCGCTACTAACATGAGTAAGCAGCAAAATAAAACGTCAATAAATGGCCGAAATGAAAAAAATCTACGCATCTTCTTTTTTCTCCAACTTAAACTTTAATATCATAAGCTGAACCTGAAGAGGTAAACTGAAAACTATACCGCACACTGTCGTATAAAACGCCGTGTTCAGACCCTTCTTCAACCCCGCCACTATTTCACTTGTGGGTGTGGAGCTATCAAGACTCCCCTGTGTAGCTAATATAAGCCCAATAATAGTCCCCAAAAGGCCCAAAGAGAAGAAATGCTCTGCCGCAAACCAACCTACATCTGCTCGTTTAGTTAAGTAGTCTTTCTCTTTAACTCTTTTAATCTTACTATCTTTACTTATTTTATCAGATAAATAGCAAAGCCTACCCACGAAAGCGGACATCAGTATGTATAAAATCATTATAAGCACTGAAATATGGGATAAATCCCCCTCTATCATTGTTGAGATTAAGTCTCTTTGCTGTGCAAAAAAAATGGCTGTCAACATAACAGCATTTAATAAGAACCATTTAGTGAAAGTATTCATACTATTTATTATAGTTTTATTAAAAATTAAATATAATTTATTTTATTAGAAATCATCTAAATAATCCTTATCGGGAACATTGTCTTCTTGTGGTACGTTCATCATCCATTTCCCAAGGAAAGTCTTCATTTTTTTAAGTACTATATCATAATCTAAATCATCTAAATAGTCCCAATCGGGATCGAAATCAACATCTTCAAACATCCAAGGCGCATATTGATACATAGCTCTCGCAATTCTCCCTTTCATATCAGGTTTTATGAAAAGAGCTTCACCTCCTTTATAGACACCTGCTATATCACATACTTCATTGTGTAGCATATGACAATTACTACATAAACATTCTAAATCCGCCTCATCATCTTCACCAACACGCACACTATATCGTTGATGGTGTACGTCTAACTCTTCCGAAGGGAAAACCCTATAGCATCTTTCGCAAGTATTGTTATTTTTTTCTATTATCTTGAGTCTTTTACTTTTCCACTCTGGGCTCTTGTAATAAGAAGCGTAATTATCCCATTTATTACCCGCTTTTAAATTCGCAATGTATTGATCTTTAGGTAGAAAACCGTTAGATCTAGAACCCTTAGAAATACTCCTATTCCAAGCGGAACCTCTTATATTGCTATTGTAATATTTATGATTAGTATAACCGCCCATTTAAATATTTTTTCCAAACACTTCGTTTGATTGCTGACTAACTCTTATAAAGGTAGCGCACTTAGGCATATCTTTTAACTCCTTAGCACCAATATAAGTACAAGCACTACGCAAGCCACCAAGAATATGTTCCACAGTATGCTTAATAAGTCCACGATGTTTTATCCTTATTGTTTTTCCTTCTGAGGAGCGATAGTTCGCAACTCCGCCATGATATTTGTTCATGGCCGTGTCGGAACTCATTCCATAAAATGTTTTATATTTCTCTCCGTCTACTTCTTCCTCTTGCCCTTCTGATTCAGTATGACCCGCCAACATCCCGCCCAGCATAACAAAATCAGCACCAGCACAAAAGGCTTTGGCCACGTCGCCAGCAGATACACACCCACCGTCAGCCATAATATGCCCACCAATCCCATGAGCAGCATCCGCGCATTCAATGACTGCGCTGAGTTGAGGATAACCCACACCAGTTTGTATACGAGTAGTGCAAACAGACCCGCCGCCAATACCCACTTTAACAATATCTGCTCCACTTAATAATATCTCCTCTGTCATTTCGCCAGTGACAACATTTCCCGCTATGATAATAAGAGCGGGGTGTTCTTCTCTGACTCGTTTAATAAAATCACAAAACCTTGATGTATATCCATTCGCTGCATCAATACATACGAACCTATTATGATAAAAGTTCCACTGAATACTGTTTAAATAATCTATATCATCCATTTTATTTGGATCATATTTAATACCGATAGAAGGACAAATATGGTCATAAATTCTGCTTTGCCAATCCTTTGCTCCTCGTTCATATTTCCAGCTTCCTTCATTAGCTTTCTTTTGCTCTTTGGTTTTGTAAACCCCATAGCCACACAGCTTATGAATCCACCTATCTACATCACTATGCTTACTGATACAAGTCAACATATGATGTTGGGCAAGAGCCTTGGCCGTTTCAAAAGTCCCCACGGTATCCATATTTGCCGCCACAATAGGGATGCCCTTCCAGCTATACGCTTTAGGGTCTGACCCTTCCCCTCCAGCGTTCTTAAAGGTAAACTCACGCATCAAATTAACGTCCTTACGAGACGTTAACTCTGAACGCTTAGGACGCAAAAGAACGTCCTTATAATCTAACTTCATTTCAGGCTCAATTCTCACTTTAATACCCTTTCCCTTAACTCGCTGGTAGACCAATGATAATTTCTATCATGAAAATATATCTCTATACCTAAGTGCTCTTCTAAATCTTTGCCCGTATAATAAAACTTATCTTTGTAGTCACTACCCAGAATACGGACATCTGGCTTAATCACTTTTAGCCACTCAACTAATTCTTCTTCAGTATTGTAAACAACAATTTCATCAATATAACGGACGGCTTCAAGCTGAAGCATTCTTTCTGGGAAAGACTGTATTGGCCTATTTTTTTCCGGACGATCTATTGTCGGATCTGTCTGAAGTGCTGCTACTAAATGATCACATTGAAAAGACGCGTCTTTTAACATAAGACAATGTCCCGCATGAAGCATATCAAAACAACTAGCTACGAAACCCGTTTTCATCAAATCACATTAAATAATTTTAACAGTATTACAACTTGAAGCACTAAAGTGCAAAGAGCTAAACAGGTTCTACCTAGCTCCATGATATGATTACAATCATCTAACTTCCTCTCTATTTTATATAGCCAATCGGGTAACATAGATTATCGTAACTCCTTTCTTAAAAGCCTCCACCTATCGCTATCAATAGCTTTATTTCCGTCGTTTATTTGGTGAATCATTGATAAAACATCATCAACACTATCATAAATATAATGATGCGGAAGCATACCCATAATCCAAAGAGGTGTTTGGGATTTTCCGCCTTCCATTGAAATGAATATAGGTTTCTTCATTCTTACTGCGGTAACAATTTCTTCTGCGCTGCCCCAGCTTGCAACATCTGGAAGTAAATGAGCTATAATAAAATCAGATCTATCTACTAGGTTAAGATCGTAACTACGAACCGTGCTCATCCTTTCGGCTACATCACTGTAGTAACCATTAACCATGTCTTCCGACATTCTTGTTCGAGCAGTTTCGTCTTCATTGACATCCTTTACGAAAGGTTTTTTATAAGGATTAAAGACTGTGATGTTTAAAGACTCTAACTCTTTTTCGACATGCTCTCTCCAATCTCTACCATCGGAGTATTGCATATGTCCCACTAAATAGGTACGAGTCTTATCTAAAACATTTTTGTTCTCCATGTATTTATATTACATGAAGGTTAAAACAAAGTCAACGCCAAAGTTCGTTTTCTTTAGCTTGCATCTTAGCGGCATATTTAGCGTTTTTCTTTTTCCTGTATTTTTTAACGCTTTTCTTCTCGTAAAATCTACGTTTTCTAACCTCTTTAATAGTGCCCTCTTTATCAAGCTTCTTCTTAAGAATTCTCAAAGCTCTTTCGAGAGGCATTGATCTGCCGTCTTTATGTTTTAGTTTGATTTCCATGTTTCTCAATTATCTTCTTTGTTATTCTTCTCTTCAGTCTATTTAAAACAAGCAAAGCTAATTGGGCTGTTCTTCTTTCGTGTGAAGAGTCACTACTTCTTAATTTTATGTATTCCTGTTCTATCTCTGTTAAAGCTTCAATAAATTCCTTGTGAGACAACGGCATTTCATAAAGGCTTACACCTGTACTCTTCCTCCTCTTTGAAGTTTTCTTCCAAGGTCAGTAAACAGTCTTCCGCGTTGGACATTTTCTCTAACTGTTTTGCCATTTCTTCTACCATTTGAGGATGTTCGCCAATTCCAACGGCATTGTTGAAATATACCTCAAGGGTGGCTTCTGCTTCATGCAGTTCGGCTTTGTATCTGGATTCTAAGGCTTTATATAAGGATTTTTTCATTTTAAAGGCTTCTTTGGTTTATTTGGTTCAATCTTAATAAGTTTAAGGTTCGATAAGCGATTATCATCGAATTTATTATTCTTATGATCAATGTTGTATTTTTTATTTTTCATTATATTATTTTTTTTGTAAAACTCCTACGAACCGGCATTCGGCTGACTCATCGGACATTACAATATCTTGGGCTTTGTCCCCTAAAAAATCGAGACAAGCCTCTTCGACCCCTTTAAACCTAGGGTCTCCGTAATCGTGAATTACTATCGTACCCCCTTCGGAAACCAAGTGGTAAGTCTTTTCAAAGCTATCGTAAATACTCTCATATAAATCACCATCATAAAAAGCGAAAGCGATTTTTTCGGGCAAGTCCTCCGGTTTAAGTTCTTTGAACCAACCTTTATGTATTTTATATGGGGGGGAGATATTATTAATTTCAAAAGATAGGAGGACTTCCTCTACTGTTGTCTCCATCCCCTCCCATCCCGCTTCGTGAGCACGGCGACTGGTTGGGAGTCCTTCAAAGCTATCATAAAGATAAAGCTTCTTACGATGCGGGTACACGTCGTATAAATCTAATACGAGTTTGAGATATTTGCTTAGTCCGCCCTCGTGACAACCTAACTCGACTATATCCCCTTCTACATGAGACTCTAAAACGGAAACTAAACTTTGCAAAATAAGCCTTTTGTGAGGTCTGTGACACATTCCTTGACCGCTAATATGTCGCCACTTGGGCGTAGAGAGTAGGTTATTAACATCTAAAAAAGCCATGTCAGCCAGTCTCCTTTCTCAAAAATTCATCTAGCTCGTTTTGGTTAACGGCATAAAGATAGCAATCTTCCGCTGGCACAAGGTAAATATTCTTCTTGTTATCTGCAAGCTCCCAAAGGGGCTCCTGATCTACCATTTTTTCTGAGACGTACCTATAAAGACGCATATCTTGTGAATATCTATATACACAGCCCTTTAAAGGGGTTAAAACTGCATCCGACTCTATTCTATCGTCTATCACGACTTCTTCTTTCTTGGAGAAAGGTAAACCAAAAGAGGGGAAAGGAAAGTCAAAAAAGTCACCCTCTAAAGACTTTTCTTGGTCTTTATAAAGGTGACCGTAAATGTCCCACAGCCCTGCCTCTTTTATTTCCCAAGAAGCGTAATTATCTTGCACTATAGGTTCCGCCTCTTCGGGCGTTAAATAGTATTTGTTCTCATCGGCATTGTGTCCGAATTTATCTTTTCCCCATTTGGGCTCTGTTTTTAAATAAAAAACAGTGAATTCGCTACCGTCTTTAGTTTTTAGTTTCTTTTTGTCCATGAGCTTCTTCCTCGTTAATTAAGTCGCGCAACACTCTTAAATGGAACAACAGCCAACTCTCGCCCACCGCTCTTACCGCTTTGCCTTCCTGTATAGATTTTTTCTTATGTAATTCATCTATATTAGAAGAAGCCTCTATTAAATCTTCCAACAGAGCTAAAGCTTGTTGCTTATTCTTCATCCGCTTCTAATAGTTTACGGGTAGTTAAAAAATTGTCAACCTGAAAATACTTGTCCTTCTTGTTTTTTTTGATATCTTCAACAATATCATAATCATTCCCGCCTTCCATGCATTTATCTCCAAAAAATACTATTTTTCCACCTTCATATTTACGAATCCATTTGCTCGCTTGAGACTTATTCTTGCCTTTCGGCTGTATATCTATGCTTATTTCTCCGCCTAGACAAAATTCAAGCCTTTTATATTTAGCTCTTAAGGTTTTTACGATACCTTCTCTTTCATTATTCTCTTTATCCCAAGCCGAATATCTCCGCCTTTGTTTTATGGTAGATTCTCTACCGGCTACCGAAAAATTAACCATGCCCTTCCTGTACTCTATGTAATTCTCTTTTTTCAGATCATAGTTTGAGCTTGCACGAATCATTGTTAAGTCTTTAATTAACTTAGGGGAAGGATTCCAATCATTACTATAAATCAACTGATCCTCACTTCTGAATTCGTTAGCCATAGATGAAAAAACACCCTTGCACCTAACTAATATACTGTTTGGAACTTGTTGTATAATTTTTTCCCTATCGCTACCCGTCACCAAGTAAATGTTTCTGCCTGTCATCCAATTTAAAAAAAAGAAAGAAAACTCACTAGTCATTTTACTTCGAGGGGGAGTCAAGGTTCCGTCTATATCAAATAAGTAATTTATTTTCATCTTTTACTTCTTATTAACTCAAAAGCCTCACAATACCTCTCCCCGACCTCATCTCCTCTAACTTTAGCTTGATCTATTATAGACTCAGCACTTAACTTATTGTCTTGAGGTCTTATTTGGGACTTATGAAGCCCCACCACTTCTGATTTCTTGTCAATATCTATTGAAACATAAGTATTTGGCACGAAATATCTCTCTTTATTGTTATTCCAAAAAGAGGTGGGCAACTCGTAAAGATATATTTCGTCTGGTAAAAACGGCTGGGTCGGCCTACAAGCAGTCGAGCAAGCTTCGTAAACCACGCGATGATCCTGATGGTGACTTTTACTCGGATAATATAATACGTTAGGTTTAAGGCTTTTCATCTCTTTCTCTACATAATTCACTACGTCTCGAATGGGTATCGCGTCGAGCCTGCTTTCCAAACCAAAACCATAATCATTCGTCTCGTCTGTCATCCATATGCTAGACCTTATATTCCCATATTTGGAATAAGCTTGTATAACCTCCATAAATTCTCTAACCCTGACATCGCTAGGGACAATAGCGCTGTCCACGTGAACGAAATCTACAGAATCCGCGACAACTAACCCTATATGGACATAATCCCCTTCCTGCAAATGGCGAATAATAGTACCTCCTAAGCCATATTCACTATCGTCAGAATGAGGGCTAATTACTAGTACTTTATTCGAAGACTTCCGCATAATAACGCCTCATTTTTATTTTCGCTGGATCGCATAAGACCTCTATAGGCTTATCTTGAGCAATGTTTAAATAATTTAAAATAATTGTAGGGTCAGCTCTTAAAGATAAAACGCTCCCCCCGCCAAATCTAGGGTTAATCTCTAATACATATATGCCGTTTGAGTTCTTGATGTATTGAACACAGTACATTCCGCGCATCTGTAATCTATCGTTTAGCTGGCTACAAATGGCTCTACCATGCTCATCCTCTACCACTTCCGCCGCCACGCTAATTCCAGATTCTACGCGAGTTCTTTTTCTTTGAACCATAGACAAAATTGTAGAACTCTTATTCGCTAGAATATCTACGGTATATTCATCCCCTTTTATAAAATCTTGAAGAATGCAATTTGTATTCCACTCCCTCCACGGTTTTAACTGATCCATCTTCGTGATAACACGAACACCCGTGGAGCCTTTTCCCACTTTCGGTTTTAGTATAGCTGGAAATTCTGCGTCTAAAGGGTTACGAACTTCCGGATGGAGTATGCCCCACCCAAATAAGTGCTCATAAAAATGACTCTTATCATTACAAATCCTCAAAGAGTTGTCAGAAGGCAATAATACCGACACGCCCAAGCCTTCAAACATCGGCCTGTCCTCTGCCACTTTTAATATTTCGTTATCAGAAGAAGGCACAATTAATTCTATATTATAATCCTTACAGACTTTTAATAATTCAGTGGTGTAAGCTTCGTTATCTCCGTGAGGGACTACTGCGGAGCCATCACAAAAACTAAAACCGACAGCATCACTGGAGCAATCTACGCCAAAAACTTTACACTCCTCTTTTTGAAAAGCTTTTATTAAGCCCACATAACCCATACAGCCCACAGATGTTAAAAGGACATTCATTCTATTTCCTCTCTTTGCTCTCTTTCTTTTTGCCTTTTCCTCCTCATGTACTCTCTTTTCTGACGTCTTCTTCTTTCGGGGTCTCTCTCGTCATAAGCTTTACGCGCTTTTCTTAAAGCTTTCTTGCCTTTTTTAGTCCTAAAATATTTTCTGTGTTTTTTAGCCATCTCTGTATATCGTCCACTATAGTATATCGTCCACTTTGGGATTTTTTTGGTCTTCGGAAAATTTTTCAGTTTTTTTTATTTTACGATACCGAATCCCATAGAAATCAAAAATTTTTTTAGCGCCTTCATCTTTTTCGTACTCATCTCTATAAACCACTTGACCTATCCCATAACCAGCGATCATTGTAGCACAATGAGAGCATGGTAAGAGCGTAACAGCTAAAATTTGACATTCACCTCTTTTAAAGAGGGACAAACAATTAGCTTCCGCATGGATAATAAAAGGCCTACGAGAATCTCTATCTCTCCAAAAATCATAGCCCGTATCTTTACCAGAGGCTACCCCATTGTAACCAACCCCTAACACTCTATAGTCATGATCTAAAGCACAAGCTCCAACCTTCACGTAAGGGTCTTCGCTCCTCAATGAAGCAGCTTCCGCTATGTTTAAAGCGTATTCTGACCAAGTTAGTCTATTTTGTGATAAGCTCATTTCTCAAAGGACTCAAAATCTTTTGGGCTTTTTTTCTAGCGTAAAAAATTCTAGACATTACAGTCCCCACCGGACAATTCAACTTCTCCGCAATTTCAGAATACTCTAAGCCTTCTCCAACAAACATTATCAATGGGTCTCTATGTCTTGGGTCTAAAAACTCCAATTTTTTACTTATTTCAGTTAAATAATAATTTGAATCTTGTTCTTTATTTCTCGGATGCTCTTCTGTCTCACAATTATAAAACTCAAAAGCTCCTCCATTCTTCTTCTGTTCCTCTAATAGGGCATCTAAAGAAATCTCTGGACGTCTTTGCTTCGCCCTATAAAAATCATAATAACTATTTCTAGCAATATTGCACATCCAAGTGCTGAATTTGCAATCACCTCTAAATTTATCTAAGAATCTCCAAGCTTTTAGAGAAGTTATTTGAAAAATATCCTGAACAATTTCAGACTGCTTGGTGAATGATAAAATCCACCCCTCTACCCTGCCTTTATTTCTAGACAAGAGTTCTTCAAAGGCTTTTTTCTCACCTTCTACAGATTTACTTATTAGTTCTTTTTCTGAGAAATCGCAATAATTAATCATCTGGAAAAGATATACTTTTATAAAGCACTAGTCAATAATCTTTCTAAGTTATTATTAAATTCATTAAAAGGCACATTATCATAAGATAAGGCCGCTGGGTACTGAGTCCAATAGTCTCTACGCTGTTCCATGTTCCCCTCTAGCTTTCCTTGAGCCATAATCGCTGCTACAGAGGAAATGGAAAACGCCGTAGCTTTTTGCATGGCTGAAAATTGTTCGTCAGATTTGATCACCTTCTCCTGTCTCCAAGTTTTATCCCCGCCCTTCACTTCTGCTACGATAAACACCTCGTCTTTATCTACCGTACCGCAACCTTCTCGGAAAATTTTAGTTAACGCTCCATCGTCTAGATCGCAATCTCTAATCAAAAATCTAACCATATCTCCATGACCCCTGTACCTTATGGTTTTATAGGAGCAATTCTTAACTCCTCTTCGTTGCATGTCGTGAATTGAATGTGACGCGCCACCACTTGTATAAAAAGCCTCCATGGGTCCAAACTTTTCGCCCTCTATCTGTTCTACCCCAGACATTCCTTTTACAGTTTTTACTTCTCCGTCTTCAAGGATAAGGCAATCGTCTCTATATTCATTGATCAATCCATCAACAGACCAAGTAAGTGCGTAACGCAATGGATTATTCGAGCTCTCTAAATAGTCGGGTAAGCCCCCGACCATCATTTTAACTTCTTCAGCAGAGCCATGGAATTTCCTGCATCCCTCTTCGGCTAATATATTTACCCAGCCGGGAGCTAAGCCTAAATCTGTGAAAACTGGTCGAGTCGCAAACTGCTCGGCGTGATCATTAATATTTTTCGAGACATCTACTCTGCCGCCTAAGTCGCAATAGCGTACTTCGTTATCTACGCACCACTTGCCTACCACTTCCGTTTGGTGGTAAGGCAAGCTGCTAATAACAATGTCTGGCCTTGGACCGTTTGCTACGATGCCTTTACAAATATCATCCGCGTCATCAACAACAAAAAAAGAGCCTGTCATATTGTTTGCGGCGTCAGGGTTAGTGTCCATACCTGTCACTTCAAAACCTAATTTATCCATCGCCCAAGCAATGGCTGTTCCCATCCTGCCGACTCCTAGAACATAAGCTCTCATTTACTTGCCTCTTCTTTTCTTTTCTCTCTTCTCTTTTCTTTTTTCCGCTGGTGTCTTTTTAGCAGGTTTCTTTTTTTCTTTTTTTCTCTTTTCTTTGTTAGCCATAATTATATTTCCTCTATTCTTTTTGCTTTATCGTCAATAACTAAATCATAATTAGGTTTTGGGTGTGTTCCTCCTGTACCTGTAGATAAGTCATGGAACTTACAGCCCCAAGACTCCAACTGATCCCAAGTGTATTGATAATAATCTTTTTTTGATACGGAACCTCTAGCTGTCCAATATATAACTTTCCACCCTTCGTCATACATCTTGTTTATTTTGCCGATGTTTTCTTTACTCGGTTCAGCTAGGTCGTATCTACGATTACCAGAGTAAAAACAAATAGTTTCGTCAATGTCTACGAGGACGACAGGTTTTTGATCCTCTTTCGTTCCTTTTGTCGCTATATGGAATTCCATTTTCTTTCCTTTTTTTTTACTAAAAATAGCATCATAATTTTGATGATACCTTTTGAAATTCATAGGTCTTGGTTTATCTCCCTTTCCATTCATCACTTCATCCCCTGAGGAAAAGTTAGAGCATCTGCATGGTTCACAGTCCAGCTTATTTCATGAGTAACTGCTCTAAAAGTTCTGGCCGCGCTTGGGAATCCGTTTCCGGACTTCTTAACTCCTCCAAAAGCTAAGTGAGATTCCGCTGCGATTGACCCGCCATTCCAATAGATCATACCTGCGTCACATTCGTCCCTCATAACTCTCGCTTTTCTAAAATCGTTAGTTAAAATCCCAACCGCAAGACCGTAATCTGTATCGTTATAAATACGAATCGCATCTTCCATCGTATCAAAAGGGATAATCGCCACGTGAGGACCAAACACCTCATTTTTTAAATACTTTACGTCTCTCCACTCGGTTTTATATACCATTGGGGTAGAGTAATAAGATTTATGGTCTCCGGTGTAAGCTGGAGCTAAAAGGACTTCGGCTTCTGGGTCATCTATAACCATTTTATTCATGCTCCTAATTTTAGAAAACCCTTGCTCATTTATAATCGGACCATAATAAACGTCTTCGTCAGCCACAAGCTCTTCCCAAACCATACCATCTGGGCAGCCTGAGGTGCCAAGCATGGACTTGAATGGATTCCCTGTCTTTAATTTTGCCGCCTCCTCCGCAAATCTTTTTGCGAACTCGCTATAGATAGTTCTTTGCACTATCATTCTACCAGAAGAGACACACCGTTGCCCTGATAATTTAAAAGCGCTTGCGATCGCAGCCTCCATGCTTAATTTAAATTCAACGTCATCAAAAATGATGCAAGCAGATTTGCTGCCTAGTTCACAAGAGGTAGTCTTATGCCAAGACTCTGCAGCCACTTTACGAATATGCTGTCCGACATCGGCACTACCAGTAAAACAAATATGATCAACATCATCATGAACCAAAAGGTTGCCAGTAGTACCGTCACCATGCACCAAATTAATGACTCCACGTGGGATACCAGCTTCCGCATAAATTTGAACAGCCGCTTGAGTTGACATCGGAGCATCTTCACTTGGTTTAATTACTATTGTATTTCCTTCCACCAATGCTGGTGCAGCGTTCCAAAACATACCTATTGCCAGAGGAAAGTTGAAAGGAGTTACGATAGCTATTACACCTTTAGGCTTCCTAAGCATGTAAGCATCTTTATCTTCAATCTCTGAAGATACTGCCTCTCCATGGCTATAACGACCAGAGCCGAAAGCAAATTGAGCCATATGCAAAGCCTCATTAACCTCTGCGATGCTTTCATTATAATTTTTACCCGTTTCTAAAGATATGATTTTAGCCAACTTTTCTTTATCTCTTTCAATAATTTGAGCGACCTTGTTCATATAATCAGAACGAACAAACCTGCTAACCTTTCTCCATTTTTTAAAAGCTTTTCTCGCAGACAGTACAGCTTTAGAAACTTCACTTGGGCCGCTTGACGGAAACGCCCCTTGAGCTTTACCCGTTGACGGATTAATTTTTGTATACATTTCGGAAGTAGCTCGCCACTCTCCGTTTATGTAATTTCTACCTTCGAAATCTCTCATGTTACTCTCCTTTAGTGCTTTGCATAAGTCCTTTAACATTAAGCTCGCAAAACCCTTTACCTTCTCTAGATATAAGCTCATAAATAACTCCTGTTAATTCGGATGGTTTTGTAAAAACTTGAGTAAGGCCGGGACAAGTCATAGGTTCTTCTGAATAAAATTCAGCATACCCCTTGCCCTTCCACTCCTTCATTGTTCTTTCCACATCTTCCACTTGATAAGCGATGTGATGAATACCGCCAACGCCACCGCGATCGGCAACCCAATCACCCACAATACTCCCTTCAGGGCCGTCACTAACAAAAATTTCAGGTGGAGCATGATATTCTACGGGACTTTCCGTTTCAATTTCGTTCATGGAGAGATAGGTCTCGAGTCTCCAGAGGTTAGTTTCTTCAGTTCTATTCTCTGGCGGAACTAAGGCTAAACAGTCGGCTTTCCCTCCGTCATCAAACTTTACCTGAAACTCTGTGCCTATTGTATAACCAAGGGTGTCCGCGAAGAATTCTGCGGTCTTATTACGATCTTTAGATCTGTAAGCTATATGATCTAACCTCATTTATATATTATAAATTTATAATATCATTTTGCAAGTTTTTTTAAAGAGAAAACCACCTTTCTATGGTATAAGAGACCTTCATTAAGACAGCTAAAATATATCTAACAATCATTAGAGGGAACTTTATTAAGTTATTCCAAAACTTTTTTAATAAACCAGCGTCTTTCCTCTGAGCGTTTTTGAATTTCTCCTCCAGAGTTTTTTGAGCTTTCACTCTATCAAAATTGTCTTCCTTTTTCCAGTCCGCTAAAGATAGCTCTTTAAGATCCCCCTTCCAAAAAAGGGCTTTAAACTCTAAAAAATAATCATACTTCTCATGTATGTGAAGCCCATTAAAGCTTAATTCTCCCGTATAATCTACCCTTTCCACACCTCTAAAACTCTCTTTAACATCTAAAAGCCCATGAGCGTCCTCTTCATAATGCCTGTCCATCACCTGCTTATAAATTTCGCCTTCGGTATCAATAGCGTAAGAATCTATACCGAAAAATTCTTCTCCTTCTTTAGATAAAAGAAAAGCGTTAGTTTGAAATTCGAACTGTGACCAATCGATCTCTTCGAAATTCTCCCGCTCTTCTTCTGGTAAGGGCAAAGGGTACTCACACGTAACGTAATCAAAGGTCATTTATTTTTTTCTTTTAAAAAGTATTGTATCTTATTGTCAAGATTATTCATTTGACTATTCTCCCATTGAAGTTTCATCATACAATAATCTAACTCTTTAGTCGCCTCATCTTGAGGGGAGTCAGCAAAGAAATCATCATCTTCAAGATGAGATTTTTTCTGCATCTGATCGACCCAGTTAACTTGTTCTAAAGTCTTAATCTGCCAAAAATCTAAACTCTCGTTCAAAATTTCCGACTGACGACTCAGGTACTCTTCTTGTTTTTTTATTTCTTTTTTTGTCATCTGACTTCAACCCCAATCTACCAGCAAGCCGCTTGTCTGTACAGAAAATAAATGCGAGCGGCTCACACATAATCAGACATTATGACGAATAATGGCTTATCTTTCTTCAATGTGATATTCTTTATTTTTATTTATTTTTCTTAAGTATTTCTGGGCCTCTTTCTTTCCTTCTTCAGTAAAGGGGAAGGCTCCTTGCACATAATTTTTATTATTTACAATAACATAGTATTTATCCTTCTTGACCCTCATGTTTATTATAAACATGGAGATATGAAAAACAAATTTTTATTTAAAAGGAGACACTAGCCTTATGATAGTTTTTGGACTATTTCAGAGAGCTTAATTTCTTTAAACACTTGATCAGAAAGCGTTCCTATTAGGTCTTTATCTGTAAACCCTTCAGCCTCTGCCCAGTTCCATTTCTTTAAATTAATAGTAAAAGCTCTCAACGTATTTTTTGTCGCTCTAGAAAGTTGATCCACCACGAGCATAACGACCTTCTTATTTTTGGGACAACCAATCATAATTATCTCAGGATTGTCTAAAGACTCTTGAATTTTTACCCTAAGACCTACCTCTTGAGCCTTCTTCGTTATTCTTTTTATCTGGTTCTTCAGTATTGCTTTCATCTAGTGGGGGAGCTTCAAATAAATTACACCTTTTAACCGTGTAATTACTAACATGGGTCAACTAAACGCTAACTTACCATACGTCCAATGTTTTATAAGAAATAAATATATATTTCCTAAAGACGATGGAGGAGTAACGGAAGGTTATATATTCGGCTGCAAGTCTATGATCAATAGACCTATGCATTTTCATTTTCAATCGAACTTTGGCGCGAACTTTTGGATGATGCCAATCTCCGCGTTTTGTCACAAAAAAGATTTTGATGTATTATCAGAAGACGAAGAGCGCAGGCTCTCCCTATTGCAAACTTGGGATTGCCAATCAAACAATATAGCAGTCACAACTTTCTCTTTCCTGCAAAATAAAAAAGTAGACGTCCATTGTAGAGATAAGGTGTGGAGAAGCGGGAAATACATTACTACAATAGATGATTACGAAGGAGATTTAAATGAACTTAACGTGGGTTACTCTAATGACCAAGACAGTAAATGTTATCACCTCATAGCTTTGGACGATGGCAACCTATGCATCCCACCCAACAACCTATTAAGGTGGCATAACCCAGACTTTATCGTACCTTACGATAAAGATAATGTACCTAAAATCAAAATCTTCAGCGATCAAATGACGTCAGAAGATATAGATAGAACTTACGGCAACAGTCCTTATTATTTTTATAATTCAGATAAATGAATCTAATAATCTCCGCAAAATTAAGCACCGACCCTCCGTCAGAAGGGTTATTCTTTCGCCACGTAACTATGGAGGCTAAGCAGACCCTGAGATATTCTGTAGTCATTGAGGCAGAAAAAAAGGCAGAAGATTTTTACTATAACTTCCTCAAAGAGAAGGGCTGGTTTGACTTTGTGGATGACTTTGTCCAACCAGAATGGAAGATAGAGGGAGTTAGAATAGACACTGAGTTAAATTACCCTATGACAATACAGGTTCCTTACATTAGATGCGAAAATACTCCAAATTTACTGGGTCAGATTAAAAGTATCCGAAACGTAAATTGAGCCCCCCATTATGGAGTTATCTTTTCCAGTAAGAGTAAACGCCTTTCTCTAATTCATAGCTGGGCCAAATGAACCTTTCTCTATTGGGCTGAGCCTGAGCCCAAACCCATGTCTTCGTAAGACCCTCTTCTAGGCTTGTCTCGTATTTAAAATCAAGTAATTCTGCGGATTTGCGCCAAGTAGACCAAGCATATTTAGTTTCATGCCTGTATTCATGGTAAGAGGGCTTCAGTTCGGTCCCTGTAACTTTTAACACGGTATTGCAGGCTTCCTGTATAGAGCACTCTTCTATTCCTCCTAGGTTTATAACATGGCCTACGCAATCATCTTTCTGAGAGGCATTCCAAAGGGGGATAATTGAATCGTCTACGTAGCTGAATGCTCTCTTCTGCGAGCCATCACCAAAGATCGTTGGTCGCATCCCGTTCATGATTTGATACATCCAGATACCTAATACGTTTCTATACTTATCCCAAATGTTTTGATTAACGCCGTAAAAATTATGAGGTCTAACAATCGTATAGTTTAAACCGTGCTGCTCATGCGCTATTTTTAAATCTTGTTCTACGGAATACTTTGCTACTCCATAGGGGTCTATGGGTCTTAACGTTAACTCCTCGTCAAATGGGGGCTTATGTTCATCTCCGTACACAGCCATAGAGCTAGCAAATACAAATCTGGATATATTATATTTTATACTGCTTGTAATTAAGTTCACAGACGAAATCAAATTATTTTCATAATTGAATTTTCTAATAAAGGGACTTAATCCTTCCGCAGCGTAAGCCGCAAAGTGATAGACTATATCTATATGGTTATTTTTAAAAATCTCATCGACTTTATTTAAGTCTATTAAATTAAATTCATGAAATTCGACCTTTGGGTTCACGTTTTCTATATAGCCACCACTTAAATCATCAATACCAATAACTTTATTATCGGTATTTTCTATTATCCAATCCGCTAATCTAGAGCCTAAAAGACCCGCCACTCCTGTTATTAAAATGTTCATTCTCCAAGCTAACTCTCTATCATTCTCTCTAAGAAGTCTAAAACGTAATCGAAGCTATAATAATCCGGAAGTTTATTGTCTATGAATATAGGAGCCTCTATATATTTTTTACGTAAAGATTCATTAGTATCAATCTCTTTCACGTCTTCTAAAAGTTTATCAAGGTCTATATCTTGATAATTTTTCCAATCTTGTATTTTCCCTTGTTCTGAAGAACAATAATCATGAAGATTAATAAAAGAATCGGGATTAAACTTATCCACTTCAGAAATATATTTATTACCATAAAACAAGGGTATGCACCCTGAGAAAAACCCATGATAAATTTTCTCTTGAAGAATATAGTCTGTATCTGTCCAATGAATAGCCATGAAAAACTTATAGTTATTAGAAAATTCTATTTTTTCCTTATAAACTAAACCGTCATGTCTACCCCTATATATAGGATTGTCACCCCATTTCCGTGCTGATATGTTTCCATTCTGGTCTTTGTCTTCTACTGCCGCATTACCTCTCCAAGCACCAGAAGATACAACCTGTTTATATTCACTAAGTTTATCAAATATTTTTGCCCTAAGGTCACTATTACTATTTTGAGTTACGCAACAGAGGCCCGTATTTCTATCTTTAATTTTTTCATAATCTCTTTTTTCTGTCAACCAAGACAAAGGAGAATCCACCACTCTAGCCTCGTCAAACATAGTCCATACATCAAAAGCTCCTGACGGTTGCCTTAAATGTCTAGGGTGATCAAGATTTTGATAGTCCATAATCCAAACATTCTCATCTTTAAGTGCGAAGGAATCCGCACCCGCTTCCCCTGTAACACGTAAGAATTTTATGTTTTTATTTTCTTCTGGTTTAAAATCTGTAGGTAACTCTTTGGTTTGAGGATCTACCTCGTTATAATCAACTTGCCAATTCGTTTGCAAAATTAAATCTGGATTAACGGCGTCAATTATAACGTTGTATTTTTTAGATAAAACAAACATAATATATCTAAGCCAACTATGACACCCAAAGTTAGCGAACCCCTGTCTAGACACTTTTATAGTTTTCATAATATTTTTATTTTCTTTTCATCATTAGCTCTTGGTAATATCTATTTATTAATCCTTCATCACCTCCATGGCCGGCGAGATTGGGCGGCAGCGAGGGAAATACCTTTATCGGAATTTCCCCCTCCCATGTCAATTCTAATTCAGGACCCAAAGAATTTTCTACAATTTTATCACTTCTTCCATCCGTTTCTATCCAAGAGAATTTAGGATATATAACTAATTCATCCTCAACAACGTCAAATATTTGCTTATGATGCGCGTTACCCCTGTAAGGGTGGCCAAAGAGGTTTGTAAGTTCATCATATTTTGAAGGCACTGCGATGTAGCCTCGATGTGATACTTTTTCCAACATCCGAGCGAGGTCAATCGGATTGAAAACATCCTCTAATGTATGTGAGCAAATCGAAAAATCGAACTTATCATTATCGTCTACGTACTCTAATATCTCGTTCCAACTGTCCACATCTTCGATATTTAAATCGAAAAATAAAACATCTTGATAATTAGGATTTGGGCGGCCGAGTGCTTGCGCAAAATAATTTGGGTGATAACTATCCACAACGACTTTACACTCGGGGTAAGACCAATAACGTGCTGACGCACCAACGTCTATAGTATTAAAATTATTTTCTTTTATGTATTCTTTTATAAAGGGCCTTCCTGCTCCATAGCATGGCCCGTATTTCCAATTTTTAATCATAGGTTCATCTCCTCTAACATTTCTAATGCTAATATTGAATTCTCTTTAGTTATTTTATCGTTCTCGTCAACCTGTACCCCTATGAAAAAACCTTTATCATCTCTTGGTATATAATTTTTTTGATCATCGTAACCACAATAATATAAATCTTTATCATCAATATTGTTCTCTCTGTAAAGGGCTAACATTTCTTGGTCTGATCCCCAAACAAGCTCATTATTTTTTAAGAAATCAGAAATATGATCCTCAAGCTTTTTATCCGCCCCTTTAATCCCGAATAAGCCACCGGGAACTGACGCGTGCCAAGGATGATCCCTTATTATGAAATATTTACACTCGGAATTAAGCCAATCATTTATATAATTCGCTTCTCTCTGAGTCATTCTACTATCTAAGTCTCTAATTATGCATACATTTTCTTCATAAATGCTTAAAAGTCTCCACATCATATCCTGCATAGTTGAAAGCTCCCCCTTTAAACGCTCGTTTTCTGACACTTCAATCATACAAGCTCCTAGATCAGCAAGTTTAGGAACCCACTCCTCATCAATTCTGTCTTTATGATAATAAATGACCGTTTTCCAATCAGGTAAAAAACGATTATTTAACTTTAAATTTTTTTCAGCCCCAATGTAATAAGTTAGGTCGCCCGCTTTAGAAGGGTGATTATACAGACTAAAAGAAATTATTTTGTCTTTAAAATCTTTCATGGCGTATCCCATTCCTACAGTAAAAATAAAAACACTGACTTAATACGGAACCGCTATGAAAAGGATGCCACGTACCTTTCATCCCCGCCAATAGAGCTGATACTCCTGTCTCGAAGCACTCTCCAAAATTATCCATGTTATTCGCTACGGTATACCACAAAAATTTTTCCCACTCTTGAACAAACATTTTAAATTTCCAACTATTTTTAAATATATAAATCTGCTCATTGGGCATTATCGCATCATCCCAAAGGTCATGATCCCGAAGGTTGTAGTCTTCAATTTTTACCGTAGCCCACGCCTGCCTTAAATTGTCGGGAGTTTTTTTGTGGTCGCCAACGGTGCCGGGTCTTTCGTAAATGAAATCTAAATTTTCATTTTCTTCTAGTAAATCAAAGCATTTAAAAACTTTTTCTTCTTCAAATTTGTCATGCATTTGCCAATCTCCATCTGTGTATACTATATAATCATAATGCTTTCCAGAATATTTTTCTAAAGTCGCTTTGAGAGCAAGACACTTCATATTTAAATAACAACCAAACTGCGGCCTCCCCTCGTCTCTAAATTTGTCCAAATGTAACTCGTTCAGGAAAGCCCTGTCTCCCAAGTCTTGCAGTTCTGAATTATTGACTGTTAAATGAAAATCACACGATTTAGTTTTTTCTCTTAGGGAATTGTAGCGCTTTACAGACAGATCTTCGTACTCTTTGCCTATCGCTAAGGCGGTGAAGCAATAATTATAATCCTTTTTTCTATCCTGTATGACATTGAACTCTTCATTACTAAAAGATATTATTCCTGTTCCTGAAGCGTGTCCTACTTCCGTAACGTCATATTTATTTAAGTCGACACTATCCCACCATTCTTTCATACCTGCTGGCCAGTTAATATCATCACACACGACAAACCCCTTGTAGCCAATCGACTTTAGTCTTTCAATGACCCCCGCCTCCTGTATGCCATCATGAGGGTCAAGATCCAAGAATACGAATGAAGAAGAAAGAATCACTTCCTCTTCTATTTCTTGGACGGAAAGGGCTGCGATTTCAACATTAGGAGCTTTGCCCAGAAGAGAAACCGCCCCGCCATTAAGATTAAGGCCATAAGTAATAACTTTATTGCTTTTGTTCTGAGCTAAAGCTAAAGCTGAATGACCTTGGCTTGTCCCAAAATCTAATATAGTTACTCCGTCATGGATGCTGGATAAATATTTTAATAACCTATACTGGGGGTCCGCCACACCATTGTCGACGCCAGACAGCCACGGGAAATTTTTCACCCATTCTTCTGGGAAAAAATCCAATGACTGAGAGAGAACGTCTGATCTATTAATATTAATTTTTATTGCCCTTCCTGAAGCAGCCCCACACTACTCGTTTCATTTCTTCTTCAAAAAATGGATATAAATTATTTTTCTCGCAATCTTCTTCCAGCATATTTTGCGAGACCTCGTGCCAGTTCCAAATTTTATTTTTAAAGTTGCTGTGAAAATTCTTTTCTGTATCGATGTAGTCGTGAACCATTATAATGTCCCCCTCTTTTAAGAGAGGACTCAGCTGTTGGAACTCTTTACTCTTTCTTCCTCCATCACATAAAACCACGGTTGTTCCGTCGCCTTTGATATACTCATCCACATACTCTGACTTAATTAAATTAAATTCTTCATCAAAAATATTAACTCCCGCGACAGACTCAATATTTTTCCCATCAAAAATGTGAGAGAAATCACTATCAAGATACTCAAAGGTTTTAATATGGGTATCGTTTAATCCTAGTTCATCCAACATGCCTCTAAGCAATAAGGTAAGCCCTCCTGCGAATGTCCCAATTTCTACTATTCTTTTAGGTTTAACTTGCTCTAAAAAGTTAGGGAAAACCTCTTTGACCCCGTCGTTCTGCATTGTCATGATATCGTACGGATGTCCCGATAAGTCCTCGGTGCGCACAGTGAATCCTCCTGTTATTACTTGGGCTGGTTCTTCTTGCTGCTCTTCCTCTTGAGTCTCTTCGTTTAGGTAATACGGTTGTTCAGTTGCTCGTGACTCAACCCTTTCTTCAGCTTTGTAATGATATTTTCGATCATGAAATATTGGAGAAGCTAAGAGTATCCCCCCTCTGACTTTTTCCGCTTTGATTAGCTGGAAAATGTGAGACATCCAAGTTTGCTCATGAGGGGTTCTCCATACAGTTTCCAAGAACATTCTCTTACTCCCTTCTTTGCTAATAATTTGAGGCCAATTACAATAATAAATCTCTCCATCAGCATAAGGTAATCCGTCTTTGGATTTTATATTTTTAAAATTAGTTAAAGGACAGTTTGGGTCTAAACCGAACTCTGGCAATTTATTGTACTCTGGCCAATACTCCTCTCTTTTATCTTGAGGTACATTATACCAAGCCCACTGATTGGAGTTCGTCCCATAAAATTCAGTAAATGAAAATTTGAGAAAGTGATATTTCTCTTCACTCATGATGTTTAATAATTTTTCATAAAGATTTTCCGAGTGAGAAGTGAAGCCCATCTGACACAGAGACGAATCATTCGCGCGTTTCAAAAGCATGTCATCTTCAAGAAAAATCATATACTGCGAATTCGTTTCTGCAAAATGTTCAGCAGCGTATTGTCTAGCTCCACAAATACCTATATTTTCTTCTTGCTTTAGATGTTTAAAACCATACCTATCACAAATCTCTTGATAAGCTGCGTCTGTTGAGTCGTCTGTAGAATTATTAATTAAATATTTTTTCGTTTCATTTAAAAATCCCGTCTCCTTGTAAGAGTCAAGCAAGTATTCCAATTGGTCTGGGAAATTAAATGTCACAACATATAAATTAGTGTCAGAGCTTTCGATCTCGATATCGTTGTTTTTTAAGTCTTCAAAAAACTTACTTATCAACCCGTTCTCTTCTATAGGGTAGTACTTGCAAGTTTTAGGATTCAGGTAAGTCATCAAAGAGAATATGCTTTCCTCCGTACCCATAAGGCCTCCCTCTATAGAGGACTTTAAAAGTCCATGATACATAGCGTTCACCTCAGGTATATACTTTTTATGCCCTCCAAAAAATCCTCCTCTAGCAACTCTGTTTACATGTTCCCCCGCCTTCTTATCCATTTCTTTAATTGGGAAGCCATGGATTTCATAATCTGTCTCATAAGGAAAACATAAAAAGAAAAACTTTTTCAATAGGGGCGCGACCTTATCGAAAACCTTATCATGCGTAAAGTATCCTTCGTGAACAGTATTCGTAATGCCCCCATCAATCCAAGCAAAGTAATCCGTGTCGAAAGGGTTGCTTATTACTGCATCGTTGAGCATGAACATTTTACTCATAACCATTGGATTATAAAACTCTAGCGTAGCCTGAGTGCTATCTCTAAGCCAAGTGCTTCCCGTCGCCGTAAGCCATTCCTCGCTTTTCCTTATCTCTTGGACCTTATCGTAAAAGTCAAATTTTTTAAACTCCTCGACCTCTTTAATATGTACGTAAGTATTTTCTACGCTTCTATGCTCCCAAACTAGATCTTCATATTCTTTCTCAATATAAATATACATGTTCACGTCTGTTTTTAACAGCTTCACAAAATTCTCTACGTAATGAGAGAAAGGTCTCTTGAAGCCCTCCCCGGCTTCAGACCTTTTCAAATCCCATATTCCAGTTACTATTGTTAAGTCTCCCTTATCTTTTGAATTAGTATTCATTTATTATAGCGTGCTTTCTATTTGCTCACACCAGCCCTGACTGCGACTATTCGGCCATATCATCCAACTGTGTGGCTTTTTATCTAAGACCGCATCCACCCACACTTTACAATAACCATCCGGATCGTTTTTCATACGAGTTATATCTTGATCGCTAGCGTCTTCTCTATATATCTCTTTGCCTTCCTCGTCTCTTAATACTACGCACCAAAAGTGATAATCATCTAGGGGTACAGCCTCGTAGGGGATGTCGATGCAATGTTTAAATATCCGACAAAAAGAATTCTCCCATTCTTCTTCCGTATCGTGCTCGCAAGAATTCGGAGGCTCTACATTATCTAAAGTTTCTTTTTGCACGGATCTCTCACCAAAAAGTATCCCTGCATACTTTTCGTAATCTCTCAAAGTCCTTTCTTTACCGAATCCATACGGGCCAAAATCGATATCTCTTTTCTCCCCATCCATTTCAAAAAGTTTTCTATTCCTTAAAAGAGAGGCCTCGTTTAGTTTTGAAGTCTTTTCAGGCTGGTCGTCCCAAACTTTGGGGCCTCTATACTGTCTAGTATATTCGTGGTATGCAATCATTTTGTGAGGATAAAATATATCATAGCCATGAGTGTAGGCTCTCGCAGCGATACTAATTTCTTCACCATGGAACCAATAATTAGGATCGTGAGGCACTTCTTCACACATTATCCCATCAGCAAAAGCAAAATGACCTGAGAACCATCTCCCCCTAGGAGGAAGCTTTCTTGTTTTCCAATCCGGTATACCTTCCGGCTTAAAAAATACCGCGCCCTCTGGGGTAAATCGATCAAAACACATCTGCCAAGGCTCTTTCGCTCTGCCCTCTGGATCATTAGGAGGATCATAAGAACTAATATATCCCGTTAATATTGGCTTTTTATATCCAGCCTTCTTTAAATTCCTCATCATTTTGATGGAAATTTCATCCCAATCCTGCTCAAAGCGATGGTGAGAATCTAACTGTAAGGTATAAGTTTCTCCATCGTACTGTTTCTGGATTAAATTCCTTGCCCAACATACCCCTTTCGTCTCCTCATGCGGAACATCTAAAATTAAAACTCTATCATCTTCCGCAATCTCATCAATGTTCTCTTCAGGCTTATGCTGCCAACAAACACAGACCTTTATCCTATCGGGATATTTAGCTTTATCAAAAATATCTAGAACCGTAGGCACCAATTCCGGATCCGAATAAGCAGCCATCTGCACAAAAATAGTATCTTTTTTCACAGTTCTAAACCTTTGGTAAATCTCTCTGTATTCTCTCTAAAAACCCTTTAGTCTTGCTATGAGGCCAAACTACCCAGCTCTTAGGGACTTCTGAGACTTCAATGGTACGCCATATCCTTAACCAACCATCTCCTTGAGAAGCCTCTCTTAGTAACGAGATAACTTCTGACTCGTCCGCGTCAATTCGGGCAACTTCTTCCCCATCTTCGTTTTCAAAAGCTACAGCCATCCAATCGCAATCCTTTTCTGGGACATCGTTTTGGTGAAGGTCTATGCAATATTTAAACTCGCTCGTCAATCCTTCTTCGTAATTAGAAACAGGAGGCTCAAGAAACAACTTGGTCTCCTTATGGACCCTTCTGTTCTCAAAGTCTATTCCAGCAAAACGTTCAAACTCTTGTAGAGTTCTTTCTTTACCAAGACCATAAGGACCCCACATAACCTTGTCATCTCCTTCTCCGTCTACATTGAAAAGTTTTTTAAACCTTTTAAAACTATTTTTATTTATGTCGTCCCAATCAGAGTGCTCGTCCCAGTGTCGAATATTTCCGTCTCTATGGTAAAAGTGCCACGCAACGATCTCGTCCATTTGAAATATGTCATAGCCATGAGTATAAGCTCTGACAGCATAAGAGGTTTCTTCTCCATGAAAATAAAGATGAGGATCATACGGAACGTTTTTATAAAAATGCCCATCAGTAAAAATAAAATGACCACTTAGGAACCTACCTCTCGGCATCGTCTTTTTCTTTTTACTCACCCATTCTTCTGGCATTCCATTCGGCCTAAGAAATACTGCCCCCTCGGGCATAAATCTATCAAAACTTAAATTCCAAACATCTTGACATCTCCCTTTTGGCTCTCTATCTGGTTCATAGCTAGGGATATAAGTACTTATTATCGGTTTTTTCGTACCCTTCTTTTTTAAAAGTTTTAACTTATTCTTTAGAATTGTATCCCACCCTTTTTTAAAACGATGATGAGAATCTAGTTGAAGAATATATGTTTCATTATTAAATTGTTTTTGAATTAAATTTCGAGCCCAGCATACTCCTTTTGCTTCTTTGTAAGGAACGTCTATGATAATAAACCTAGGATCATTAATATATTGATCTAAATTTTCTTCCTCCCCTCTCTGCCAACAAATACCAAACCTTAGATTTTTTGGCTGGCTTGCTTGGGAAATAATATCTTCTATTGTCGGTACAAGCTCTTTGTCTCTATAGCTAGCTAAAGATATAAATATTGTTTCTTCCTTCCTTCTAGAAGTTGCCCTTTTCGCTTTAGCGGTTTTAGCTTTGGTGGCTTTCGCCTTGGTTGTTTTCGTCTTTCTCGGCATATCCATTATAAAATGTTTCAGAGAATTTTAAAAAATAAATAAAAAACGTGACGACATATTTCAGCCGCCACGTTTTAGTATAGGATACCCCCACCAATAAGACACCCTATTTTATTCCGTCTTAGAATGAAGAATAATCACTTTTGGATACGTCACCCTCAATCTAAATGGAAACATTTTATTAGTCTCTTTTGCGTCTGGATCATCTTCAGCACCGTCCTCTTCTTCCTTATCTTTAGGCTCGTGTTCGATAGGCATCTTCTTCAACTCTTCTTCTGTGGGCATGGGTACATTTCTATCTAAAGCCCATGTCATTTTATGTCTTTCGCAATACTCTTGCATCCTACGAACAGGTACGATAAGGTTAAACCCTTCCCCCGCTCCGCGAACAAGCATCCCGATATAACGAGCATCTGTTTTCAAGTATACGCCTCCACCCGAAGACCCCGGAAAAGCTGTGACAGTAGTTTGGTCGAAGATATGCTTATTTAAACTCTTCAAAATTCTCCCATGCTGAGAATAAATTCCATCAGTCATACTATTCGCGCCCATCTGACCCAATAAGCTCCCAACATGAAGTAAATCTTCCCCCAGTTTTGGGATCTCTTTGTCTAAATAGAATGTCACCGAATCGGTGACAAAATTGAACTTACGAACCCTTAGTAAGGCAAGGTCATGACCGTCAGTAGCATCTGAGTACTTCAATACTTCCGCATCCATTTGAAGCCTACCAACAGTCCTGCCGTTTTGTCGAATCTCTTTGACTACCATCGGATCTTTAAACTCTACGATAGTTTTGGGCGTGCCATTGACTACTGTCTTTCTAGTCTTTCGAAGATTGTCTATAACGTGCCCTGCAGTCCACACGAAATTGACCTGATTACCTTTAGAGTCTTTTCTGGTAAAAATCACCCCAGAACCTTCCCCATTAGAATATTCTCCTTCTGAGCGAATAGTAACAGAAACATTTTGAAGATGATCTGCTGTAGTAGTTTTTTTCTCAGCGCCCACTACTTGAGAAATAATAAGGCTGAGACCGATGGCGACTACTGAAAATCTTTTCATATCAAACATAATATTAAAAATAATAAAAAATAATAAATTATTTTAATCCTGTATAGTCAGAAGATGATCTTATTTTTGTGCCTAAACCGTCTACTAAAGCTATACCTAACTCGTCACACACTTTTGCCTCGGGAATCTCTCTATTTAATCTATCACCACCATTAGCAAAAATGTCTGGGTTCAGATAAGCTAAACTTTTACAAACGTCTTTACCTTCATCTATAGATAAGAACACGTTATCCACGCATCTTAAAGAACTCACGATAATCAAACGATCCTGCTCTTTCATGAAAGGTTCCCCCTTTTTTAGAGAAGCCTGCTTATCATTATTAACAATAACAATTAATTTATCCCCAAGGCTTTTAGCTAACTCTAAATATTCTATATGGCCTACGTGAAGGGGGTCAAAATATCCACTCACGACAACGATTCTTAAGTCTTCCACGTTTTATTATAAGTCAAAAGACGTCAAAATAAAAAAAATGGTACTCTCGCTGGGACTCGAACCCAGAACCCTCTGCTTAGAAGGCAGATGCTCTATCCAATTGAGCTACAAGAGCAAAAAAATTTAAACGACACTTCTTCCTTTATTGCTCTCCCACTCTTTTTCTGGCCTATCGATAATCTCATTTCTATTTATGGCGGCTTCTAGAATGTAACTATTCATGTTTACCTCGTGCATTTGAAAAAGTAACGAACGAATGTCTTTAGGAAAACAAGTTCCACCAAAACCCTTTTTACCATCATGGCCGGGAACTTGCGTGTGACTTGCGCTGATTCTTGAGTCTAGTAAGATTAATTTTTTAGCCTGTTCGTAATCTACACCAAGCTTATCGCAAAGCTCATAAACCTCATTAAAAAATGAAACCTTTGTCGCTAGAAAAGCATTCCTAATGTTTTTACAAAGTTCAGCTTCTTTAGTCGTACAGTAATGTATCGTTTTCCCATCAGCTAATTCAAACAATAAATCCTTATTAAAATCTTTTTCATCATGAACTCCAAATACCCACTCTTTACAATTAAGCACATCTTTTTCCCAATTTTTTTCGGTCAAAAATTCAGGCATAAAGTTGCAGTTTAAAGATTCAGAAGTTCCTGCTGGTACAGTAGATCTTATCACAACCTTATTTAAATCTACCCTCAACTGCCTTAGCTGAGACACAACGCTCTCGACTATATCCGTACAGCAAGAACCATCTATACGCATAGGAGTCGGGACACATATAAAAATCAAATCGCTAGAAGAAACAAGTTCCTTTAATGAGGAATCGCTTTTAGATTCATCTTTATCGTGCACTTTTACCTTATGATTTTTCGCCATAACGCTTGTAGCGTTACCCACATAACCATTTCCAATTACTCCGACATTCATTATAATATAATAACATAAAAAAGCCCCGCCACAAGAAAAACTTGCAGCGGGGTTTGTTGATTCTTTTAGTTATATAGTCTCTTATTGAGAGTTCTTCACCTCCTCAATGGGTTGCTGCTCTCCTTCGGCAGCGCTAATTCTTGCGTCAGTATACTCGTTTAAACGAGCAAACGCGTATGCGGTTAAGCAAAGATTGACTGCCAGAAGCAGAATGGCTACTCTAGCGTAACCCGTCTTTACCATTGTCATGTTATTAGTTGTTTCTTCGGATTTAGTTTGTCTCTTTTTTGTTTTCATTTGTTTAACGATGACAGTCTAACTAATTGTTAACATTCTGTCAAACATAAAAGACGATTTATTTCACCTCTAATTCACCTCTAATTCAATCGCTTTTTCTGAAACCTTTTTGTTAATTGTAACATACAACATTCCATCCTCATATTTTGCTACCGAAGCGGAACCATCCGCCTTTCTTGATACGGTGTAGGCTTTAGAAAACACCCGATCTCCTTGCTGCGCTTTTACTTTAAGTAGATTATTCTCTACGGAGACCTTAATGCTTTCCTTTTTAAACCCAGCTAAATTAAACTGGTATTTATAGGCATCTTCAGTCTCTTCATAATAATAATCATCATTATCTTCATAAAGCACGTGGTCTAGCCCAGTATTAAAAAAGTTATCGAACAGTGTATTTCTTAATTTTAATGTAGTCATAACACTTATAAAGCATAAACCATGCCAAAATAAAAACCCCTATTTCTAGGGGTTTTCTTTAGGAGAAAGGCCAAAGTGGGACACTCTGGCATTGGTATTATAATAATAAAAGTGAGACAAAAATGCTCAAATAACCCTCACTATATCATAGATATCTACTTCCACGACAGGTCTTTCACGAGACGAATTGTTTTCCACTGAGAAAGTCTCGTGATCTAGGACATTTAAGATTTTACCTTTCCAAGTTTTTTCAGTAGCTCGATCTTTAACTATAATGATCCTATTAATAAATTTTTTATTATACTTTAATCTCAATACTCTGGATTGTTTTTCCGCTTCTATCATTTTTTATCCCTTAAAAATCAAAACACCGTTCATGTGGAACTGAACCTCTTCAGTCTCTGTCCTATTTTTTATTTCCTGTAAAATTACTGGGAAAAGGCTCATTTGTCTAGCTAATAAATCATATTGTTCCTCAGTTTTTTTTACTCTCACAGCTTTTTGGCAACCACAACCCACGTTTATTTTTTTATAAAGATGTACAAAGCTTTGAAATTCTGGATAAGCATCTAGCATCGACTGCTGCTCCAAAAAATTAAAAAAAGCTACAAAGCCATCAAAAATCTTAACCTTCATTAACTCTCAATATATTATACACGTTTTTTTAAAAAAATAAAATTAAACAGTCGCTAACGTATTGAAATCAATAACATCCAAGCCGTTGTGTTGATAGCAACTAATTTTCTGAGTATAAAAATGAGGAGCATAGACGACTTTAAAATGTCCCTTCTCCTGACCGTTTCCCTCTAAAGAAAAAATATTATCTAATTCAGGGGCATAAGGGATATATTTATGGACGTATGGATTCCCGTCTAATATATGAAAATAAATAGGTTCTGTGGCAACATATATATTGCAGTCTTTATAATTCTTTTTAATAGACTCAAACAGGCTCGTGGATAAAAACACGTCAGAAGAAGTCCTTGGCATTATATATAATATCCTGCTCTCCTCACCCTCATCGTCTAAATAATCCTCTATATTAAAATTTTTCTTCGAAGCTTCTTGTCTAAAGAAGTTCTCAATATTCTCTCTACTCTCTCCTTTATCTATCCGCTGAACCCAATATTTAAAACCGTGATCAGACTTTAATATTTTACGATCTAAGATTTTATCATATAACTCAGTTAACCATTCTGAGTTTTCTAACTCCCCGTTCACTTCAGCTTTCGGATCTTTGTTTAGTCCTTGGTCGTAGACTTCTTCATCGATATAACCACAAGAGTCAATAAAGTCTTTGATTTTCAAACCTATGGTGCTTATGGAATAATTATCAAGAGCCCACTGCCTAGATTCTTTTTCAATGACTCTTTTTTCTTTTTCGCTCATGTTAAAGACCTTATTTAACTGAGTAGCTATAGATTTGGGGTCTGTAGAGGCTTTCTTAAACTCCGTCTGGTGTTCTCTATACTCGAACCAATCTAAAGGTAATGAGCCTGAATCTTCTACACATAAATCTTCTCCACAACTATAGTTCGTAACTAAAGTTATCAACTCGCTCATTTTCGCTTCTTGGATGGGAAACTCTTGCCCTCCGCTAGTAAAAGGATGGCAATAAACATCCATAAGGTTATATATTTCGTTAAGTTCGCTCTCTCTAACCCCAATATTTACATTAGTTGTTATTAAAGACTCTTGATTGCCGCAAATTTTACAAGGCATATTCTCTCCCGCAAAAGCCTTCACTTCATAAGCCTTACAAGACTGACAAACATAAGTTGTAAGAATATCGGTTATAGGAATGTTGTATTCCTTAGCTAATTTTTGGATGTCCCAACCTTCACTAAAATGAGTATGCAAAAGCAATTTAGAATGCTTAGCTTTCGGGTTATCCTTTTTAAAAAGACTAAACCCTTCAAGTAAATTAGGCACAGATTTCCTTAACTGATTCCTGAATACGTAACCAATTATATAGTCGTCGTTAGGTAAATTATTAAGCCGACGTAAATGAGTTCTGTCTTCGTCAGGGAGCCTTCTAAAAAATTTATCTTCTAAAGCTCCATGCATAGTTTCTACATGTGTATGGCCCAGTCTGTGAAATTCTTTCGTTGCGAAATCGCTCCATATCCAATAGTTTTTTACTGAACTAGCTATATCTAACGAGGTTTTCATTAAAGGTAATGAATCCAAGGTCGTCCAAATGACAGAGTTGGTATGCTGAAACCAATCTTTTTGAACCGCAAAATCTACCCCCCATATATCTTGGGCAGCTATATAGACATCAGGCCTAAAATCTTTAATAATATTGTCTAGCTCGTAAGCTCCGTAAGCAGCCATCCTCGCAACTTTTGGGTCCCTTTCCATGTACTCCCTCTCTTTTGGGTTGTCAGGAAGACATCCTACGGATTTCCAAGGAGTTTGAGATAAAGACGAATGAGTTTTATTTAACCCCCCACAAAAATGAAAGATTTCATAATCCCCTTTCGAATACAAATAAGATAGAATAGCTTTAGCGTTTCTACCAAAGCCAGTCTTGGCTAAAGAAAAATCACTCTGGAAAAGTACTCTTTTTTTTCTTTTATCCATTCAATCACCAAGCTAGATCGTCATCCTCTTCCGATAAATCAATCTCTTCTATATCAATTTTCTGTTTGGCGGGAGCGGGCTTGCTTGTTCTTTTTGGAGCAGAGAAACTCTCTTTTCTTTTTTGTTGAAAAGAAGAGAATCTCTTGTTTAAAAGAAAAAGTAAAAACTCTTTTAAATATCTACCTTCTCCAAAATTAAAACCTATAATAAAGCTCGTTTTATTGGTAGAGTCTTCCGCGTCCTGTTTGTTGACAGAAAAAGAATAACCCACCTGCTCTCCCGACCTATCGTAAGTGCCAAAATTTATTTGCAAAGTCTGTTTTGAGCTTCTGTGGTAGGTAGACCACTTACGGTTGTTCTCAAGACTGTCAACCATTGCTGCTACCTCGGTCTCCCCTAGCTTGATAATAACCCTACCGTTAGGATTATCTTTATTTTTAGAAAAAGAGCCCGTGTTCTTTTGAGTGTTCCAGCCGTCCTGCTTTATAAGCGAAGCCATAATGCTCCCGTCATCATTAAGCCAAAATGAACAAGCGGAGCCTGTTACTTTCTTGTTGGGTTTATAAAACTGTATCATATTATGAATAATAAACTATAGTTAATCTTTCGTCAAGGATTTAAGCTCTTTTTGAATGTAAGATTCTAGCTTATGCTTGGGCTTCCAACCTAAGTCTTTTTTTATTTTAGAAATACCTGCTTTAGCCTGTTTTACCTCTCTACTCCCCCCTGCTTTAGCCTCATATTCTCCCTCTGGGTCGATCATTTTCGCAAGGTCTTTAACGCTATGCTCTTTTCCTGTCCCCACGTTATAAACCTCCCCAGAGCAAGATATACCCGACTCCGCAGCTAATATTAAAGCGTTCACGACGTCATCAACGTGAACATAATCTCTGGTCTGGTCACCCATTCCGTGAATGGCTAAATTTTTACCCTCAGATTTAGCCTTTAAGAACTTGCTCACCACGCTTTTTTTATTACGAGGACCATAAACATTAAACAACCTTAACGTCAAAACCTCTACTCCGTAAACTTCGTTATAAAGACTACAGAGATCTTCCCCATGACGTTTTGATTGAGAATAAGGGTTTAAATTATGTTCCGTTACGTCAGACTCCTCGAAAGGACTTTTCTCACTACGTCCATAAACAGCACAAGTAGAAACGTTTACAACTTTATGAGGCCTAGAAAACCTAGAAAATTCTAGGATGTTTGCTGTTCCTAAATAATTATCCAAATAAGTTATTGCCGGTCTATCAAGACTATCTAAGACGCTCGCTAATCCAGCCAAGTGAAAGATAATATCAAACCTTTGGTACTCTTGGTAAAGTTGAGAGAAGAACTGTAAATTAGCTACGTCTTCTTCGTAATATTTAACTTTTGCATCTATAAGAAAATCAACATCTTTCGCTGATTGATTATCTATAACCACAACCCGATTGCCTTTTTTGACCAAAGCTTCAACTAGAGCTCCCCCTATAAAGCCTTTCCCTCCTGTTACTAGAACTGTTTTCATAAATTTTTAATCTGCGCAAGCTTCGTGTAAACCTTATTCGGTTGAGGACTTATGTTGTCAGCAAAAACAACCTCCTCTTTCTTGACACCTGTAACTCGAACAATCTCTTCTTTCTCGGGTAAATTACCACCAAAATTCTGATGGATACAATTCTCCATCTTCTTATTGAAGATCATGATTTTAACTTGAGACGTTTCGTCCGCAATATATATTCTAAGATAATCATTTCCATTCTTAGAAGTCCCAGAGAAAACATCCTTAACGACCCCAATGAAACAAACCTGCTCGTCCACATCTAGCTCGTCAACCTCACGCCCCCTCATGAAAGTATCGTTAGGACGTAAGGGTTGATAAATGTCAATCAAGGTATTTCCATAAGTATAACCTAATAACAAATTCTCATAATACCAATTAGCAAACCTTTCTGACTTACTATTTATTTCAAAAATCTTTTTATAAGGGGCAGACTTCTTTTTTATTGTCCCAATTCTAGACTCTTTAATAATAGGCTTATCTCCGTCGGCCTTAAAGACTGTAAGATGTTTAACTATCTTAACCAAGTCGTAATCAAATTCTTTTCCGAAATCTAACACCCACCTTTTCTCCCTCGCTGTTAAGATACTCCAAACTTGCGCTTCGTAAACGACTTTAGTTCTGGTTTGCTTAAAACCTTCTAAAGCTCCCGCTTGGATCAATGGGCATAAGACGCTAAGACCTATCTTAGCTTCTTGAGCAGCTTGAAAAATCTCAAATTTAGTGGAATACTCTTTTTTAAAATCGTAAAGTTTTTCAATAGACTTATCTGAGACCCCCTTAATTGAAAGCAATCCGAACCGAATATCCTTCCCTTCAATAGTAAAATCCATGTCAGACTTAATTAAGTGAGGAGGTAAAAGCTTTATCCCGAACTGGTTTAGCTCTCTCTGAATCTTAGAAATTTCAGCTATTGGATCTGGTTCGAAGCGAGTCATCTTTAGCAAACTCAAGAAAAACTCTTGAGGATACTTAAACTTAAGGTAAACCGTAATGGCGGATAAAGCCGCATAAGATATAGAATGAGATTTGTTGAAGGAATAGTTAGCGGAGTCTTCGAGAACGCTCCATAGTATATCTCCGATCTCAAGGTCTAAATTATTCTTCTTAACCTTGTCTTTAATTTTCTTTTTCCACTTCTTAACCTCAGAAACCTTTTTCTTGCCTACGATACGACGAAGTAGTTCTGCTTCGTCAAGAGAGAATCCAATTTTGTTCGCCATCTTCATCATCTGCTCTTGGTACAAACAGACCCCACCGGTTGACGCTAAAATATCATCGAAGAATGGGTGGATTACATCGTAGACATCATTATTTGTGTAGTTCGCGTATTGGTCTACGAAAGCTAAAGCTCCGGGTCGAGCTAACGCAAGGACGCCACTTAACTCGTCCAAATTTTTTGGCTTAACTTTTTGACATACTCTAAAATTAGTCTCCGCTTCGATTTGAAAAAGACCATGAGGATTAGTAAGCTCGTACAAGTTTTGATAAATTAACGGGTCTTCTAAATCAATATCTGTAATTTCAATTCCAACTTGCTTGCAGACATCGTACGCAACAGAAACTCCTCTTAAGCCAAGTAGGTCTAATTTTACGTTAAGAATAGAGGCCCAGTTCATATCGAAAGAGGAAACGTCATTTTTGTCCGAGGATAATTCTACAGGAATACTATCTTCTAATAAATCATAAGATAAAAGAATTCCTGATGCATGAACGCCCTTATTTTTTACTAAGTTTCGAAGTTTCAAAGCGGTCTCATAGACGTCTTTATTTTTATCGCACCAATCCCGAAAAGCCTCGACCTCTTCATAAGCTTCTTGCGCGTCCTTCACCTGTCCAAAAACTTTGGGTATTAAAGCTGTGACCCTATTCATCTCTGACTCCGGTTTTTGAGCCACGATCTTGCCACACTCCTTTATCAAAAGCTTGGAACTAAGAGTATTTAAAGTTAAAATCTTGGCTGTCCTACCTTTAAATTGACTTTCAAGGTATTCAATTACTTTAGCTCTATTGTAATAGCAAATGTCTAAATCTACATCACACATTAATGAACCATCCAAGTATGTAACCCCTTCTACGACCTTCTTTTTAGCTCGGGTTTTTGATATAAACCTCTCAAAATATAATTCATGCTTGATGGGGTCTATACCTGTCACCCCGATTAAAAACAGAACTAAAGAACCTGCCGCGCTCCCTCGACCCAAGCCTGTAGGGATATCCTCTCTCTTACAAAAGTTAATGACATTCCAGACTAAAAGAATATAATCTACAAAACTCAAACTATCTAAAGTCTTTAGCTCATAGGTTAGTCTTTCTTTATATTTTTTATAATTTTTATTTTTCTTACCGATTACCTGCTCAAGACCCTGATCGCATAAAGAACATAAGAACTCGTAATTGGACACAGACTCACTGACACCCAGCTCCCTCTTAGAAGAGTCTTCGATGTTGAAACTAGGCAATCTGACTCCGTGTAAGGGCAAATCAATGCTTTTTAACCTGTCGCTAAATTTAGTTTTTGTCTTCATCCTCTTCATCGTCTTCATTTAATGGGGGTGAGTATTCATCTAGCTCCTCTTGGTTTACCCAGCCATAATCAACCTGCGTGTGCTCTCCGTCGGGAGATTCTAGGCCCTGACCATTCTTAATTTCTTCAATAAGTTTATTAAAACAATAAACTATACATTGTTCAGATTGGGTACTCTCTGCGCTGTAAAATAGTTCAACCTGATCGGCCTCCCCCCCTTTATCAACCGTTATCAAAAGATAATCCATGTTATCTTTCTTAAGGTGATCCAAAAGATCGTATATAAAATCATTGCTAGCCATTAGATCTCTGCCTTCCATTTTAAATGGTTCCATACCTTTAAGTTTAATTCTAAATCGACTAAAGCATCGTGAAGATTGTCATAATCATGATCAATATCGTTTTCCTTACCCAAAGCTGATAAAGATGTTCTCATCCCTTTCCTAATATAGTTTATCATCTTATACTGATACTCCAAGAAATTCTTTTCAGAATTATAAAGCTCCCCACTCTTTAATCCTCTAGCTATAGCTAGGGTATCTAAAATTTTAGGCATCAAAGGTCTATAATCTTCCCCCATTTTCTTATAAAAGTCCCTAATAAGATATATATCAAAACCTAATAAATTGTGCCCCACAATATAATCTGCTCCCTCAAGCCAATCTTTAATGGTGGGGAATATTTCCTGATAAGGGAGAGCCTTCTCTTTATGAGTTTTAGTGCTAAACCTTGTTATCCTTGCCGCTTCTTTGCTAACGTGAAGCTCTCTGTCCCACTTAACATAATAGTCTTTACTATCAAGAATCTCTTCCCCTTTCACTTTAATCATGGCTATCTGCCACGGCAAATTATGAAAAGAGTTAAGGCAAAGATTCTCTGTCTCGCAGTCTATAAAGGTATAAACTTTATCTTTATCAAATCTTAATAAGTGTTCATTCATCGGTAAAGCCTATGACTATCCTCGTCTCTGTGGAACTTACTTATCTCAATAAGGGTGACATTCCCTTCTGCCGCTATTAGTTTATGAGCTTGTTCTCTTTGCATCTCCATAGATTCCCCCTCCTTACATGTCATTGTAAATGGGTGATGGTCTGGTTCATTTTTATCTCGCAGCATATCTACTCTTAAAGTTCCATCAATAACATAAAAAGTCTCATGCTTATCTATATGATAATGCATGGAAGTAGACTTACCCTTCTCGATAAATAAAATCTTGCCACAATAATCTTCATCCTTATTGTTAGCCAACCACACTTCATAGCCCCACTCCTTCTCTACTTTTTTGGGATTAAACGGTACCATTTTTTTCCTTCCAGCTTTCAAAACAAAACTCATCACTGCACATATGATCGAATTGAGGTTTATCTAAAACGCTTCGATTACTAATACATTTAAAAGTTAAATAAGGCTTAAAATCTTTTCTATTATTATAATAGATACTCTTAGTCTCTGCTGTCTCGTATTTGTCCTGACAATACTGTTCAACACGAGACCTAACTAAATCATCAAACGGCAAATCATTTTCTTCTAAGAAAAATACTGGTTTTATTTTACTAAAATCCGGAATGCAAAAAGCCGAGCCCATCACGTTGTTAAAAATAAAAGAATCGTAAAAGGGAATTGCTAGCTCTAAGTCTCTAGAGCTCCACATCTTATTTAAATTCTGAAAGTCTATCCTCGGGTAATAATAAAAACCATCTTTTGCAGCCTTCGTGAAAATTCTAACTAACCTCTTGTAGCCCTCCAAGTTTTTTATAAAAATAATATATTTGCATGTCTCGTTTCTAGACTCGTCGTCTTTCTGATTCATGTCAGAACAAACACTTAGACGCAACCCAAAAATTAAGTCTACCCCCGCCTCTTTAGAGCTAGCATAAGCTTGTAAAAAACCTGACATATTATCGTCAACAAGAAAGACCTTCTTTAGTTTATTCTCCTTAGCTATATCGAAAACCGAATCAGGATAATTTTCCAAAGTCTCTCCTGCTTTTTCTAAGGTCAAAATGCTTTTACCTAAGCTATAATGAGACTTAAAAAGAGGTATTATTTTATCTGACATCCAAACACATTAAGTTTAAAAATCGAATTCGTCAAGATCTGAATCAAAAAAATCATCAAATTCATCAGCATTTTGATTTTGAGATAAGCAAGCCGTTGATTCTCCCATCTTCCTAGGACACCCATCATATGTTCTTTTCTCTACTGACTGTCCTTTAGAAGGGTTCAGATCGTCCTCATAAGAAGATTTTATTTGTTCCCCGTCTTTATCTAGAAGGGAATAATACTCAAAGGGCTTATGGAAAGGGCAGATCCATCCACTTTTCGCTGGGCCACAAAGCCATTGCGTTCCATTATCCGCAGCGTAATTAGACTTTGCTGATTCCTCATCAAATTCTTCTAGAACCTTATTAATATTTTCTAAGTGATACTCAAACCCTTTAAGTTGATCGTCAGTAAACTCCAATTCTTGCCTCGGGGTACGAGGGAATTTCAAAAACAAAAACTGGACCAACCGACGTTTCATTTTTGGCCAAAGCGTTTTAGCCGCTAAAGAATACATCATCGCCTGTATGTTGGACTCTAGCTCTTCTCCAGAAAATTTACTTTTACTCGTTTTATAATCTACTATTTTTAAGAACTTTTTCTTTTTATACTCTATGGGCTTATCTATATACCCACGTATGTTATATTTTGGATTCTCATTTTCTATGAAAAACTCCTTTTCTGGGCCTTCTATGTGGCCTCCTTCTCCAAAAAAATCATTATCCAAAGCTACATAAATCATCTTATTACAAAGATTATAATTCTCTTCGTTATAGGCATCCTGCTGCTTTAAATGTTTTATAACTGTTCTATCTACCGGCTTGCTTGAGGCTATGTCTTGGGTGTCTATAATGCTATCAAAATGTTTTTTATGTCTCGGTTTTAATAGAAGTTCTAATATCAAGTGACAAATGGATCCTCTTATTGCTCCATCATTTGTTTTATCCGGTAAGCCAAGTACGTACTTACACCAATACTGCCAAGAACACTTATCGTAAGTGCTCATTCTAGAAGCAGAAAGATATAATTTCTTTTTTTCTTCAGACTGTTTCGACATTATTTGACGTCCCCCAATTTACTATTTGATCAGCACTCATACTGCCAAAGTCATTTTCACCACTAGGCAAACATATTCTTAGCTGATTATGATCAAAATATTTAGAAAGCTTCCTAAATTCTTTTTTAGCTGCATCATTACCTGCGTTCCCCCTCGCTGAGTCATCATTAAAAGATAAGATGATTTCGTCAGGGTCTAAACTTAACATGAAATTCACTATAGACAAGCTTATCTCTGTGCCAAAAGTAACCATCACGTGACGGTATCCTAACTGCCACAAAGCTAACATGTCTCCGATGCTTTCAACTAAAATTAGTTTTTTAAATTTTTTTAAAATTTTAGAATTTACTTGTAGGGGGTACCTCCAATTTTTTTTAGCCCCTTTGATCTTCCATTTTTTAGTAAAAGAATCTTCTCTTATATTATAAATATATCTTCCCGTAACTCCAACTAAATCTCCTCTAAAATTAAACACAGGAAAAGTATAACGATTTTTCATAACTCCGGCTGGGCACACTCCTCCTCGAAAAGGTTTTAAGGTTTCGTCAGTTATTCCTCTTTCGTTCCAGTATGAATTATCTTCTATAAAATTATCAACTATAGAGGGAGAGAATATTTCACCATCTTCAGGTAAAAGTTTTGGTCTAGAAGGTCTATTGTTATTAATTTTAGACTGAATATCTTTAAATCTAACTTTTATTTCTTCGTTAGAAATATTTAGAGTTAACCTAATCAATTCTTTCAGGTTCCCTTTGCTCCCCGTTTTAAAATCTTTCCAAGACCCTGTCTCCTTATTTATAGCAAGAATAGTAGGATTGCTTCCCCCTCTGTAAAGAGCATTACTCCTATACCATTCGGCATCTTGATCTCTTAAGTTGTATCCTATTTCCATAAGGATGTCTCTGACTTGGTCTTCTGTCATTTTTATAAAGTATCTAATTCGTCAGGGGGCTCTAAATCAGTCACCTCTACGATTCCGTTCTCCGCTCGAATGATATTCGCTAAGGAACCTCTCTCTTCTATATCAAAATTGTCTACATCAAAATTTAAAAAATTATTAACCCAAACCAAATCGCTATTGGGGTCGTTAGGGTCTTCTCTACGCTGAAAAAGATCTTGATGACCCGAGGCGTCTCTGCCTTGCCACCTAGTTTTTAAAGGTATTAGTTTGTGAGAGCCAAAATCTTCTCCATCCGCGGCTAACTCGTCTAAAGTTTTACGTCTAAAGATCGCTACAAAACTAGCATACCACTGAAGCCTATCAGATAAGGAGATAGCTGAAGCGTCATCCACTACAGAATTAGCCCTGCCTCTTTCACCCGTCCTATTAAGCTGCATCGCGGTAATGATTGGCACTTGCAAATCTTCCGCAAGCTTTTTAAGTTTATCAATTTTCTCACCGATAGCTTGGTGCTCCGCCCAGTTTTGTCCTACTTTCTCACCAGTTAATTTTATATAATCTACCGCTACTATCGCGGGGTTGCCTCTGCCGACTTTAGTATAATACCAACGTCTTATTAAAGAGCAAACCTGATCGATAGGTTTGTTAGCTACGTGAACATGATGATATTTCCACCCTTTTACTTTTTTTAATGCTTCCCTGACTCTTTCGGTCATTTCTTCATCTTCTCTCCATCGGCCTGTTTGTATATGCCATAATGGAACTTTGGAAAGAGAAGCTATTAGCCTGAACTTGTTCTCGTCTGAGTTCATTTCTGTATCGCATATAAGTGTATTAACACTATTTAATTGACTGCTTTTTAATGCTAAATTTTGGATCCAAGTACTTTTACCTTGTCCCGGCCTAGATACAATAGCATAAATATTTCCGGGCATTAACCCCCCATATAACCTATTGAACTCCGTGAAGCCTGTCGCTAAACCTGTCTCGTCTCTTGGGTTATTGCCAATTTCTTCTATGAAATCTTCAATCCCATCAAAAAGATTTTTGGGTTCTTCTTTAAGAGTGTAAGAATCTAACTTGCTATTATAAATTTCATCACAGCCTGTTAAAATAGTATCTATATCAGAATTTAAATTTTCTCTAAGAAAGTCTTTGCCCTTGTCTAAGACTTCATCAATTTCTCTGCTAATTCTTATCTTTGAAAGTTCTTGACAAGCTTGTATAGCGTTTTTCCTTGTTATTGTTATACCCTTAAGAGCTCGAAGGTAATCAAAAATATTAATTTTCTCAAATGTTATTCCAAGATTATTAATCTTATTAGCTATTAATACATTATCTACTTCTTGCTCTCCTTCTATGACGGTACTTCTAATAACGGAAAAAATAGTTTGATGCTCTCTAATAAAAAAATCTTTATCAGCAAGCCATGTGTCTACCTCTATAACTAAATCAGGATAATTTAAAAAACCAGCTAAAACGTGTTTTTCTATCCTTTGAGCATGAATTGCCATGCCTGAATGTAGCAACATTAAACGAAGAAAGCAATGGCTTATTTTTTTTGACCCGTTTTCCGACTAATTTTTCCGATCTCCTCCGCGGTTTTCGGAGGCAAGGTCGTAATTCCGGAATGAGAAGCGTCCGTGGGGACAGCAATCCTTTGAGGATCTCCTATATATGTAGTCATCGCTCCGTTGCCCCTGAACTGATATTCCACCCAATCTTCGCTTCTGTTATTGGGAAAACCATAAATTGTCTCGATCTTTTTATCATTATCTTGGATCCTCCAATTTGCGGGCGTCGTCCTTCTTATTTTTTCTCCTGAATAAAATATATTATGAAAATGAAGGTCGTTGCCGTATTTGCTTTTATACGTAGCAAAGCCACTGCTGGTAAACACACTGCCCGGATTACGTGGATGAAAAACGTTATATCTATCCCTTCCAAAAGGCCTTTGAAAACAACTAGACAAAGCGCCGCCAAGTGGGTCGGTGGAGCCATCATGAAAAGATCTTGTCATAGCGTTAATAAGTCCAACTTCGATAGGGTGCTGATGTTCCTCTGGCTTAACATTAACTGTAGAATTTGGATTATTTGCATTGTAGCCTGCATAAATAGACTCATCAGCATTTACTTGCATTCTAAATAGAGCATAACTAGCCGAACACCAGTTATATATGTGATCTTCAATTCTGTTCGCCCTTCTGCCTTCCTTGATGAATTGCTCAACATTCCCAACCCCAAACAATAACGCTAAAACATTATTCCTATGCATATATATTAAATCGTCCTCTATGACTACTCGCCCTTCTTGCCTAGCAAAGTTCTCTTTTCGTAAGCCCTGATTTTTCCACCTATTGCCAGACCACCGAGATCCTTGGAAATAACTCCACGAAATCCCTTGACGAGGGCAATGAGTATCATGAGCACTTGTACGATACCCGCCCTTTACGACATTTGGTATTTCTGAAAGAAAGAAACGAAGACCCAGATACTTACTGCCTAGGAAAGCTGTTTCCTGTGCTTTAGGTATAAATATGGGAGAAGTTTTGTTCATGGTATATATCAACGGGAAAAGTCTCTTATTAAGGTGCCAAACCAAATCTGTTTCGTGTATTTTGCCTTGCCAATAACTTATTAAAACATCTAAAGCCATGTTCCTCCAAGGAGTCATCTTTATGCGGAATAAGAGCGCTGACGCGTCTATATCGTTTCTAACGTAATTATAAAACCAAGCCTTATTCTGCTTTTCTTGTTTAGTTAAATTATCTAGGTTATCTTTATCAAAGAGCCAGCTTACGTGTCCGTAAAGAGGAATAAATTTCTCAAAAAGACTAAGGCTACTGGTCATGTATTCTGCAGTAAAGTCTGGGAAACAATAATACGGTGCGCCCATAAATCTTAGCGCTTCGTCCATTGGGTAATTCAGCACGGCGGTTTGCCCGATCTGTTGTTGTACTGCTACAAAATTAGACCAATCGTTTTCGGTAGGCTGTCTTACTATCTTTGATCCGGCCGACAAGCCGTCTCCGTGTCCATTCGGATCTAAGTATCCCAGTCCTAAGGCACCCTCGTCATGCATTAAGCCACCCGCAGTTTCAATAAAGTCTGTCGCAATAGGCTTGGTTAAGGCTACCAAATCGTTAACGTCTTTAGCTATAGCAGAAGTGGTGCAATACCTTCCTCCTGTATTGTTATTAACTACGTTACTGGAACCTTTTCCTACACAGCCTTGACCCGCTACGGAGCCGATCGAAGAACTATCAGGAGCTATACGATAATCAGTAAATTTATGTTTGTATGTTGCTCCTCTTTGCTCTACGTATTTAGGATCAGAAGCAATAAGCTCAAAATCAAATTGGATAGATTTCAAGTTGGGATTATATTCTGATAACTTTGTTGATGAATAGTCTGTCAGAATACCTACTAAAGAGGCTTGTTCGCCAATGCTAGAAATAGATTCACCCTTCTCATAAACGAACTTTACTCTATTCTCAGCCGTATAATTTGGATACCAAAACTCTTTCTTCTCTGGGAAAGGCATAGTTACAGACGAATCTCCAAAAACTTTTGCTGAAGAATCAGAGAAGGCATTTAAATAATTCAGCCTTTTCATGATGAAATCATATTTGTCTCTTAGAGAATCGAAAGTTTTTGTTTGTCGCTCCTCTAGCTTCTGCTCTTCCGTGGATGATTCCTCAAAGACGAATGTCGAGGTTTCGCTAAACTGAAGATTTTGCCAAGCTGGCCAAGTTCTTTTTGCTATGTATCCTAAACTCTTATCTAAGGTTACTGTTAAATCCGTGCTTGGGTTATCATGAGGACCAAGCATCGATCTTAATCCTACCGCTTCTGGCCAAGGCACTGAGGCTCCGTCCACGGGTGCTCTGGTCGTACACGTGTCACACTTTTTACATCCAATTAAAATGATGCTGTTAGGGAAGTAACCGAATATCTTAATTGAGTTTTCTTTCGTAATACAAAATCTATTAATATCTTCCGACGTTACCATCCCAAGTATCTCTGGGAAAAAGTATTGCAACGCGTCTCTCTGCACGTACTCCATAAACTCATAAAAATCTAAATAACTAGAAGCCGGGTTTCCTTTCCACGGGCATTCTTGATAACTTATGCGGTCTGAATCTCGATAAAGACCGTGCTGAACACCCTCTAGCATCATGGTTTGTGGCGACGGAAGCTCTGATTCGTCCTCTTCCGCCCCTTTGGGGAAATACCTGAACTTGCCTCTGTTTAAATTGAGGGGGATGATCCGCGGGACCTCTCCCTCGTTTATATTGGCTACGTAATTCTTGTTATCCAAGTATACCCAAGGCAAATTACGATAAAATTGTTGACTACTACCTACAAAAAGATTCTTAATAAAATTCCAAATTCCTCCAAACCATCCCACCACTCTTCTCCAGCCCGCCCTGTCGTTTTTATGGAAGCCGCAAACGTCAGTAACGGCATGATTTCTACCGCTTGACGCAAGCTTTATTACGGCGTCAAACACCTTCCCAAGTTTCCCCACCTTGCCTATTTTATGCGTATGCTTATATGCTTGTACACAGGGGACGACCCATTCAATCTCGCCAACGGTTCCGTCTGGATTACGCCTTCTATATACCCACCCTGCTCGATAATCTTTATATACTTCTACAGATAAATTACCGAACTTATCTCTTATTGTGGGCCACTGCCCGGGATCTGCAAAGAGAGGTTTCCCATCCGGCCCATTGGGAATGTTATCATTGTTGTAGAGAATATAATCACCATCATCTTGCTGCTCAAACGCTTCCAATCCCGACGACAGGCTTGCGTTTCTCGCTCTTATCTCTTTTCTTTTTGCGATCGCCTCCGGAGTGTTCGGATTGTAAGGTAAAAGGAAGAGAGGGTCCTCTTCTACCTTGTATTTTTTGCTTCCGGCTTCAGGGTGGCCTTCTGGGTATACACCATCTTCCACTACTTTTGTTCTTTCGGCAGGCCCCAGCGGAGCCATGTAGGTAAAGTAACATTTAACCAGTCCCCAAACCGGATCTGTATGCAAATTGATCAGCGCACTTTCTTCGCTGTTTTCTTCTTCGTCTTCCCTCGTAGGGTTTTTGCGCTGCTTGATTGCCATTTCTACCGCGTGCGCAGAAAGCATTTTCATTCTTCTAGTACTTCCATCAAAATTTGTAACTTCATGAATTGAATCCAACCAAGGCTCGCCATTCGGCCCCTTTGGCATCCAACCTACCATTTTAACCTTTCCGGTCTCTCTATCAATGGTTTCCTGATATAAAGAGTTTCTAGGGTAGTGATCATCTCCGCCCTCTAAGTATTTCATCGTGTCAAACGTGAAACCTCTGACGTTTGCAGCACCCTTACCCCGAACATCGTCGTTTTTAAATAATTTTGTAGAGAATGCCTCAAAGAGAGTATTAGAAATGCTCCTCTCTTTAGTTAATCCATCTAGCTCGTCTGCTAAAAGCTCCTTTTTCTGAATTAATGACCCTTGGATTCCCAACTTAATAGCATTAGTTTGCCCTGTACGTATTTCATTAAGCTTCCATTTCTCTATTAAACTTTCACAAGGTTCGCAGTCACTAGTGTTCTTTTTATCGCAATAGCCTAAGGGAGCTCTAAACTCTATAATCTCTCTCATCATATACATAAACGCAAAGCATGCGCTGTTGAGGAAGCCGGTGTTTCCTCCTGCGTAAGAAGAACCCCACATAGAACCGTCTGCTGGCATGTTGGGAAATCCGTCCAAAGGATTCTGGCACTTGGTTTCTCCAGCTATAATGGGACAGCCCCAAAAAGAGTTGAACCCACGAACTTGACGAACTAACTTCCCACTCAGAATAACTCCATTTTGATTTATCCAATCTCCCGTCTTAGCTGAAAGCGGAATCTTTACCTCGGGCCTTCTTTCGCCCGTATCTACAAGACCGGGCCTCGTATCAAAATAAGCCTTGCCTCCTATGGCGCCCGAAAGGATATCGATTTTCGTCCAATGATACCATCTATCACTAGGTTCCCCTGCCGCAGCACCCGTGGAGTTCGGACCCATGAGGACGCTCTGCTTGTATGAGCCGGGCTCTAAACCATAGCGCTGTAATTGGTAATGACTACCCCCGTTGTAGAATGCATCTGCTACTTCGCCCAAGCAAGGATAACACGCTCCGTATTGTTCCTGATAAAAATCTTGGAAACTTTTACCTACTCCCGGAGTACTCTTTAATATTTCGCAACCACTTAAATCTACTCTCTGCTTAAGGGTCTTAACGTCGTCTTGTAACTGTTTGTCATAATCTTCCCTTTGCCAATTTATCACGTTGTAAACCAAGCAAGGCCATGCTCTCGCTATGTAATCTTCATCCGTTTCTTCGTCTGTAACCCACCCAAAAAAATCAAAAACTTCGAGAAGTCCTGCTCCGAAAAATTGAAGTTTCCCGTATCTTTTTCTTTCTATTATATCTTCAATAACGTCTTTCCTTGAGTGCTCAACAATGCTTATCCCAAACAATCCTGTACCTATGGTCATTTTATACCCGCTATACTTGGTGCCCCAATATGAGCTTTCCACATCTTGCATCGTAAAGCCTATAGTCCCTCCTATATGTGGGTGAACGTTCGCTGGCAGACCTAAAAGGGTGGAGCAAATATTATTCTGGTAAGTGAGTTTCCACTGAATAACGCTTGTTAAAGAAATACCTCGAACTACTCCAGAAGCTTGAGTTAAGCTTGTCGCAGCACTAACATCAAAAACTATACGTCCTAAATTATTGGCGACTCTAAATAAATTAACATTGAAGTCTAAATTTAGGTTAGCATCGTAGTAACCCGTATCGTATACGTTTTCCCCACCGAGGTTGTCACCCCCATCTGTCTCCTTCTCTTTCGCCCCTTTATTAAACAGATCAAAGGACTTACCAAACCCACCGGTAAACCCAATATCTAACTGGCCGTACCGACCGTATTTATACTTTTTGTCAAAGTCAGCGGTAATATTTGCGTCAGTTAGTGATATAGAGGCGTTTATTCCTTCAGCTAGCTTCTTCGACATCCCAGCAGTGAACTCTACTTCTCCAGTGTCTGCGTCAAAACATATGCCGCTTTTAACCACCGCCTTGTCTAGAATACTAATAATATTTTGAAGACCTTTTTGATTATAGGTTTCTGGGTTCGTAGCATCTATCCTCCAACTCATATCTAGACCATATTTATTTCCGCCAGCGGTCTTAGAAATAGTAAGCTCTTTACCGTCTTCTATATCCCACACACCTTTTAAACCAACATCCTCCCAGCTCTTAACGTCTTTATCTACATCTAATGTAAATTTCCAGTTATTCCACCATGTAAAATCATAAGAAAATGATATATCATCGATATCATATGCGCCATCCTTAACGGTCGGTAGATTTATCTGGAGCTTATCTTTGAAGGCGCTTTTACTCATAACGCGACCCCGCTTTTCTTTCCCTGTTTCGGGGTCGATTATCGGTTTCCCTGTTTCAGGGTCGAGTAGCACCTTGTCTTCTCCATCGTCAGATTTTATGAAGCTCATTAAGTCTTCGATAGTAATGGATGAAGTAGCAGTCCAAGTGAAAGGCTCACCAGACTCCGTGTTACCTTCTGCATCCTCGGTAAGCTCTCTTGCTACAATATCTGATTGGAATTTAACTTTGTTGGTGCCGAATTTTATACCTGCGTTACCTATAAAGGTAGAAAAAGAGTTAAATAAAAACCCTTTCATATCTAATTTAGTCCCCTGTAAAAAGGCGTCATGCTCCTGCCCTCCATTATCGTAAATTTTATCCTTTATAATTTTAGCATTAATATGGTCTTTCTCTTCACGAGGATCATTTAAGGTTAGCTGCGCGGTTTGATGCCACACTTCAGCCATTTGATAAGTTGTTTCCCTAATAAGGTTCGCGTAAATTTCTGCAGTAAATTTATACTCCTCCTCCGCAAAGTCTTTATTTAATCTCTCTAAATCTTTAACGGTCGTGGCAAACGCCAAGTTCTTAACTGTGTCGTAAGAATACGCCCCCGTTTTTGGGTCTTTCTTAAGAGACTTCGGCACAATTGGGAGCAGGCGAATTTTGCCACCGGGAGCATCTCCTCCAATCTCCCATATCTTTACAGACTCTGAAGCTATAGTAGAGATCTTTGCATACTCTCCGGTTATCTCGTAACCGAAAAACTCATATTGGTAATTGTTGCCTCCGGCATTAGTATTTCTCACAACGCTGCACGGCTTAAAAGAACCCGGAAGTATCGTAGTAAACCCTGAGGCAGTCATGTGCTCTACAAGCTTATCGTAAATGGGCTGCTTGTATTTCGCTGAAATTACACACTTGCTTGTCTCTGCTTTATCCTCCTTGGTGGGGCATTTAAGGTCTGCGCCGCCAATCTGACCAACATTAGTCCCTTCGACCAACTGTTTGAATTCGCTTGGGTCCTCGTCATCTCCTATATCAGCCGCGTCCTTCAGCACTGCACAAAATTCCGAAATCATCGCTTTACAAAAACCAACCGCCTTGGGTTTCAAAGTTCCCGAGCCGTCATCTTCAGTATGCGTATACATGAATACGTCAGTCCCAATCTTCTTTTCAAGGGCCGTGGTTAATTTAAAATAATCGTCCGATATATATACCCCATCACTTCCAGTGAATCCCATCTTCTTTAGGCCCGCATCTGAACTTTTACATTTCCAAAAGTCCATGCAAATTTGAACTTTTGCTTTTCTCGAATACGATTTAACAGAATAAGTGCCGAAACCGGTAGCAGGAGAAGTCATACTTTTGTGGTTCTTGCCATTCTTAATGTTTCCATTCGCTCCTAGCTGGGGAGAATAAGAACATACCTCTAAACCTATATAAAATTTTACATCTCCATCACTCACGCCTGTCGTTTTGAAAACCGTCTTTTGCCCGCCTTGGTCTTGAGTGATCTCTATGTCCTTTTTGTGATCATTAACCAACCATTCTCCTAATTGATCTAATTTACTTTTATTACCTATTACTAATTTAGTAGTATTGTCTGTCCTCTCTGTTGGTGCCATGTGTACATTTTTACCTTCATATTCTGCACCGCTTAATTTAATATCTAAAGACTTATAAAACTTTGTAAAACTGGAGGTTATTATTTTATCTTTTGGATATTTTTGGTTGTAATTGTCAAGGGCGGTCGTGTTGCCACCTAATTTTGGGGTTTTTGATTCCTTATATGCATAACCTCCCGCTACAGCTATAATAAAACGAAGAGCTACCGCTGCTCCCACCTTTTCTACTGTAGTTCCTGAAAATTGTACTGACATTTTTTAATCCTATATTATCCGTTGGGATCCTCAAACTGCACCGCGCTATTTGGTACATGCATATATGCTGTAAACTGAGTATTTCCAGTGTCTCCCTCTACGCCCGCATATGTTATTACACGCTTATGAAGGCCTTCTCTTAGGTCTTGTCCAGCTGCTGACCCGTCTGGGTTTATAGTTAAAGAACTATCCACTTGTGTGCAGAAAGTTAAGTCCGCTGCGGGTGGTACAGGAGTTAGAGCCGTCGTCCACGCAGTAGGCACTGCTCCATCGTAATTGCACTGATTTTCATTGTCTCCTACTGGTGTGCAAGTAGCCAAAGTTTCCCAAGTAAACGAAAGACCCGGATCTCCTTCTCCTCCAACATTTATCAGCTCTGTAACTTTAGTATGTTGCCCCCAGTCTCCGCACGAGGCGGTGGTGTTGCCACCAGCCCCTCCCGGATCATAATCAGTACTTTTGGTACAGATTGTTCTATCTTCAGTTGCGATCCAAGTTCCAAACGCTTCCAAAGGATTGGATGCGTTCTGGCCGCCCTTTATAGCTATAAACACGCTAGGTACAGGCCATGTTAAGGCTAATTCCGGCCCTTCGTTTGTTATAGTCGGCGTTTCAGAAGAGCCGTTATCTTCTATTGTTTGCGTAAATGTTTCCGTAGAGTTTATGGGGTGTGGCCTCGAGGTCATATCTTTCATATGAGTTAGCAACCCTCTCCAGTCATTCAGCTTTAACTCCATCTCAAACGTAGTGATGCCGTTTGAGTAGGTTCTCACAATATCAATTTGGCTTTGGCCGTCTACTGCTTGCCACTCGTTGTTCACGTAATGAAGTTTAATTTCTGGTTCCGTGGCAATGTGCTGAAGAGCGTCTCCTCCTGACTGCATCCAATAAGTCATGCCGTTGTCTTCGTTCTCTATCATTTGGGTATTCACATTGTCATTTGAGAACTCTGTTTTGATCTTAAGGTTAAGCGACGTGCCTTCTTCAAGGCCGTTGTTGTCTGAGTCTTTTATTTCTATTCGAGATTTTATTGAAATAGAGTTTGCGGACGCGGCCATCACGGCTTCAGAAACTTTATTGGTTGTGTCTTCACAATTAAAGTTCCAAGCTTGTAGATTATCTTGATGGCTAGTAAATTTTATGACCGGGTTAGGGCAATTAGCGGGTTCGTTCTTGGCGATTTCACAAGCACTATCATTCTCTGCTCCGAAGCAGGCGTCGTCATCCCAAGAGCCTTGTTTTTTCATGTGGTAAGCCGTGTGCACACCAGATAAAGTTACGTATGTGTCATCCTGATCCGGCTGATTCACAACTCGTAATCTGCTCGTTGGACTTAAGTACCCGTTTCCGTTTGTTGTACTAGAGCTTCCCCTTGCTAGTCTATAAACATCGGTACCAATTTTGATGTATAGGAAGCACCCATTGGTTGGCTCAAGCCGGCCACTTGATTTCTTATTGCACCAATCTTGACAATTTTCAATAGGATCTCCAGTATCATTTTTGGCCTTTATACTCAACAAAGCCTGCCTACCTGATAGACTCGCTGGTACCGAACAATACACCACCGGGCCCGCAGTATTTCCCGTGCATTTTTTAAATCTCCAGAAAACCATTGGAACGCTGGTTGAGGGCGTAACAGTAACTGTCGGGGTAGGTGTCTGTGATATGTTCGAGGCACAACAAGATGAACCCGCAGTTTCGCAGCCTGTATACCAATCCGCGCCTACTCGACCGTAGAGTTGATTGGGATTTGTGGTTGGATCCTTCACGAGCTTCGCGCATAAGGTATCTGCCGATGGATTACCGTTTTGTAAAACTTTAATAATGCGATTATTAGGAACACTATCAAGTCCGGCCGCAGGAATAACCCCAAGCATACTCGGATGGGTATCGTTAGTTTCGTCACACTTGCATTGGTACAGTTTATAGTATAATACAGTGCTAGCCGAGGGAGTAGCCGTAGGCGTGCCACTCGCAGTAGGCGTAGGCGTATCTGTCTCATCGCTACTCGAAGGCGTAGGCGTTACAGTCTTCGTTGGCGTAGGCGTATTTGTGTCATCGCTACTCGAAGGCGTAGGCGTTACACTCTTCGTGGGCGTAGGCGTATTTGTGTCATCGCTACT